TGGGGACTTACTGAGAATGATCTTTCCGGTATGTGGGATTTTTCAGCACTCAAAGAAGAAATCAAGCAATTTGGTTTGAGAAATTCACTGCTCGTTGCTCCAATGCCTACTGCTTCAACTGCACAAATTCTTGGAAATAACGAGTGTTTTGAGCCTTTCACTACCAATCTCTATAAGCGTAATACTTTGAGTGGTGAATATGCTGTTATTAACAAGCACTTAGTAGAAGATCTAGTGAACCTTGGTATTTGGAGTGACAATGTTAGGTTGAAATTGTTCAATGAGAATGGTTCAGTTCAAAACATTCCTGAAATTCCAACTGATATCAAAGAAGTTTACAAGACAGTTTGGGAAATGAAGGGTAAGACTATTCTAGAAATGGCTCGTGATCGTTCATACTTTATTGATCAATCACAATCATTGAATATGTTTATGGCTGAACCTACTGCAAGCAAATTATCTTCTGCTCATATGTATGGTTGGAAATTGGGTTTGAAGACAGGTATGTATTACTTGCGTGTCAAACCAAAAGCACAAGCATTAAAGGGACTTGGAATTGATCTTTCAAGTGCATCTATTCAAGAGGTAGAAAAACCTAAAGAAGTGGAGCAAATGAAACCTTTAGAATTTGCTGATGATGTTCCACAATGCAGACTTGATGATCCGGACTGCCTTGTTTGTGGCAGTTGAATAAAAAAGAGGGGAGAAATCCCCTCTTTTTTATTTCGGTTTGTAGTACATAGTTCTGGAAAATGTATCTGTCAAATCGTAATCTTTTCTTCTTCCAGCATTATCTACAAATTCATTTCGCTCATAGAATCTTTGAAGCGCTCCCTTTTTGCCTTTTTCAGGTTCAGGATTAAGAACAATTGGTTTGCCCACTCTTTGACTATATTCCTTGAGAGCAGAGATGATTTCTGTTCCTATACCCATACCTCTCATCTCTTTTGGAATAAATATTTTATCTAATTTGATTTTGTTTTCAAATTCATTGATTCTTAAAACAATTTCTGGATATTTATTCAAAAAGAAATTGATTAATTCTTGAATATCATTTTGTTCTTGGGCAAATTTGTACCACATTTTAATTCGACCCAAATAGTTTTTGAATTTCTTTTAACTTATTGAAAACAGCTGATTTAGATGCATTTTCAATAACACCATAATCATCTAAAGGATCACATTCATAAACAAAATCTCTGCCATTCCTGTGATGTTTTGCAATAGCTGTTATTTGTTCATTTGTAGGTCTGGCATAAATATCAACATTCCAGACTCCATCAAAATGCATTCTTATTGCTCCAGTTAAATTCATAAAAGGCACAACATAATCTCTATATCTATCACCATATGAATTTTCAGGCGCTCCGATAACATTTTCTATATTTCTATGATCTAAAGATCTTTCATCGCCACCTTCTGAAAAATCTAAAAGTTTTCCACTGCTTAAAATATAACCAGCTTTTGATGGATTTTTAGTTTCACCATAAAAACTTAAAGCTTCTTGTTCTTTTGGATGAATATCAAGATTTTCTTGGGCCAATCTATACCACATCGTCGAAAAGTCCTCCAGATTGATCTTGTTTATCCTTTTTGGCTGGTAATCTGTCTAATTTATGCTTGACGCTGAACATACTTGGTGGAATTTCAGATTCTCCAGAGTTTTGAAATCTAGAAGGAAATAATTCATATGAGATTTTTTTGGATAAATCTTCTCTTTCTTCCGGAGAATGATCTTGATGAATTCTATACCAAGTGCTCCCATCTGGATCATAAGCAGAGTTGGGTAATCCAAATACTGAATTTCTGCTATTGTATGCATCTCTGCTATGAACAGTTCCTTCGACAAATTCAACATCTGGTTTATTCTTTTGTAGGAATTTTTTAGCTTCTTCATACAGTTTTCTTCCTATACCCCATTTCAATCTAGTGTAAGAAGATTCATCTACATCATATCCAGCTTGTTTCAATTCATTCATTACGTCCGGTCTTAATTTGTCTTCAAGATTTCTAGGTTTTTCCCATTCCTCTGTCCCCTTACTAATTGGATATTCGTTTAGGGTGACAAACTCAATCTTAGCTGTATTCATACCTTCGGGAGCTTCAATCGTAATATGTCCCAAATCTCTTCCATCTTTTAAGTAGGCAGTAATGGTATATGATTGCCAATATTCATCGTATTTAATTTTAAAATCAACATCTTTGTTTATATTGAATGGCTTAGGTCTAATACCTGGAAAATCCATATTAATTTGCCCAGAAGGATCAACTTTAGTTACAGCAATCTTATAATTTTTTTTATTAGCAACAACATCTAAACTTAATTGTCTTGGGTCTTGATATAGTTTTCTTTTTGGTTGTTCTTCACTTTTAGGAGGAATTCTATGTTTTGTTTCAACACTTGGGAAATCAAAAAGACGATCTGAATATGCTCCATCTCTAGACCAGCTTGCGGGTACTAATATACCCATAGACTCTTCGTGAGAAACAGGTTTAGATTTTTCCATTTCATATGTAAGTGCGTTTATAAATTGTAAAATTTGTCTTTTTCTTTCAAAAGTTATATAAGGTTCGTTTAATTCATCGTTTAGATCAAAAATTTTATCTTGTATTTCTTGTCTTTCTTCAGGAATACCAAATTTACTAGTTGCCTCAAAAGGTCTACCAAATGCATTGTTTTTCGCTCTATATGCTTGTTGTGAATGAACTAAACCTCTTATATAATCTGCTTTAGAAAATTCTTCATCATTCTGAACAACTTCTAAAAATTTTTCATAAAGTTTTTTTCCAATTCCAATACCAGTTGTTTTTAATTGCACTTGATCATTGTGTTGTTGTTGTAGTTTTTCTAAGGGTATTTTTCCTATTTTTTGAACAAGAACTCCCTCAATATCAATAGCATTTGTATTTCTATCAAATGTAAATGTAAGTTCTCCAATTGGGTTTTTTCTAGCTGGAATATAAGCAAAGATTGTGACACCTCTTGTGCTTGCATAATTCTTGTCCTTAACATTAAATTTTAAATCATCTAAGTTAAATTTATGTCCGCCCATATCAGGAAAATTAATTTGACCTGTTGGATCTATTGTAGTTAGAGCAGTTCGATACCACATAAAATAATTTTTACATTTAAAAAAGGTGAAAACCTTTTGTAAGCAGAATAATAAAATATGCTTACAACAAGGTCTATAAAATATAGAATTTATCCTTCTAAAAGTCAAATTCATTTATTAAATAATACTTTAGAGGGCTGTAGGCTTTATTATAATCATCTTTTATCTCAAAGAAAAGATAGTTGGGAAAATTACAAAAAACATCACACTTGCTTTGAACAACAAAAAATAAATAAAGATTTTCTTGATAAAACAGAATATGACATTTATGCCCAGGTAATTCAAAATGTTGCAGTAAGAATTGATCTAGCCTATAAAGCTTTTTTCAGAAGATTGAAAAATGGAGAAAAACCTGGGTATCCTAGATTTAAAAGCAAAGATAGATACGATTCTTTCACTTATCCACAAAGAGGATGGAAAATTGAAGAAAAGAATATACTGCTCTCAAAATTTGGAAAAATCAAATCAGTTATTCATAAACACATAGAAGGCAACATCAAGACCTGCACAGTCAAAAAAGAAGCCGATAAATGGTATGTAATTTTTGTTTATGAAACTGAGTATAACGAAACAGTTCCAGAAACAGATGAAGCAATAGGAATAGATGTAGGATTATCAAATTTTGCCATTTTTTCTGATGAAACAATTATTCATAATCCAAAATTTTTCAAGGAAGAAGAAAAGAAAATTGCAAAACTTCAATCAAGAAGAGATAAAACTAAAAACAAAAAATTAAACAAAGTTATACGTAAACGACACAATAAAATTAAAAACAAAAGAAAAGATTTTTGTCATAAACTTTCAAGAAAAATTGTAAACAAATATTCAAAAATATTTGTTGAAGATTTGAATATCAATGCAATGAAAGAAGATATGAAGTATTTATCCAAAAGTATAAATGACGCTTCTTGGAATCTTTTTATAAATAATTTAATCTACAAAGCGGAAGATGCTGGTAGGGTAATTAAATTAATAAATCCTGCATATACAAGTCAAGATTGCTCTAATTGTTCATATAGAGTTAAGAAAAAACTATCAGACAGAATCCACAATTGTCCCAATTGTGGATTGATAATAGATAGAGATTTAAATGCAGCTAAAAACATATTGAGAATAGGGTTATATTCTCTAGGTGAAAATCCTTAGAAGGCTTATTTTACATAAGCAGCAATCACCACATATCTTTACTTTTACTCTAAAATCGGGTAAAATCCTTGTATGGCAAAATCAGTAGTTAGAGAAGTAAAAATTTTAGATGCAGTACTTAAGGAAGATGAAGGCACTGAAGATGAGCCTACAATTGTTCAATTTATTTGGCTTCAACTTCAAGATGTAAAATCTGAAAGAGTGTATACTGCTGTATTATCACTGGAAGATATCAAAGAATTAACAAAGATGGACCGTTACCTAGAAGGTCGTGAACTAATTAATTTTAGCATTGCCCTTAAGAATCGTGAACATCCTTTGTCTCTAATATTTAACCCAGAAGCCGAAGAAATTACTGCAGATATGATTAAGAATGAGGAAGGTATTTAGTTATGGATATCGTTGCAAAGGTTGAAGTTAAAGCTTTTCGTGAGGGTGCAATTGTTCCCAAGAAGGCTACAGAAAGTGCTGCAGGATATGATCTGTGCGCTTGGTTGAAAGATTCTTATGATGAGCAAACTTTGATTGCACCTCATTCAACTTTAATCGTCCCAACTGGTCTTAATGTAAATATTCCAAATGGATACGAAATTCAATGTAGGATTGATTCTGAAATTGTAAATAAATATGCTGTTTGTTGTATGAATATTTCCGTTAATGAAGAAGGAGAATTGTATGTTAATTTAATTAATCATAACAAAATTCCATTTTCTCTAAAACATAATCAAAAAATAGGATCATTTTATTTTGTAAAAATTTACTAAATAACAATGGAACTATCGATAAAAATAAATGAAGCAGGAACTATTGTAAATTTAATTGAATTAAGTTTTTATGGAAAATAAAATGTGCCCTGGTTGTAAAATTCTTTTTACACCAAAGTCAAAAATTCAAATTTGTTGCTCTAGAGACTGTTCTGTTTCAATTAGACCTCATAAATCTATCAGAGAAGAAAGAGTTGAAGTAAGTTGTGATTTTATAATTTCTGAGAAATGTAAAAAAAATTGGACTGTATCAAGAAGATTTTTAGAACGAACACTTTTAAGAAATAATAATAAGATAATTTGTCTTTATTGCTCAAGAAAACTCAAATTTACAGGTCGATCAAATCCAAATACTAGGTATATGAACTTGGACGATAATTTTTTTAAACATATTGACTCTGAAGCAAAAGCGTATTTACTTGGCTGGATTGCAAGCGATGGAACGATAAACAAGTCAGGCTTTACGATTGCAATACACGAAAAAGATTTGTCAACACTTGAATCTTTAAGAAATATTATAGATAAAGATTTGAAGATAACCAACAAAGATGAAAACTTAAAAAGTTTGTCAATTAATTCTAAAACTATTACCAATGATTTGTGTAATTTATTAGGAATAAACCCAGGGAAGAAAAGTCATACAATATCTTGGCCTGTTTTAGAAAATGAAAAATTACAATGGGCATTTTTACGAGGATATTTTGACGGAGATGGATACGTGTCTTATGTTGATTCTTCACACTCTCCTAGTTGTGGTGTTTCTAGTTCTTCTGATTCTTTTCGCCAAAGTATAATAGATTTTTGTAAGATTCCTTGCTCAAATTCTGTCATAAGCTTGAAATGGACAGGAAATAATGCTTTAGATTTTTTAGGTAAGATTTATGAAGATGCAAATTATTATCTTCCAAGAAAAAGAAATAACTATGTGGATTGGTCTACTTGGATGCCTTGTATCTCTTTGAAACATAGAGAAAGATCTGGTAAATCTATTGAATTCAGATGGATGAAGACTCGTCCAGATGCAATTAAGCCTTCAAAAGAAAGAGCTTCGGACAGCGGATACGATTTAACAATTTTAGAGCCAGTAAAATCTTTTGGAAAAACGACTTTGTATTCTACTGGTATTAAAGTAGTACCTGAGTTTGGCTGGTATTTAGATGTAGTGCCCAGAAGTTCAATTTCTAAAACTGGTTATATGTTAGCAAATAATGTTGGTATTATCGATAGGACATACACGGGAGAAATTCTTGTAGCTTTAATAAAAGTAGATGATGATGCTAAAGATTTAGAATTACCTTGTAGAATTGCTCAAATGATTCCTAGACAAATTGTTAATGTAGATTTGGTAGAAGTAGATAGTTTTGAAGAAACATCTAGAAATGATGGTGGATTTGGGAGCAGTAATAAGTAATGGAACATAATATTGATCAAGCCACAAAAAATTACACTATTTTTTGTGATTTAGATGGAACACTTTGGGAGCAAGGTGATCCTACTGAAATTGCTAAGCCTGGATATCAACCTAAAATTATTCACGGAACTGTAGACAAGATTCGTGAGTGGGATAGCAAGGGCTTTAAGATCATTCTCACTACTGGGCGAAAAGAAAGCTTGCGTGATGTAACAGTTAAACAACTTTCTTATGCTGGAATTGTTTATGATCAATTGGTTATGGGCATTGGTGGTGGATCAAGAGTTCTTATTAATGATTTAAGAGACAATGGTGATCAATCAGCTTTTGTTTACCAGCCAGCCCGTAATGAGGGAATTTCAGGTATTGAATTATGATGTATTCAGAGTTTAAGAAATTTGTTAACCTCATTGGACACGATATCACTGTTTCAGGATATGGAACTTTATCAAAGGCAGATAAACCTTGCTTTGTTGAAACTAAGCAAAGAATTATTGGAAAAGTTGCTAATATTCCTATTGCTGAAACGCATTTTGAAAAGATTGTAAACTTGCCTGATCCTGAAGAGGGTGTGTATTACATTGTTAGTAGAGTGACAATGGAGTTTATACCATTTGATCGTGAGGATGTTTTTTGCGTTGATACAGGCCCAACAGCAGTTCGTGACGAGAATGGCCAAGTTGTAGCAGTGACACAATTATCATTATGAGTGATCCAGAATTTATAGAATCCATTGAGTGCCAAGAAATTGCAGAAAAGCTAGTTTCTAAATATTATCCATTTTTAGGATATGTAAATTTAGATCTAGTTCATTTTGTAGAGATGGATGGATATAAAGGAAAGAATGCCCCGCCATATATTATGTCGGGGTTAACTCAATCTTGGGCTAGGGGAATTTTGCAATCTCTTGGTAATGGAAAAGTTTACTGCCTTGGTGTGTGGTCTGACTTGTGGGAAGAATTAGAACAATCTAAAAAGGAATGGATTATTTTCCGTTGCTTGTATTCGATAAGTCCCTCACTAGATGGTAAAATTCGTACATTCGATGTTCAAGATTATGGCTTTATTACAGAATATTTTGTTAGAACTGGATTTGGTCCTTATTGGATGTCGAAGGAAGGTTTACCCTCTCTTTTAGAAGGTACTCACGCCTTACCTCTTATATTACCGATGGAAGATGATGATTAGTCAAAGCTATTACAATAAATATCGCCCTAAAACATTTAAAGATATAAAGGGTAGTAAATCAGCAGAAATTCTTGAAATTCAGATTAAGAATAACAGAACTACTCACGCATATATTTTTGCTGGCCCTCCTGGTACTGGTAAGACAACTCTTGCTCGTGTTGCTTCAGCTCATCTTCTTTGCAATGATGGCCAAGATGACTTAAAAGATATGGTCTTAAATGATGAGCATCCTGATGTTTATGAAATCAATTGTGCTGTAAATAATGGCGTTGATCATATTCGAGAAAATGTAGTTCAATTATCTCGTCTTGCTCCAACATTAGGAAAATACAAGATTTTTATTCTTGATGAGGCTCAAATGCTTACCACTCAAGCACAGACATCTCTTATTAAACTTACTGAAGAACCACCAGCATATGTAAAGTTTTTCTTTTGCACAACAGACCCACATAAAATTCTTCGTGCTATCCATACTCGTTGTCAAACATTTATGATGAAGAAATTGACTAAACAAAATTTAGTTGAACTGCTTTCAGATGTTTGCGAGAAAGAAAATCTTACATATGAAGAAGAAGCATTAAGTCTTATTTCTACTGATGCTGAAGGTAGTGCTAGAACTGCATTATCTATTCTTGAGCAAGCTTCTTACAAAGATATATCTGAAGAAAACATTAGAGAATTACTTGATAGATCACCAAAACAGCTTGCAATTGACCTTTCTTACACAATTATCAACGAAGATTTTGCTAATGCATTTAGATTAATTCAATCAGCCAACGCAGAGGGAAGAAATTTAGGTAATTTATTAGCAGAAACATCAAATATATTCATTACAGCCTTCAGATATGTTGTTATTAAAACAAAAAAGGTCGAAAGAGATGAAGATATAGAAAATATAGCCAAGTCTGTTGATACTTTGTTGCTTATAGATATCGCAGAACAATTGTATAACATTTCAAAAGACATAAGGCAAACTGTTTCCGAGGACATTGTTGCAACTACAGGTGTTCTCAAAATTATAGAAAAGTACGCAAATAGGGAAAAGGCGTAAAAAGAAGTTTTGTGATGAATTGTGCCTTCGGGAGTTTTGATGGCAACCGAAGATTTCAGAATAGTAAGAATAGTTAATAGAGCAAAAGCAGGTAATGAAGCAGCCTTTAAAAAGCTGCTTAAAATGGTAGAACCAGATCTCAAGAAGATTGCACCTCACTTTTTCATTGTCGGTGGAGACAGAGAAGATGTAATGCAAGAATTGAGATTGGGTGTATTTAAAGCAGTAAATTCCTACGATTGTACCAAAGACACAACATTTAAGAACTTTTGCGTAAATTTAGTTTGTAAAAGACATCTAGCCACAGCTATAGCATCTGCGAAAAGAATGAAGAATTCAGCGTTGAATGATTCTATTTCGTTAGATGCTCCTTTTATTTTAAATGATGATGGCAATTTTCATTCCTTGGGAGATTATATTCCTGATAAGAAAAATCCTTATGATGAATCTCCAGAAGTAAATTTAGTAGAAGATCTTATTGTCAGAGAAGAATTAGAATTAAACTCTGAAATGTTGATGGATAAACTCACGCCATTAGAAGCAGATATATTTGTAGAGTATGGTCATAATTCATCATATAAAGAAATTTCATATACTTTGAATGTTCCAGCTAAATGTGTTGATAATGCACTTACTCGTATCAGAAAAAAAGCATCCGAAGTTTATGTTCAATTCAAAGATGATGAGAAAAAGGATGCCTCTCACAAAATGCCAAAGAAGTAAGTATGTTTAACTTTCTTCGCACAGCATCTATTTTGGATAATTTAGGTTGTTTTAAACTAGCAGATAAATTCACCAAAGTGGCAATTGACGCTTCTGATTTAGATTTTGATCAAGTTTATAAAAACCCTGAAACATTTTCTGACTTTGCATTGACTAGAGCAAGAAAAGAAGGCAAAGATCCTATCGAAGTTTTAGGTGATGATAAATTTATTTTTGATCGTTCAAAAGATCCTGTCGAACAAATTGCTGACAAACATAAAGGCACAAGAAAACATTTTGAGCTTTACCCACAAATTTTATTATTTCCTGAAAGCGGTGTTTGGAAATTTTTCTTTATGGATCCTTTGTCACTCAAGGCATTATCAGCAGGATCTGATAAAGAAGGCAAATTAATTACAGATCAATTATCTATTCCTGGTTTAGAAGAATTATATAGTGATGAAGAAGATGCAGAAGAAATTCATCACGAGGTTGTTTTCACAACTAATTTACCTTTAGAAGATTACAGCAAAGACGAAGCAATAAGCAGAATAAGACAAAAATTCCCTGATGCCCACATTGACTATCAAATGAATGGTGTGGACGACAGGGAATTTTTTGATGAAGAAAAAGATATAGACTTAACCTAAACTTTTTCTAAAATTATAAACTTTAGCAGTTTTATCTTCATCTCTCTCAACTGTAAGATCAACTTGTTGGTCATCTTGTTCAGAATCATCAAATCCTGGAAAATTGCCTGATGGTCTTCCTGGTCCTTTAAATCTAGGAATAATAACATCAATTTTTCTACCACTTGGAATTGGTTCTGTTTGTTGAATTTGGAATCTAGAATGTTGTCTGATGTCTTGAGCTGTTGGAGGATCTTGCTTTTTGGCCTCTTCTTTTAATTGCTCATTTTCTAATCTTCTGTCTGCGCCTTCTGGATTTACAATATCAGTAGTAAGTAAACCATTAGCTACAGCCTCAGCAATTTTTGAATAATAATCAGACATATACCCTTCAACTACAGCTTCAGATACATCTTTTACATCAAAGATTAACATTTTTCCAGATTCTACTAATTGGGTTTCTACATCTTTTAGTTCTTCTTCAAGATGTGTTCTTTCTGAAGAATAAATAGGGGTAGATTGTATTTGTTGGGCTAATTGATTTTTCTTTGCAATCAAGCCTCTTCTAAAATCTTTTCTGCCTTGAATTTGAAATGTTTCGTGAAAAATCATCTCAAGTTTGTTTCTTTGACGCTGTAATTTTTTATTAATTGCTTCAAGTGGGTCTGATAATTTTATAGTTTGACCAGAATCAGTAGTGAAAGTTCCAAATCTTCCAGCTTCCATATCTGCAAGCAATCTTGTAGCATTAGTTCCACCTGACATTAAGTGAACCATTTCATCTTGAATATCTAAAATCCATTGTTCTTTTGCAGCTTCATAGATTTTTCTGTCAGACATTAAGTTGCCAATATGAGCATCAAATATTTTAGATAGATAAGGAATGTCTCCGTGAATTCTTGCATATAGCTCTGATGGGTTTGAAATATATGCTTCTTCTGGTGTCAATTCAGGATTTAGTGCAATTGAGTCTTGCATTGTCAAATCACCAGATTGCAAATATTGTAATGCGTGAGCAACTTCGTGTCTTCTAGTAGCTTCAACATAATGTTGATCACTCATACCAATATTTTGTGCTAATGCTTGATGATATGCAAGTTGATTCCAAATATCTGTTTTGATCAAGATAGCTGGTACAGGACCTCTATCTTTTGTTGGAAATCTAGGTACAAATAATCCGCCCCATTTTTCATCAAGCATATCTACAGGACCAATTTTCATTTTTGGTGCATTGTTTTCTTTTAAGAAACTTTGTAAGCTGTATGTACTAAACTCTATAATAACCATTGAATCAGCATATTTTTCGATATCTCCTTCACTGACACCAGAAAAAGGAGCCTCTTGTTTCATACGATCTTCATAAGATTGGTAAAGCTTTCCAAAAATTTCGTCTGATTTGCCTTTTTGTCTTAATTCACTTTCAGACATACCTTCTTGAACAGGTTGATTTTTAGCACCTTTTCCATATGCATAATTGAAAGAAGCATCTGATGCTTTAGTGATTGTAATTACACCTTTTTGTGCAGCTTTTTCTAACAAAGCTAAACCATCAGATTGTATTCTTGCTTTTGCTGCATTTCCACGAGCAATAATTTGTTTTTTAACATCATCGCCTAAACTACTTAAGAGATTGGTATCAAATTTTTCAAAATCTTCTGGATTTTTTTCCAAATACCTGATGATCACTTCAGGCTTTGCAATTCCTTTTATGATGTACATAGGTTGACAATTATCACCCAATGAATCTACATAATCAGTAAATGTTTTGCTTCTTTTAAGTTTTCCAACAAGCACAGGATTTGAGCCAAGTTCATATTCACCAATTGCGTTATATAATCTTTTAGCTAAAGGAGAAGTAAATTCATCATATTGGGAATATTGTTCTAAATTAGTAAGTGTGTCAACTAAAGAATCTGTAGGTAATCCCATAACCATGTTAACAACGTCTTTTTGTTCCACATCAGATTGATTTAATATTTGAATGATCATATGTAAAATTTGAGGTGGATCAATTCCTGAAAAAAGAAAACTTTTCAATAGGGGCAGATAATTCTTTATTTCACCACTCCAAATTGTTTCTATAGCAGCTTCGTAGCTTTCAAACTTTTCCAGTTCAGGTTTCTTTTGTTTTAATTGATCTATCAATATATCTCTTTGTTCAGAATCAGGTATTCCCAATAATGCTTTGTCATCACCACGCATCATAAAAAGAGCTAGAGAATCACTTATTTCGGTGCCTTTTCTAACTAATAAATTGAGTGTCGTAAATCCAATACCTAAAGTAGAATTGACATATGCTTTTGCTTTTTCGGCATCAGGAATTTCGTCTCCTAATTTATTGCCTTTTTGACCTTGAGATTTTGCGAAACTATTTAATTTACCCAAAAAATCAAGCACTTTCATCATATCTGTATTGGCAGAACTACCTTGCTTTTTCATTTCATTATCAATAAATTTTGATAATCCGCTAGCAAAATTCATTATGTCCCCCATTGAAACATAATCACTTTTAGCTTTTTCAAAATATTTATCTAGTATAGAATCGTTATTTTTACCTTTTTCTATTTCAGCTAAGAACTTTAGCATAGCAGTCATAGTAGGCATATTAGTTGAGCTATAAAATGAAAAATCTTTAAATGTTCTAGAAAAAGAGCCACTCCAAACAACTTCTTTAGTTGAAAGGACATCCCAGGCAGTTGCTGATTCGATAATTCTTGAGTACCACATATTTAGTATATTTTACATTTATCCCCATAAGCCCTTGATTTTGAATGGGTAGCTTGGTAATATTCTTTTATGGAAACTTCAATTGTTGATGTAGTTATTGGTATGCAGTATGGAGATGAAGGCAAAGGTAAAATTGCCAATCAAATGGTAAGTACTGGTAATTATGACTATGTTGTCCGCTTTAATGGAGGAGGCAATGCTGGTCATACAATTTACCTCAATGGAGAGAAAATTGTTACACACCTTGTTCCTTGCGGCATTTTGCATGGTGTTCCTAGTGTCATCGGTAATGGTTGTGTTATCAATACGCAAAAATTATTTGACGAACTTGAGTATCTTGAAGGATTTGGATTTGACACATCGCTTTTAAAGATTGCAGAAAACGCCCATATTATTACCTTAGAGCATATCGAAGAAGATTCCAAAGACACAACTATTGGAACAACACGAACTGGAAATGGCCCTTGTTATAAAGACAAAGTTGGTCGAACTGGTCTTCGTGCTAAAGATGTACCTGAATTAGCACCATATCTTGTCAATATGCACGACTTAATTCATTCAGAGCCAAAGAAGTTTTTAGCTGAAGGTGCTCAAGGATATTGGCTTGACATTGACTTTGGTGATTATCCTTATGTCACTTCTTCAAACACTGGAGTAGGAGCAGTATTAAATAATGGTTTCAATTTTAAGCAAGTACGGAATGTTGTCGGGGTTATCAAATGTTATTCTACCTATGTTGGAGCTAAAGGATACCAAAAAGATGACGAGCGATTTGAGCAACTCAGAGAAATTGGTCAGGAATATGGAGCCACGACAGGACGACCAAGACAAATTGACTGGCTAAATATCCAAGAAGTTATAACTGCTTGCCAAATGAATGGTGTTACAAAGCTTATTATTAACAAAATGGATGTTCTTCGACAAGTTATTAGTGCTTGGAATTATTATGAGAATGGAATGTTGATTTCTTGCTCTGATGAGGATACATTCATTTCAAATATCTTGAAAGAAATAAAGATCTATCTCCCTAACACTGAAGTAGAATTCCAAGGGCAATTACATTGAAATTTAAGTTGAATAAGGCAGAACATCTTGTATGTTTTGCCTTACTTAATAAAATTGAGAAATCTAAACTGTCGATGCGTGAAAACAAAACATCATCGAGTAGTCTTATTTTTCATTCTTCTGATGGCAAACTTTATGTTCAATCAGAAAATAATTTCTGCTGCTCTAAATTTTTACTTAAGAATGTTGAACCTACAGAAGATGGTACTTTTGGTTTAGATATATCTTCTTTCTATAATGCTGTAAATAATTTCCCTACAGAAGAAATTCAATTTATATACAATGCTGAAGAAAATATACTTATCTTTGGCAATAAGAAAACCAGAGTATCTTTATCTTCTGCTCCTGTCGATAACTTTACAGTAGATTTTTCTAGTAATTTAGAACCATTAGATATAACTGTTGATGATTTTGTCCACAGTATCAAGATGACTTCATTTTCTTGTGCGCCTGATTTTGATGAGCATCCTTATACTTCAATTCTTTGGTTTATTGAAGATGGAAAAATCAACACTCAATCTTCAGACAAGCACAGGATTAGTGTATTTGGCAAGAAATATGAATTACAGCCATCTTATCTAATTTCAAAAACCATTTCTGATATTGTTTTATATTATGTCGAAAAAGTATCAGGAGTAGTTTTTTCGCTACATAACAGCAAGCTTTATCTAACTTGGGATGGTGGAGAATTGTTTTGCAATCTTGAGAAGAATACTTTTGAAAAAATATTCTCAAATTTTAATCAGTTCTTCAGTGATAGTTTCTTTTTATCTCTTCAATTAGAGAAAGATGTATTAGTCAAGTCAGTTAAGTTTGTGTCTAGCATCGCAAATTCCCATATGATAAGCTTGAATTTAGATATCAATAAACTTGTCATTTCAGGTAATAGTAATGAGAAGAATGCAGTGGTAGATACGATTGATATAGATAATTATGAACTGTTTTCAGTGTCATATGTTTCTGCTCACTTAATTAGAGCCTTAGATTTGCTTGATAGTAAAAAGATAAAACTTAATTTTATTAGGCACAATGATTTTATTCTATTGATGCTAGAAGCAGAAAACTTTAAGCATTTACTGTTTCCGATGGATTAATATGTTCCCAAGAATTTACTACGGATCAACTACATTAGCATTGAATAAGATCAAGGAAGAATTCCCTGGTCTTATTCTTTGTATTGATAATAATGTTGAAAAGATTATCAATGGTTATTCTAAATTTTTTGATAGCAGTAACATTTATATCCATACCAATATTTCAAATGAAGACGTAAAGCTAATCCAAGAAAAGAGTGAAAAGTTTGGTATTAAACACATCATCTTATACGAGGATGATAGTTTTGATGGTAGATTGTCCTTAATTGCTAAAGCCAAAAAGAATAACTTAATTTTTGATTGTAGTTATCCTTTGGTTGGTGATTCAAATTCTTTAAAGCGCCATATCAATAATTTTGTTATGAAAAATAATGCGAATATAAATGGCGAGACTTTGAATTATCTTGTTGAAATTTGCCCTATTTTACGTATCAAATCAAAACAATCTGGCAGTAAGAAAGAAATCTTGTGCTATGACATTGATATTTTGTTTAAAGAATTAGAAAAGATCATTTCTTACACCGACAAGATATTTTTGCGTGACATCTCAAATGCTTCTTTCAATGAAGAATGTGACATATTCGAATTTATCGACAAACTAATGAATAAAGATCTTGATTATTGTTTAACTAAGATAGATCTTCTTATCGATTCTATGGGTGAACAAGGATTTTTGTTAGTTCTCTTGAGCCAATTGAACTTTATGCTTGTAATATCAGAAACAAACAAGACAGATCTTTCATTAACAAAAGTTCAAGAAATTGTTGAATTACGGGATCTTTTGGGCAAGTATTTAAATGATGAATACAAAGAGCCTACATTCACTGTAAAGGCTCAAAATCCCATAAGAATCCGTATACAATCAAGTAAAGAGAATCTATATAATTCAGCCCAGTTTTCTAAAATGATTACTATGGTAGTAGATAGCATAATTGATTTGCGTACTAATGGTTCTGTAAATCATTCTGTGCCAATATTAATTTCAAAACTCGCCTTTGTATAATTTTTATATGGCTGATCAGAACTACGACGAAATTAATAAATTACTACACAAGTACAAAGCTGGTGATGATTCAGCTTTATATGAACTATACGAATTTTACAAACCTTTATTCATTTCATCGGTAAAAAGAATTATCTACAAAGAACCTAGACTTTCACCTTATAGAGAAGATATTTTAGGAGATACATTATTTGTTTTTATTAAGCTTATAGATCAGTATGACCCTAAGTTGTCTTATTTTTCTTATTTCTTATCTACCAGAATTGATATTAATTTATTTCGTTATATTTCTGACAAATATTTTCCAAAAGAAGAATCTGCAGAAGAATTAGAATTTACTGAACAATATGATGATCCATTTAACAAAATTGACAATGTAATTTGTATTCATCAAGCTTTTGAAAAATTGAATGGCAAAAGTAAAGAAGTGATACAAGTATATTTCTTTGAACAATTAGATCAAAAAGAAGCATCGGAAAAGCTTGGAATAACTCAAGGAGCATTTTCAAAAAGATTATCTAAAGCTCTTGATCAGATGAAAAATATATTAGGTAAAGATTTTCTTTTTGATTGATGGAATATATTTTTTTATTTCTCGTATTATATAAATATGTTCCACTAAAAACCTCTAAGACATTATAAGTACGTCTTGAGGTTTTTCTATTTAAATAAGTCCTTTCAATTGGTGGGGATAAAAAATCTAAGGGAGATTAGAGAATTGTCTGAAAACAACACAAATGACATGATTTACAACTGGCGCAACGAATTACGTTCACATCATGATGGTGTACTCGTTGTAGCTAATAGTCAAGCTCAAAAATATAAAAATCAAGGTTTCGATAAGTCAGAAGTTGTAGAATTACTTGCAGCTGAAAATTTTGATTTAGACATTGCTAATAGAGTTGCTTCAAAGTTGTTTGATTCTACTGAAGAAGTTGAACAAAATACTGCTGTTGAAGTTGCTGTCGTTCCAACAAAATATTCTGATTGTGCTCCTATTATTGAAAGATCATTGACAAAATTTTCAGCTAAGGAATTTGTTAAGAGACTTTGCACTGGTCCTCATTCAATTGTAAAAACAGATGATAAGGGCTTAGGATACTGGTTGAGAATTACTGAGGCTGCAAAGGATAATAATGCTGGCAAGAATCATCTTCACGCATCTTTGAAACCTTTTATTGAAGAGACATTATTAAATAATGTTCTTTTGGCACAATCTCAAGAAGCACAAATTAAGACTGCTTCAAAGAATAAATATGTTGTATCTATGAAGAAGGGATCTGCTGAAGTTGATTTAATGAATGCAACCTCATCAAGCGACAAATTTATTGGTGGAAATTATGTTGATTTTGGACTTGCTGATGAATATATGGTAAAAGCTGCTGATACAGTTTCCCCATATCAGAGATTAAAAAGAGCCCTCAAAGACTAATTCTTTCTCTAAACTATTGAACAAGCCGCTTTCGAGCGGCTTGTTTGTTTTGTATAACTAAAGAAATGGAATCAAAAAAAGAAACTGTAGATGCACTAATTGTTCCCGATGAAGGGCCAAAAAAGCCATCTAAAATGTTCAGGGATTTGAAAGAAGGCGATAAACCATTGATGCCTCTTCCGCCTGATAATATGAGTGATATATCTTATCCTCAATTTTTGGAACCAAGGTGTGCAATTTGTACTTCGCCTTTCAGAGATTTGGTAGAACACGTATATCTTGATTCTGGTCGTAAAAATCAATCAGTAATTAGATTCTTCCAACAGTATTTTGATGCACAGATGAACTGGATGCAGATTAATACTCATATGGAACAACACTGTGATTTTAAAAAGATCTCTACTTCAGGTCTTAAGAATTACGAACAAAGAGAAGAACTTATTGCCCCTTGGATTTTCCGTGAACACCATCTTGCTCTCACCGCTTTACTTGTGGAACTTGATGATGTAAGAGGAATTGACTGCTCTAAGAACAATGATATGAAACTTAAGAGAGCAGCAATGGTAGAAAAGTTAATTTCTAAAATTCTGCATCTTAAAGAAGTAAGAGATAACCAAGGAATTTACAATATCAACATTTTTGAAATTCTTGCTAAATTGCACGAAAAGATGGATTCTGAAAATGATAAGAGAATTATCAGAGAAGAAATTGTTGCCTTGAGAGAAAAAATTCAACAAGATAATTAATGAGAAAACAAACACAAGTTCCTAAATCCCCTGCAGAATTACGAACACAATTACTACAACAAGCGAACTCTGTAACAGAATTATTCAAAGACACTGAATATGCTAATGACTTTGTTGATGAAATTGTTCCTGCCACAAGATCAGAAGTTGCTCCTCCATCCAAACCTTCGAAAGATAGATTTAATCCTGATCAAATTGTAGATATCATCACATTTATTGAGCATCCATATTTTTGCAATCTAAGACCTTATCCTTGGCAAAGATTGATATTAAAATGTTTTTATATGGGACAAGAAGGCAACACTAACCTTGTCATTGATGAATCTAATAATCAAGATGATTGTAAAGGATGTGTCTGGCATTATATCCAAAAAAATGAAAATGATTTCTTAAAAGCCCGTTCAGAAGGTAAGCAATTTAAAACTTTTTTCAATGTAGTTAATTCTCCTTGTTTGCAATGTAAAAGATTGGACAATAATGTTAGAGAGAGTAGATATAAGTTTGCTAAAGAAGAAGCCACTAATCCTGATGCTGAAAGACAAGTAGAATTACTAGAAGCAAGACCAATTATTGATGGTTTTCAAAGTGAATTTGATTTACTTTATTCTGAAGAATTTGATCCAAAATTAAGAATGCAAGTAAAGGAAAAATGTTCAAAAAGATTTAAATTTGAAGAGCTTGTTTTAGTACTTGGGAGAAGGAGCGGTAAAGCGACCCGGTTATCTACACCAGTATATACTATGGGAGGATGGTCTACAATGGGTGAATTAAAAGTGGGAGAATATGTATTTGCACCTGATGGAACTCCTACTAAGATTATTGCTAAATCAGATGTAGATTATGAAAAACAAGCTTATGAATTAGTATTTAGTAATGGAGATAAGATTGTTGCCTGTGAAGATCATGAATGGGTAACTCTTACAAAAGCTCAGAGAAAAAATGCATCCAGAGGCAAATACTCGAAAGATCCTGTGCCTCAGGTATTTACCACAAAGCAAATCTATGAATCATTAACATATGGTAAGCCTAGACAGATGCTTAAAAAAGGCTCGCAAACTGAAAGAAATGAGAAATTTACTGTTGAATATAATCATGCCATAGATATTACAAAACCTCTTCAATTTCCAGAACAAGATCTTTTAATTCATCCTTATCTTCTTGGAGCATGGTTAGGAGATGGATCACATAATAATGGACAAATTGCTGGAATTGATATGGAAATTTTTGATTACATTGAATCAACTTGTAATCATGCAATTAAACATTCTGAATATAATCAAGTTTGTCATTATATAAAACCAAACAATGAATCAGATAAAATATTCTTACATTTAATTAAAGAGATAGGTGTATTTAAAAACAAGCATATTCCATCAATTTATAAACAAGCTTCTATTGAGCAAAGATTAGAATTAGTCCGAGGTTTAAATGATACAGATGGTTATGTAGATCCCAAGAAATTTACAGTGGAGTTTTGTAATACCAATGAAACTCTTGCATATGATTATTATGAACTTGTTTGTGGATTGGGATATAAAGCTTCAATAAAAAAATCAGATGCTAAATTGTATGGAAGAAAAACATCTGATCGTTGGCGTATCACTTATTCTGTTCGCCCTGGTGACAAAGTTTTCAATTTATCTAGAAAACAATCAGTACTTGATAATAAAACTTCAATTGATAAATCTGACAAATATAGGATTTTTATAAAAGAATGCAATCCTGTGCCTAATCCTGGGATGCAATGTATACAAGTAGAACACCCATCACATATGTATTTGTGTGGTAGAAGTATGATCCCTACACACAATTCATTCCTAGTGTCTGCTATGGCTCTTTATGAATTATATAGATTGATTTCTATGGGTCATCCTCAAGCAAGATATGGTTTGATGGAATTTGATGAAGTTGTTATTCTTAATGTTGCTCGAAATGAAGAACAGGCTAAAAAGGCAATCTTCTCTAAAATTAAGCAAACAGTTTTAGGTTCTCCATTTTTTGCGCCTTATATTGGCAAAGATACTGAGCTTGAAATGCGGTTTTATACTGAGCACGACCGAGAAGAGAATGTTAGAAGAAAAGAGCAAAATATCAATCCTTTTGCTGGCTCTTTAGTATTACGTTGTGGTTCTAGTAACGCTTCTGGACTTGTTGGTTTAACTTGTTGGACAATTATTATGGACGAAGTTGCTGCTATGGCTGGAGATAATCCTGATTCTGGTGTTGACTATGCCCTTTATGATGATCTAAAACCATCTCTTGCTACGTTTGGCAAAGATGGGAAAATGATGTTACTTTCTAACCCAAAAGGTCCATTAGGTCTGCTTTATGATTTACATGAAAACAGACAAGAAGATCCTACCACTCTTGTTATGAGACTTCCAACTTGGCTTACCAATCCAAATATCGATAAAGAATGGTTAGATGGTCAAAAAAAGAAGGATCCTCAAGAATTTCAGATGCAATATGGTGCTGAATTTGGAGCCTCTTCATCTGACCCTATGTTTGTTTCCGATGATATAGATAGAATGTTTTCATCAATGACAATGGTTAAAAGAAAAGAAAGAGCTGAAGGTAATTTTGAGTATTTTTGTCACCTTGATCCAGCTCGTACTTCTGACTATTATGCTCTTGTGATAGCTCACACTGAAAATATGTATGGAGAAATTGGACCTGACTTCAAGCCATTAAAAAGAGTAGTCATAGATCATATTCATTTTTGGAATCCAAAATCTAAAAATCAACCTGTTAAAGAAAGTGAAGTTGAAGATTACGTAATTGATTTGCATAATAGGTTTAAGTTTAAGCAAGTCAGTATTGATCAATGGAATTCGCAATCTTCCATAATCAAATTACAATCTATGAGAATTCCAATTGTAGAGCGTCAATTCAACAAAGAATATAAAGAAAATATTTACACAGAATTATCGCAATTGATACGTGATGATCGAATTGACATTTATGATTTATCAGGCGGTGAATATTATGACCAAGATAAAAAATTAATTTCACTAAATGAAATACAAGAAGCTAAAATTCAATTTTTATTCTTGCAAAAAAAATGGAAGGGTAAAAGATATTACATAGAAGCACTTTCTGGATATAAAGATGACATATGTGATGCTGTTGCTGCTGTAGCTTACGAATGTCTGACATCAAAAATTATGGTTAGATTGCCTAGATCAAAAATGGTCAATTTAAATAGACGATAAAGGTAATTTTTTTAATTAATAAGAACAAATCATTATGTCTAACAATATCAGAACAGCTCAATTTGGTGGTGTAGGCGGTGGGGGCAATGGTTCACCATATCAACCTGGTGGAAGTCCCATTGGCCGTGGTGGCAGTAACAGAGGTGGGCACGAAATCAATATTTATGTTGATGAAGATGCTAGTTTTGACAAATTACTGAGAAGAACCCATTTAGAGCCAGATAACAGAGATGTCAATATTGAATCTAGACTTACTCCTCAACATAAAAATTATGAAGAATTAATTTCTTATGAACTTACTCCCGAAGAAAGAATGAGAGCAAAATTCAGAGCACAACTTCATAATTATAAACAATCTTTGGAAAATGCTGCTAATAGCTTATTAAAAAATAGCCCAGCATACATAAAAGAACATTATCGACCTAAAGATGAGCATATGATGACTATGGAACAATCTTTAGAGGAAAGACATAAATACAACAAAGATTTTAAATATCCAAGAGAAGATTATAAAGCTCCTGACAAGCCAGAAAGATTACATTTTGCAATTTCTGATAAAGCATTAAATCGTGTTGCAGAAGATTATGAAATTGCAAGAAGAAATAGGATAACCAAAGAATATCCGGAACAAAGAAATGAGTTTGATGAAAAACAATTTTCATACGCTCCAATTGGTAAAACTCCAATCTTGACTCATGGTGAAGAGTTTGATGGATATATTCAAGACTTGATGACTGTCAATACTCCAGATCATGATGGATTTCGAGAATACGAACTGAAAGATACTGTGCTTTCTTTTCCTAATCCTGATACCAAAGCAAATGTTCACGCTCCAAAAGATATAGCCCCACAATCAGATCGAATGAAAGATGTTAATGTTTTTATGTCTTTAGAGGGGCAAATGCATCCAAATAAAAAGTTTACAACATATTTAGACTATAACGATCAATCCCTTAAAGAAGACAAAGGTATTGAAGAAGTTTATGATGGATCTGCCTTTTATGGAATTAGCGGTCATAGTTTGTAAAGGTAAATATAGGAATAGTAAACAAAGAACAAATTATGAACGTAAAATCAATTCATAAAATTATTAAAATTTGCTCAAAATTAGATAAAACTGGGCATTATTTTGAGTCCGATAATTTATTTGAAAAGATTGCTCAATATTATCCTCAACAATCAGTAACTCAATCTCCAAATGTATCTTTAGTGCCTTATGAAGAGATTGAAGAAGAAACTAAACAAAACGATTTCTGGCGACAAAAAATTAACCCAAGAAAAAGAGTTCCAGAATATAGAGATTTGGGTGGTGAAGCTGATGGTCAGAATATAGAGGGTATGCTTCACGGACCAGACAATGTTCCCGGACCAGCTTATGTTGATCCAGGTAATCCAGCTTCAAGTCCTTCTATGGGAATTCACAGTGGTGAAGATTTAAATGATAAATTTTCCTGGGAAGAAACATATCAAAAAAATGTTGACGAAGGAAATTCTTGGAAAAACAGAATACCAATCAGATAAGGAAATAAAATTATGCCAATACCTATTAAACCAGTTCATTCTTTAGATTTACATGCAGAGCTTTTTGACGGGCCATCAATGGAAGGCCTTGGTCTTTCAGATATCCAAATTCAACTTCTTGGTGTTTCACAAACTCCTAAGAAAATTGAGGCTGCTAAACTAAGTGATAAATATCTTGATATGTTAAAGTCAATTGATGCAAATACAGATGCTTTAGTTACTGCAGCAAGCTATGTTGCTTTACATAAAGACAGCAAAGTGTGTGGTGTTCCAACTGAAATTTCTGACAATGATCTTTTAGCCTTAAAAACTGCTGGATTACTTACTGGTTATGGAAGATCTGTAGAACTTACTGAAAGAGCAAAATTAGCATTGCGTGACCATTACTTAAGTACCGACAATGTTAATGAGTTTAGAAAGCAAAGAACAAAAGATAGATTTGATCTTGAAGAAGCAAGAAGTGTTCAAGCTTCATCAAATAAATTTAAAAAAGTAGGTTCTTGACTCACTAGCAAAGAATTCCGTGATGAATTCAATGTTAGGTTTGTAGCGGATACTGAAAAGCTGCGAACAAAAGGTTTGATGAATGCTGAACCTTTGGACGATTTTGAAGTAGTGTTTTTTACTTTTGATTATCCAGATTGCTATTCGTTTTGGAATAAAAATGTTTCTTTTCCACTTTCTTTAGCATTTTTAGATAAAAATTACAAAATAGTTGACATTAAGGATATGGAAGCAGATGACCCTAAATCTGTATCTCCAGACTCAAACAGTATTGTATTTGTTGTAGAAGCAAATAAAGGATTGTTCAAAAAACTTGGCATTAGCATTGGAGATAAATTGCTTTTGAAGGGCAAGAAAGTAATTTTCAGTAAAAAAACATAAATGGATGCATTAAAGGAATTTGAGCATTAAATTTAGAAATTTTCTTAATGTATTTTTTCTTGAGGAGAAAAATTAATTATGGCAGATAGAATTTTCCCAAACAGATTTCAAGAAGATCCTCTTGATTCTGACTTGGTATTTCAAGGAATCGATTGGGATAACTTTAACCAAAGATTAGCTGAAGCAAAAGAACCAAAAGAGAACAAGGGCTTGAAGGCTCTTATTGATGCTATTGGTGACGAAAAGATTGATGAGATGCAAGGTGAAGATCATGATGATCATGATGAAAAGTCTTCCATGTATCATAAGTCTGACAGTCATATGAAAGAAGCTAAGAAAGGTCTTCCAGAAGGCTTGAGAAAGTGGATGGAAGAGAATGGTAAGGGAAAGAAAGCTGAATCTGAAGATTCAAAAGAATGCCCAGCTTGTGAATGTGATCCTTGCGAATGCGATGACAAAAATGACAAGGAAGATAAGGAAGATAAGGGTCCAATGACAAGAAAGGGTCCTAAATCCAAATCCGACAAGAAGGCATTTCATTTCAACCACGCATCGCAATTATCAGCTGAAGCAGTTGAAGCTGCAATTGCAGCTGGTGATGAAGATCTTAAGGATGCTATTCTTGCAGCTCGCCACGAAAGAAGAGTTCGTTTAGCTAGCAAGATTGAGCGTCAAGTACAAGCACAACAAGAAACTAATCTTAAGCTTGCACAAAGAAGAGCTTACAGAGAAGCATTAGTTCAAAAAGTTGCTGAAAAGATGGATGATGAAAAAGAAGCAGCTGAAATGGAAGATGAAAAAGAAACAGCCGAAAAATCAGAAATGAAAGAAGTAAAAGCATTCTCATCTGCAGCAAGACAAGCATTTGCAGCAAAAGCATTGGCAGAAGGTTTTCCGATTGAATATGTAAATGCTAGGTTAGGTGAGACATCAACTCCTGCAGTTGACAATTTGTCTGATATCAAGAATGTTCTTGCTTCTGATCTAGACACTACTGTTAAGGTTGCTGCTGCTTCTTCAATGATCAAGGTTGCAACTCTTTCCGATGCTGATTATTCAAGAATTATTGATTATTGGAAGAATGAACTCGGATACGGTGATCAAGAGTGGATTGATGCTCTATTCACCAAGAAGTACGACAAGTAGTAATTACACTCCTCAAGAAAAATCCCAGGGCGAAAGCCCTGGGACATTCTAAAATTTGAGGATGAAATAAAAGTAAGAGCAGGAAAATAAACATGAGCAGATTTAGAAAAGTATCAGAAATCGAAAATATTCCATCATTTTTGGAAAAGAGATTTATTGGCGCTCAAGTTGAAGTTGAAGAAGATCCATACGCTGAGTTAAAGAGAAATTCAACTGCAAACAGACAATCAATTTCTAAACAAAATATTGGTTTCACAAAAGAAGCAAACACAATTAATAAATCTTGGGAAAAGATCCAAAGTGCTTCCACTTATCAAGACTTAAGAGATACCACAATCGAAGATAGAATTCTTTCTCAAGATTTTGGTGCTATCAGAAGAGCTGGTTCACAATATGATCAAGGTGAAAATGCTAGAACAACTACAAGTGGTTTGAGAGCGTTTTCAGCAGACGAATATATGAACGCTATGCTGTCTAGATCAGCATCAATTTTCAATCCAGATATGATTGCAATTTCAGAAGAATTTTTAAACTCACAATCTTCTACAAGTGAACAATCAATTGTTGAGAATCAAAGAGCCAGAGAAGCCAAAGCATCTCGTCATAAAGCTTGGGAAGATAGCCAAATTAATAATCTGAGACAATCTTCTGTTGTTTCTTCAAGAGCACATTCTATCTTAAGAACTTCTTCAGACAATGAATTTAATTCAACATTTGGAATGATTGATCCATCTGCTCTGGACAATCGTGAATCAATGAGAATTGCCAATCAAGAGAAGAATAGAAATGAAAGAATGGCAATTAAGAAGAATATTCAAAGCGATATGAACAACAAAGCTCAATCAAGAGCAAAAACTGTTAATGAAATTTATAACAGTATTGATATTAATTTTGACGATATTGATTAATGAATAAATTGTCTCAAATGGCTCCGCCTTTAGCATCTAATCCTGCAAATGGAATTAATAATATTCCTTTGAACGGTGAAAATGTCGAAGGTGTAACTAAAGACGAAATGAGACAATTGATGAACAAAGTAAGATCTGCTAATGAAAATTTTGGTGAGTTATCCAACGAAGTTACCATCATAGCAGACAAGGTTCAAGATAAAAACTTAAGACATCAATTATATAAGTTATCTAAAGCACTTATTATGTCAAATGACAATCGAACTAGAACAAAAGATCCTATTACTAAAGAGTTGGATCCAAGCTATTCTGATATAGCTAATAAGATTGAAGAAACTTATTTATCCGAGGCTAAGAACGTGTACAACAATTCCAAAACCGCACAGGTCAAAAAGAAAAAGAAAACTAGAGGCAATCCTTTCCGTGTTTTGATGGGAAAAGTAGGAAAGTTGCTTGATCACGGTGTCGAAAAAAACGATATTGTCAGATACATTTCAAAGCTCAAGTATTGGAATAAAGAAACAATCGAACGTGCTATTGATATTGTTAAAGAATATAATAAAAAATTAGAGCAAGGCAAAGATAAAGACGACAAGTCAGAAAAGACTGCAGAAACTGTTGATTTGGACAAATTAGTTAGAGAAAAAAAAGATGTTGAAAAGAAAACTAAAGATGTCGAAGAAACAATTGAGCAAATTAATGACACTGAAGAAAAAGGCAACAAGAATGCCTCAGTTAAAATTGCTGCTTTAAATTATGATTCAAAACCCAACTTTGAAAAAAGATCAACTGCTGAATTAATTATGAGAGCTTGTTTTCTTATGGATTTACAAGATTATTCAAAAACAACTAAGCAAGGAGATTTCAAAGATGCTGTTGATAAGAAAGGTATCAATGAAGAATTGAAACAAATCAAATCAGCACTTAATGATAGAGGTTTTGATAAAGAAGAATTATCAAATTTAGGATTGGGTAAATAATAATGGATAAAGGTTATAAGATCAAAGCAACATACGAAACTCACGATCCTAAAAAAATTCACGAGATTATGGAAAAGAAACCATTAATTGGCGGAACTGGATTGCTCAGTATGCTTCAAGACACAATTGCTGGACTTGGAGATGGTGATTCTATGCCGATGTCTTCTCCTTTCCACGTATTAGATATGAATGATTTTGGTGATGATCCTGTAATTTCAGCATTTAAAAATATGGGTGGCCCTGAGCACATTATTAAAATTGTAGCTCTTCCTGGAAAAGATGCTCATCATCATTTACATCACGCTTACAATAAATTAAATAACGTCAAGTTAGCAGAAGAAAGAAATATTCTTCGCTATGCGTATATGGCTTTACAAAACTTTATCAATAAAAATAATGAAGCTGCTAGACTTGAAAGAACTGCATATAAAACATCAGATAATTCAGCCGGTTATTGGCAAATAGAAGCTATAGATTCATTAGATAAACTACAGAAGTTTGCTTCTACATCACTGAGAATTTCTAAACTTCAAAGTGCTAGAAACATTGTATTATCAGGCAATAAGCTTCAATCAACCAAGGTTTCAAACTATTTACACAATTGGTATTCAGAGATTACACCAAAAGAAAATAGAAGAGTAGCTTACACATCATTATCAACGCAAGCAAATGAACCTTACTTACTTTGCCCTAAAGGTAAATTTCAAGGATTCAAAGCTCCAATTCCTATGGAAATTTCTAAGTGCCGTGAAAACTGCATCGATTCCCGTGTTGATAAAGATGGACACGTATCTTGTGCGTATCAAGATTGGCTTAAGGTTGCATTCCAGTCCCACGATGAAGTGATGGCAAGATTGGATGTTCATAAGCACCCTGATAATGAAGCAAACGCTCTAGAACTCAAAGAAGGCGAAAGATCCCAAAAATTGACCGAAGGTGAAATTGGATATGAAGCTAGATTTGATAATTCAGATAGAGGTGCAAACAAAATCAGAGGCAAACAAAATGTCGATGATTCTAGAGAAAAACAATTGTCTGAAATTAAGCAATCAAATTATGGGCATCAACAAGGTGATAAGCCAGTTATGCGCCCAAAACAAGCCCAAACTGATGCTAATAAAACTATAGATTCTCAATTGCCAAGAAAAGATCAAAAAGGTACAGATTATTTAGAAATATTGTTGAGAAGACTTAATCAACAAGTTTCTGAAACAGATGAAACAAGAGAAAAACAACTTGATTCTGATGATCTTTATTCTCGCCGTGGTGAAATGGAAAACTCTTATGCTGATCAACTAAATGTAAATGACAAAGATGTTGTTAATTACAGAGATGAATTGAATAAGGATAAAGATGAACCAAAAGAATCGATTATTCATCAATTAGATAAAAATATTACCGCATCAAAAAAAGAAATGAATCAAGAACAGATTCTAAATGAAACTAGAAAGAAAAATGTTGTTGATGTGCCTAAAGATGAACAATTAGAAGATACAAGACACAACACAAAAATCACCAAAAATATTGAAGCTCTCTTGAGTGAAGATGATGAAGATAGTTTTGGTCATCAATTTTCAGATGAAGATCTTAAAAAATTTGCTGATGAACTTGGCTTAGATTATGTAATGGAATCTAAAAGAGAAGAATACGACGATGTGGTATAAACAAGTTTTAGCTCAATTCGGTGGTGGTGCAGTACAACAAAAAGAGCAAGACGCAACTATGGCTTCTGGCACTACTCAATCTGAAATTGATAAGGCTGAAATTGTAGATGTCAAACCTGCTGAATTGTATGACGAATTAGCTGGAATTCTTGAAAAAATGGGCAAAAATCTTGATGATTATTACCAAATGAATCAAGAACAGCAAAAAGAAATTTGGAATTTATTAGTTGATCGTCCTCACAGAATGAATATGGACGATGATGGTAATTATATAGTTTCTCCTCAATCAGCAGCAAATGAAGCACGTAGACACTCACCTTATCACGAAGCTCCAGAAAACACATCTATTGAAGAACAATTAGAAGGCTCTAGACAACAAAATAACAATAGAGACCCTCAAAGTATGGCATCGATTGAAAAGGGAAATAGTTTTCAGCATTTTAAAAATGGTGAAGGATATTATCAAGCGCTTAAAGGTAAACAAGATCCTATACTTTTTGGCAACAAACCTTCTAATCAAACTTGGTACTAAGTTCTTTATTTTTAGAACGGTATAATATATGTTATGGCAAATAGAACATCATTGGCTTCTGCTATCAGAACAGCAGCAACACAAGTATCAGGAACAACCTCTTCAACAGCTTCTGTAGATAAAAATTATGCAAGTAGTAGAATTGGTCTTGGTTTAGGTCCGAGTGTAACAAGAACTGCTAGTGTAAATACAGTAACAACATCTCCTAATTTCTATTCGCCATTCTTAACTCCATCTTCGTTCCAAATACCTAATGCTCGTCGTGAAGTTTATCTTTGGGCAAACTGGTGGAGAAATAATGAGCCAAAAATTGCAGCAGCTGTCAATTTTTACACCAACTATCCTTTCTCTGGTTGGAAGTTAGAATGTTCTTCTTCTTATGTTAAGGATTATTTTGAAAAGTTAGTAGAATCACTTAATTTTCAAAAATGGCTTCCTGAAATCTCTAAAACATATCACTTATTGGGCGACTCTTTTGTTCTTCTTTCGCTTGACTGCCCACATTGTCACGGTTCAAACTGGGACAATGACAAAAATAAAGAATGTGAGCACGATGGAGCCACTTGGAAATCAATTTCAATTCTAAATCCTGATTCTGTAATTAAAAGCCCTGGTATGATTGATCAACCAGGTAGCTATGCTTACCGACCTTCTGCTGAAGAAATTAGAATTGTAAATGAAAGACATCCTAAAGAGATTTATGACAAAATTCCTGATGATATCAAAAAAATGATTATTCAGGGAAATCCAATCAAATTAAATCCAATTTCAATTCATCATTTCAAATATGGATCAAACCCTTGGGAAGATTATGGAATTTCTATGATCAGACCATTGTTTCCAATTTTAACTTACAAAGATAAACTTCGCCAAGCTCAATATATGATAGCTGAAAGACTTATCTTGCCAATCAAGGTTGTAAAAATTGGTAGCGATACAAGACCAGCATCACAAGAAGATATTGACAATGTTCAAGATGAATTGGCATCTATTGCTAATGATCCAAACTTAACTCTTGTAACACACCACAATTTTGATTTGGAATGGTATGGTGCAACTGGAAAAATTCATCCTTTGACTGGTGAATTTGAATTGATTGAACAAGAGATTTTAGATGGCGTAATGCTAAATAAAGCTCTGTTAAATGGTGAGGGCCCAACTTATGGCAATGCTCAAGTTGGTCTTCTTGCTATGGCTCAAAGATTAGAAACATTTAGAAGAGAAGTTGCCCATTGGATTGAACAAAATGTTTTTATGCCAGTTGCAAAGTGGAATGGTTTTGTAATTGAAGGCGAGAGAGGGCAAGACGAATTAGTTTATCCAAAAATTAAATTCGATGATCTTCAATTGCGTGATGATACTGGAAAATTACAGATGCTTGTCACCGCTAATCAAAATGGCGTAATTTCAAATGTTTCACTTATAGAAGCTTTTGGATTAGATTCAGATCAAGAAATTGAAAGATTACGTTTTGAACAAGGTGCAAACTTTGTAAATGATCAATCTTTTGGAACTCCTAATATTTCTCTAAGTTTTCAAAGTGGAGGAGTTACAGGTCAAGGCTTTGGTGCTCCTGATATGTCTGGTGCAGGAATGGCTCCTCCACCAGCTGACTTAGCTGTTGGAGGTGGTGCTCAAGGATTAGCAGGCGCTCCTCCTCCAGTTCCAAATGCTGGCCCTACTCCTACTGCAGAAATAATGACGAAAAACTATAAATTTGCTAGTTCAGTAATTAATCAAATTTATGATGAAAGAATTAATGCAAAAAATTCTGGTGTAAGAACTGCAAGTAAAAGAATCAAATCTGCTGCTCACGAAGGCTTCCTTATGTCCTTAACACCAGTAACAGGCAGAGGTTCTCTTGGTCCTCTTCCAAGCGAATATGATGGCTTATTTGGCTCTTTACAAATGCCTATATGCGGAGGAGACAACTCTCATCCACTAAATAATTATGCTTTGCAAGAAATTTATCAAGTTGCAAATAATGAAAACGAATCTATCAAGAAATATGCAAAGAAGAAAATAGATATCACTCAGCAACCTAAGATGTTTACAAGTCTTGAAAAGAAATTATATGGATTAACTATGTCCTTGAATATGCCATACCCTCTTTATGCTCAATATTCTGCAGGACCTACTATGGATTATCAATTAGATGCTGCAATTCCAAATCTTAAAATAGGCATAGAAGCTGATGGAGAAATTTGGCACAATAATCCAGATAAGATTGCAAAAGACAAACGTAGAGATTCAGAATTAGCTGCAAATGGATGGATAATTGTTAGATTTACTGATAAGGAAATTAATGATCACCCTCAAGATTGTTTAAACGTGTTGATAAAAGCAATCAAGAAGCGAACAGGTATGGGTGAGGGAAATTCAGAATATTTGTAATTGAAGAATAGTTTGTCACTGTACAATAAACCCGTCGATTTCGACGGGTTTAAATTTTACAGGTTTTAATATGTTGAAAATAGAACAAACCCTATTGATAACTTTATTTTTTAAGGATTGAATATATGTACAAGGTTGCAAAAGGAGGTGCTATTACAATTAATAGTTTCCTCAACGAAAATGACCGAAATATAGCTAGAGATTATATTATTAAGACCGCTTCATCAAATATGAGAGAAGCAGCTAAGATTGGTCTTCAATCTCTCTATGCTGATCCGAAAGAAGTCCTAGAAAAATACAAAGATTTCGACATCGTGAAAGAAATGCAAGCTCGTAAGGGTGCAAAACTTTTATGGGTAAGAGCTAGAGCTATTGATGCAGATGTCGTCAACGCTAATGGTGATCTTTTTTCTAAGGAAGAATTACTTAAAGAAGTTGAAATCAAAGGCAAAAAAATCCCATCTTATAAAACCTTTGAAGGCGTTCCAATTTATACAAATCACAAAAATGATGATATTGAACAAGCCAAAGGAATGGTTGTTTACGCTGAATGGGATGAAGAAGAAGATTGTGTTTATTGTACTTTCTTTGTAGATGAAGAAGCTTACCCAGACATTGCAAGAAATATTCGAACAGGCGTAATTCACGATGTTTCGATGGGTGCGAGTGTTGAATGGGGTGTTTGTTCAGTGTGTGGCAATAAAGCATATACTGAAAGAGATTATTGTGATCACCTTAAGAGATATAAAGGTAAAATTTATCCTGAAACTGGCAAGAAAGCTTATGAAAAAAACTATGGTGTCAAATTTATTGAACTTAGCTGTGTAGGTGATGGAGCTTTTGAATCTTGCGAAATTCAAGAAATTTATGATGTAGATGATGTTCTTGATGCTGCAATGAATTTAGAGAAAAAAGCTAATGAAATTTCTGCAAATATTGTTTTAGCATTACAAGGATCTCCACAAGAATCTTCATCTAGAACAGAATACGAAAACTGCTTAAGAGTAGCGAATTCCACAGCAAAAACTGCAGTAAGATTGGCGCAACAAGCAGGTACTCTTGTTGGTGGTCCTTTATTGGCTGGAGCAGGAGCAAATCAAAATTCTACAGTTCAAGCAGTATTAACAGCATTAGGAATTGATCCTAGATCTGGTCTTAATATTCTTGACTTGATCAATTTATCATTGAATTTCTTAGAAGTTGCAGTGATGAATATGTTTGCAAGAAAAGATAATGTTGATTTGGGACACGTAGGAAAAGTTACTAAATCAATGGCAGAACTTCAATCTACAATGCAAGATATGATTGATGATGGTATAGATGTTGGGTCAGGACAAAGACCACAACAAATTAATCAGCCACAAAATATGCAACAGGGACAAGCACCACAAGCTTCTCCAATGAACGCCAATATTGGTCTGGCAAATTACGCACCAACTGAATCTGTCGGAAAAATTATGGATCTTACTTATTCCGGAGATCAAGGTACGCAAGTTGGAGGCGGTGTTGCATTAGCCTCTAGCAATCACAATTTGGTATGGGCTTCAAGAGATGGTAAAAGAGAAGTTTTTGCTAGCACTCAAAACGGTTCATCTTCCAATAAAATTTTGAATTTAACACAAAGTATCTTAAATTTAAAAGAAAATTTAAATAATAGTGCTCAAATTCAAAAAAGTATTGATAATGTCATTAGAATTGCTAATGAAAGAAGCAAAAATATAAAAACAAATACGCCTTTCGTGGCGGGGAGCAGAAATCAAATGGATCACTTTGCAAAGATTGCATCAGAGCAAAGAAAAAAACTTGCTGCTGCAGTTACAATCGATTTTAAAGTCGAGGACAATGCAGGTAATAGAGTTGTTCTTTCTACTGATGGTTCAATCACAGGTTACACAAATGGAAAAAGAACTGCTTGGGAACCTATCCTTAATGAAAATCAACTTGGCTTGATGGAAAACGGACAAGGTACAAGAGTTGCTGCTGAATTGCTCAAGGATTATTCACAATTTGTCAAGACTGCTTTACTTGATGTCAAAGAAAGACTTGATGACAGAGAGAGACAACTTGATGAAGTCAGAAGTGGTGAATCATATGATAATTTATACGAAGGTGTCAAGTCAAAAAACACTGGCGTTGTAAATGAAGTTCGTGAAAAGCAATTAGCACCAAAGCAAACAGGTGAAAGCCAGGATGCGGTAAGAGAAATTCTTCTTGGAGATGCTGGACTTTACGGCAGAAGAATCAAGGATGTAGAAGTTCGTAAATCCTTAACTGAACTTGTTGATGAAGTCACACACGGTGTTCCTACTGAAGTTTTAGAGATGCAATTATCTAACCATCGTGCAGAGGGTTCTGCATCTGCACACGAAATTATGGCAGCTACTATCAATGCATTAGGCAAGGCTGTAATTTCTTCACTTGAAACACCAAAAACTATCGTTCGTGTTGCTCAAACATTAGCATCAGAACCAATGCTTCCTGAAATGATTGGTACTGCAGCTGCTGGTGCTGGTATGGAAGCTGATAAGGCAGAAAAGGCAGATTTCTTTGGTGGAGACGCTAAGCCAGAAAATTCAGTCTCTGCTGTTCTTAAGGAGCTTGGAGCTGCTGTAAATTCTGAAATCACTGCAAAGGATCTTGCTGACGCTCTTTCAGTTGCAGTTGAAGAAGGCGAAATGACCAAGGAAGGCGTTTCAAGAATTGCCGAACTTCTTATGGGTCAAGCAAATGTTCCTGTTGAGGGATTGGATGTTGACGCTGCACCTTCAAAGAATGAAGAACTTAAGTCTGCACTTATGTCTGCTGTAGATGCTGACGCTGATCTTATTTCTAAAGATGATCTTAAGTCTGCTATTTCTGCTATGGCTATGTCTGCTAAAGAAACCGGCACAACTCCTGATGAAGTTGTAGATTCTGTTGATGCAATGCCTGAAAAGCAATTGATGGCTGCAATTGATAGAGCTAAGACAGCAACAGCAACTGATGGAAGATTGAGATCCAGAGCAAGAAGAGAATTCTATGGTGTAAAGACTGCATCTACTAAAAATATTTCTGAAAATGTAATTGGTTGGTTTGCAGACTACTCAACAAACTTTGGTATCAGCACAAGAAGAATTGCTAAAGCAGCAAAGAGACTTTGTGAAGAATTTGAAGTTGCTGAAAAATTAGTTGCTAAAGCAGTTGTTGCTTCTGAAAGAACAGCTGGTATGACCGTTACACAAAGCAAGTCTGATTGTATTAGATTTATGTGTAGAGCTGAAGACTTAGACGGAGTAAAACCAAGTGATAGCAATTTTGATGAGTCATTCAAGCAGAAAGCAATTGAAGTTCTTCAAGGTCACGGATTCCAAGTAGATCCAAATACATTCTCATTCACAGACTTGATTGTTTCTGAAAATGGTGATGTAACTGCCACAGTTTCAACTGCCTCTTCAAAAACATTCAGAACTGACGATGAATCTTCTGAAATGCACTCTGAAGAAAGTGCAGAAATGCCTGTTATTATGACCGAAGGTGCAAGATTAGCTAGAAAGGCTAGAAGAGACAATATTTTGTCAAAATACGCACAAGCTATGCCAGGAATGGGTGCTCCTGCTGCAGGTGCACCTGCTCCTGCTGGTCCAGCAGCGGGTCCTGTTGATCCAGGTTTAGGCGCTGGCGCTCCTGCTGGTGGTGATTTAGGAATTTCTTCATTAACTGGTGGAGCTGATATGAACGAATCAGCTGATATGGATGCTATTGCTGAACCAGGTGAGAAAAAGCCTTGGGGCTCAGTATGTCCTGTATGTGGATCAGATGATGTAAATATTTCAGAATCTAATGCTGATTGTCAAAGCTGTGGAACAACCTATAAGATTCTTCAACAAATTGAATTAGTTTCAATGGGAGATAAGGGCAAGAGTTCACCAGAAGAAGAGCCAATGGGTCTTGGACCTGAAACTGGTTTAGGCGCAGCTACTGCACCTGCAGAGCTTCCTGCTCAATCACCTGCTGCTCCTGGTATGGGTCCAGTAGCATCTGAAATTAAAACTATGGTTAGGTTATCAGCAACAGTTGATTCTGATGTTTATTTGAAGACCGCATTACCATCATTTGACAGAACATCAGAAGCAATGCTTCCTGTAGGTATGATTTGTCCATCTTGTGGTGACAGAGAAGCACATAAAGTCAAGAATAATACTTTCTGCTACAAGTGTGGAAATTATTCAAGAACAACTGTACAAGCTTCAAAGAAAGATCCATCAAAGCTCGATGTATCCATTACTTGGATAGATTAGTTTGATAAATAGTGGGGGATTATTTCTCCCACTATTTTCTTTAAAAAAAGGTGTAAAAACAACTTATCTAGAAGATAAAAAAAGTTATTACTATAACAAAATAGTAAATTTACATTGAATTGAATAATTAAATGTAAATCGAAACAAACATTAATGGAAGCAGCATAAAATGAATAAAAATTCGAATAAAGCCAATCAAGAAAGATATGCAGCAATGAGATTAGCTGAAATTAATGCAACTGATAAGGAAGATCTTATGAACTGCGTTTCCGACATGGAAAAGACAGCATCTTTGGAAACAAATGAAGCTGTTGTTGTCGCAAAAGCAATTAGAGCAAAGTATCTTCCAAACATTGCAAGAGAAGCTGGTCTTGATGTTTCTAACTTGAACCTTGATCATGGTAAAGAGACTGTTGACTTCGCAAACGATAATTCTGATGATGATGACGATGATATGGAATTTCATCACTTTGAGAGTGATGAAGATTCAGAAGATGTAGATGACGATGACATGTCTGATAAAGATATGGAAGACGAAGACGAAGTAGAAGATAGTGATGATGTCGCCACTTTTGAGATTGAAGTTCCCGCTGATATGGTAGACCAAGCACAAAAAGCTGTGCAAGAGGCGCTAGATAATCTTCTTGGCGGAGATGATGATTCTGACGAAGATGATGATGAAGATATCACCCATTTTAACGATGACGAAGATGATATGGATTCAGAAGATGAGTCAGATGATGACGAAGACAATGAAACACAATTTATGAAAAAAAGCAACGAGGTTAGATCAATGACTAAACAAGCATTGGCTGAGCGCAAGGCACAGAGAGAAGCTCTCTTAAGAAGAGCTGAAAGAGAAGAAATTCTCAAGAAGATTGCTTCAGAAGAAGAAACTTATCCAGCGTCAGCCTCATTTAAGTATAACGAAGATTTGGTTGACATGATGGGTGAAGTTGATTACCCAAGCATGACAATGGAAAACAGTGAGGGTAACTCACTCAAGGAACAAAATCCAACTTGGGCTGAACAAAGAGTTCCTACAATGAATCCAGATTCATTAGAATTCCCTTCAGTCACAAAGCCTAGTAAGTTTGAAGGTTCTGGAGATGGCTCATTAGAGTATACAGTTGATTGGAACAAGCTAGAGAATCCTTCCGAAGGACTTGAAGATGCTGATCAACCAGAAATTCCAACTCAAATGCCTTCAATGCCACATAAGACCACCAGAACAGTTGGTGCTTCAAAAGATGAGCATGATGTAGAGTGTACAACTTGTGGCGCTTCTATGAGATTGTCAGAAGCAGCTATGGAAGATCCAAACACCAAGTGTGCAAACAAGGATTGCCCAACAAATGCTGAGTCTAAAGACAAGGAAGTTGAAGCACAAAATGTTGACACAAGACAACATGTTAATACACAAAAGAAAATCAATGACACTCAAGTTGAGTTGAATGATGCATACAACACTGTAAATCAACTCAAGTCATCTGCAGTTGATCTTGCAAGAGTCAAAACTTCTTATAGCTGTGCTACAAAGTTAGCTTTAGCTGGAATTATTACTTCCGAAGAAGTTGATTCATATGCAGAACAAATGATCAACGATGGTCTTAAGTCTGATTCTATGATCAGACAAACCAAACTCTTACTTAAGTCCGCACAGTCTTCAACCGAAAGAGTTGCAGCTGCTGCAGCTGAAAGAATGAGTACTAGAACCGCTTCAACATTAGGCGTATCTACATCTCCTGCATTAAGTGGTGGTTTATCCAACAATAGTGCAGCTCTTGACATCCAAGGCGCTCTCAAGGGTACTTGGACAATGCCAAAAATCGAGGACTAATTTCCTCACACAAATAATTAGGAGACATAAACAATGGCTATTCGTGCATTAAACACACTCGTAGTTGCAAACTACAACACAGCTGCTTCTGGCTCATGGCTTGCAGGTGATGCTCTTTTCCTTCAATCTGACGGAACTGTAGCTGCTGCATACAGATCAGCAACTGGTTTTACAACACTTCAACAACAATTAGGTAAGTTTGTTGGCTTCTCAGCTGATGATACAGCTAGAACCGGCAACACTATGATTCTTGCTGATCCAGTTGGATCTTCATACACCGACGCTTCTGGTGTTCTTCAAGCAAACAACAACGGTTTTTATGTTGTTTCAAAGAGAGCTATTGGCGACTTCTTGGCTGAGAACGTCAATGGTGTTACAAACCCAACTGCTGGTTCTTCAGGATACGAAGGTCCAAGAAGAGGTGTTGGCGTTTTCAATACCCCAGGCGCACAATTTATTACCGACAGATTTGCATCAGTTGCATCCACAAACATCACCACTGATGGTGTTGCTGCTGGCTGGACACCTGCTGTAGGTGATCTTCTTACCGTTGCAGCTGGTGTTGCAAATGCTGGTAAGCTTGTCAAGTTAGGCACTGTTGGAACAGACGGCGTTATCGTTGGTAGAGTTGATTCTTATGACTCTGCAGCTGGCCTTCTTTACTTCACCCAACTTAGTGGCGTCTAATCGGTAAAGAATTTTTTAAGGAGAATTATTCAAATGTCAATGATTAAGAGAAACACAAATGAGCAAAGAGAATCCATTATTGCAATGGCTCTCGAGACTCCAGAGGGACGCACAGCTCTTGCACAAGCAATGGTTGAGCCAATCAAGACCTCCCTCATGTACCAAGCCATCGGTCGAAAGCTTTTGATGGTTGATGAGCTCCCACAAGGCGCTCTTGCTCGCTACGAGAGAGACGTTGCTGTCAAGTCATACGTCATTCCTAAGCGTGGTGCTGTTCCTACTGCAGAAGTTGAGGCTGAAGAGCTTCTCGTTCCTACAGTTGAATTAGCTGCACACCCACAAATCCGCTTGAACGAAATTCGCCAAAGAAGATTCTACATTGTCGATAGAGCTCAAGTTCGTGCTAAGGACTCCCTCCAAAGACAAGAAGATACCGAAGTCTTCAAGGTTATCAACGCTGGCGTTCCAACTGACCAAGCAATTTCCGTTTCCGGTACTCTCCAACCAGAGAACGTCAACCTTGCGTTGACCCTCATTGAAGAGCACGAGTTGATCGGTGCTAAGGTTGTTCTTCACCCACAACGCTACAAGGATATCAGAAACTGGGGTAAGGAATTCTTCGATGAGGCAACTCAAAGAGATATTCTTATGACTGGTCTCTACGGACATATTTATTCCGCAGACATCCACGTTTCCACAATGGTTCCTAAGAACAGTGTTTACGTTCTCGCACCTGCCCAATTTGTTGGTGCAATGCCAGTTCGCCAAGACATCACAGTTCTTCCAGCTGACGATCCAAAGAGATTGAGATTAGGCTGGGTTGTTTATGAAGAGCTCGGATTCGCCCTTATCCAAGATTACGCTGTAAGTAGAATCAGTATTAATTAATGGGGGCTCTATAATGGCGACATTATAGAACAAACTTCGTGAATTGCTGGAAACCTAAGTCGAAAGATATGGCAATCAGCAACCAAGCTAAATAGGAATATTTAGAAGGTTCAGAGACTAGAAAAAGTAATCCAGAACGGATGAAATTTCCAAGAGTGCGAAGCATCTCTAGTAGATGAAGATATAGTCCGACACTCCTTAGAAATGAGGAGGTAAGTTTAGGATAAAGAGCCTAAACCGAACAGGAGCATCAACGATTACGCTGTCAGTCGCATTTCCGTGAGTTGAGACGATAGTCTGGTTTACTATAGTAGGGGGAGATTTATTCTCCTCCTATTATTTTGACAAAAAAACTGAAGTATTTTGAAAGGTATAATTTAATCAAATGAAAAGAACTAAAAACGAAAAGTATTTTCAGACTTGGTCAATAGAAATGGCATATTTCTTGGGATTTATATGTGCAGATGGTCATTTAGCTACTCATAGAAATATGCTATCAATACAACTACATACTAAAGATAAATATATTTTAGAAAATTTTAAGAATTTTTTAAATTATGATGGAAATATTTATTTGAGAAAAAATTTGCCAAGCGCCAACTTGTGGGTTGTTTCCAAAGAGATTACTCAAGACTTAATGAATTTTGGGCTTACAAGACATAAATCTCAAGAACTTAAATGGATTGAACAAATACCAGAAGAATTTGTAACTCATTTTGTAAGAGGTTATTTTGATGGTGATGGTCATATTGGATTAGCTCAAGCGCATAATCCCAATAATAAAAATTTAGTAGTAAAGCTTGTCAGTACGTTGCCATTCATTGAAAGATTGAAATCAGAATTTGAAAAACATTATGGCTCTGAATGTGGCTCAATCAAAAACAATGACACATATTATGAATTGATATACACTGGCTCAAATCACACTAAATCATTTTTAGATTGGATCTATAAGGACAGCACTGAAGAAACTAGACTTAAGAGAAAATTTGATATATACAATGAATTTATCAACAAAGAAGATTACTTGGAACAAACTGTCAAAGTTGATTTTGTTTTAGCAGAAAAGATTAGAAATGACTATAAAAACGGTTTAAACTCAAATGAATTATCTTTGAAATACAATGTAAACAGATGTAGCATAAAACCAATTTTAGATAACTTAACTCATACTCAAAAAGACAATAGAGATGTTCGTTCTCAATTATATGTTGAAGCTTGGGGAGAAAACAAGCACTATCTTGATTGGTTAAAAGATGAAAGATGTATTGTAGATAAAAACACTCTTTATGACAGATTATTTAAAAGAAATGTTCCACCTGAGATTGCTATGACTGTTATTCCTGACAAAGGTAAAACTTTATGGGCAAATCCTGATGCAAAGAAAAAGACTCATTTATTTACTTATCAGGGTGAGGAAAAAAGTATATTAGCTTGGTCTCAGGATATCCGTTGTGAGATAAATTATCAGAAGTTGCGTTTTAGGTTATTAAAGTTGGGTATGTGTATTGAAGAAGCGTTGAAGGTATAATATTTTTATGATAACTCATAAATCGATAAGAAATTTTACAAAACCAAGGACTTTTGTTGACCTATATATTGAAGAACTTAAAGAAAGTAAGCCTAATCTTACTGTAATTGATGTTGGTGGTGGAATTAATTCTTGGTGTAAGCATACTACTCATGTTGTAGATATATTTGTTGATCCAGGTAGTAAGGATGAATTTGTTCAATCTCATCCAGACAGAATTTTCTTTGATTTTGATATAACTCAGAGGGATAATTGGCATCAAGTTTTAGATTATGTTGCAGAAAATGGCAAGTTTGATTATGTTATTTGCACTCACACATTGGAGGATATTAGTAATCCATCTTTAGTTTGCGATATGTTGCAGAAGATTGCTAAGAGAGGTTTCGTATCTGTTCCTTCAAAGTATGCAGAGTATTTACGTTTTGAGCAATGGTATGGTGTTAAGGGTTATCGTGGATTTTTTCATCATAAGTGGATTTATTCTTTGAAGGATAATGTTTTTCGTGGATTTGAAAAAGGCAGTTATTGGGAGCATTTGAGTGATTCAAGAATAGATCGTCCCCAGGGTCATTTTACAGAGATAGGTTTTATGTGGGAAGATAATTTTGATTACAAGTTTTATCATAGTGGTGAGGTAATTGGTTGTCATACAGAAGCTAAATATCCTCTTATTTTTGAAGAAGATGATTTGCCTATAAAATAAAAAAGGAGCTGTGAAGCTCCTTTTTTATTTGGTATAATTATTTTATGTCAAAAGAAGATCTTTTAAAACTTATTGAAGAGTATATAAAATCTGAGCCGAAGAAAAAATGGAAACCAGGTAAAGATTATGTTCATTATGCTGGTCCTTATTTTGATCAAGCAGAAATTACAAGATCTATCTCTACTTTATTAGATGGCTGGTTAGTTTTAGGTTCAGAAGCATATAAAGCTGAAAACAAATTAGCTGCATTATTTGGCAGAAACCATGCTTTGCTTACTAATTCTGGTAGTAGTTCAAATCTTTTGATGATGTCTGCTTTAAAATCAAAAAGATACTTGAATTTGCCTGAAGGAACTAAGGTACTTACTCCTATTGCTGGTTTTCCCACAACAATTAACCCTATTTTTCAATGTAGATTTAAGCCAGTATTTGTAGATATTTGTTTAGATGGTTTGAATTTAAATTTAGATGATGTTGAGGCTACATTACAAGCGGATCCAGAAATTAAAATTATTACTTTCGCTCATGTATTAGGAAATCCTCCTGATATGTACAGGCTTTTAGATATTATTGATCATTATGGTTTAATTTTACTTGAGGATTGTTGTGACGCTTTAGGATCTACTTTTGACGGTAATCCTTTGGGTAGTTTTGGTACGATGGCTTCTTGTTCCTTTTATCCAGCTCACCATATTACTTGTGGAGAGGGCGGCTTAGTTGTTTGTAATGATGAAGGATTGGAAAAAGTCATTCGTTCCATTCGTGATTGGGGTCGTGGTTGTTTTTGTATTGGCAAACAAAATATTACAGAGTGTGGTGCTTGTAATAAAAGATTTTCTGAATGGCTTCCAAGTATGCCAGGGGAAGTATTTGATCATAAATATGTTTATGAAGAAATTGGATATAACTTAAAGCCAATAGAAGTACAGGCATCAATGTTACTAGCTCAAATTGAAAAACTTAAAGAGATAAAGAATTTACGTCAAAGAAATTATAAGTTATTATTTGATATTTTCAGTAAGTACGATGATTATTTTATTCTTCCAATTGCTCAAAAGAATTCAGATGTTAATTGGTTTGCTTTTCCTATCACAATCAAAAACAATGCTCCTTTTAAGCGTAGTGAATTTTGTCAATATTTAGAATCAAGAAAAATTCAAACAAGACCATATTTTGCTGGCAATATATTAATGCAACCTGCTTATAGTCATTTAGTTGGTGATATGGATTTAAATGATTTTCCTATAGCTAAGAAAATTACAACAGATACTTTCTTCTTAGGTACTTCTCCTGTAATAACGGAAGAACAAATAGCTTACATTGGCGAAATTGTTGATCATTTTGTAAGTGAAAAGCAGTAAATTGGCATATCAAGGAAATATGATGAAAATAGTTTATGTGACAGGTTGTTTAGGTTTTATAGGAAGATATGTTACTCAATTATTACTTGATAAAGGTTGGTATGTATATGGAATAGATGATTGTACATATGCATCTGATTCTGATTGCTTAAAAATTTTCAATACTTATTCAAAATTTAAATTTGAAAAGAAAAACATTTGTCAGATTGATAGACTTGTAGATTGTGACTATTTTATAAATATTGCTGCTGAAACTCATGTTGATAATTCGATTCGTAAAAGTGAAGATTTTTTGCAGAGTAATGTAGTTGGCGTATATAACATTCTTGAACTTTTAAAAGATTATAAAAAAGAAGGTTATGTTTTGCCTACTTTTCTTCACTTTAGTACTGATGAGGTTTATGGTGATATTTCTGATGGTGCTCACAATGAAACTGATTTACTCAGACCATCAAATCCTTATTCTGCCACTAAGGCAGCAGCAGATCAATTAATAACAGCTTGGTCTCGTACTTATAAATTACCTTACGTGATATTGAGGCCTACTAATAACTACGGTATAGGTCAATATGTTGAAAAATTAATTCCTAAAGCTTGTAAATTTTTGTCATTAGGTAGAAAAATTCCATTACATAACAATGGAACACCTGTTAGAAATTGGCTTCATGCAAAAGATACAGCCAGAGCAGTATTAACTATAATCGAAGCAGGTGTCAAGAACGAAACTTTTAATATTGCTGGTGGTTTTGAGCAATCTAATTTGGATACTGTTTATAAAATTATTGAAGAGTTTTATCCTGAAGCTGAATATTTACATTCAGATTATATTAACTTTGATGTTCATAGACCAGGTCAGGATGTTAGATATGCCCTTGATGATTCAAAAATTAGAGCATTGGGATGGGTACCTGAATGTGTTTTTGATGAAGAAATTAAGCATATTGTCAAGTATTACAAAGAAAAGTTTGTTTGGTAATAATTAAACTTTTGTTTAAGCGATTCGTTATTTCTTTAAGGAAAACACTCAATATGAATATTCAGCCAGTTGTAAAGACTATAGATGATTTGATTTTAGAAAATAAAATTAAATTATATAATGATGAAAATTTCTACTATATTCAAAAAAATAATAAAATTATAAAAATTTCTTTTTCTCATAAAATTTATATAAAAACTTTAATGAGATTTTTTGAAATTCATTTTGACGCTGTAGAGAGTGAACTAATTGATGGAAATTTTGTTGTAGATTTTTCCTATCCAAAAGAACACAAAGTAATAGGTTTTGATTTATTTGATCTGTATTGCCCAAGTTTAGCTGAGACTTATGAAACAGCTTCTCAATATTTAGATTATGCAAATTTAGACAGTGGAGATGTAGTATTAGATTTGGGGGCATATTCTGGATTAACTTCAATATTATTTGCACAAAAAGTTGGAAATAATGGAAAAGTAATCGCTGTAGAAGCTGATGAATTGAATTTTTCTTGTTTGTTGAAAAATGTAAATAAACTTAAAGAAAATGCAAATATTGAATGTTTGAATGCCGCTGTTTGGAATTATAGTGGAGATTTGGAGTTTTCAACTGAGGAAAGTATGGGTTCTTCAGCAGTTTCAATTGTTGGACAAAGAGGTAGAATTAAAACTGTAGACTGTTATACACTGAATGATATTTGCAAAAAATACAATTTGCAAAAAGTTGATTTTATTAAGTGTGACATTGAGGGAGCTGAATCTTGCATATTTGAAGATGATGATTTTTTTTCAAAGTTCAATCCAAAAATTATCGTAGAAACTCACATCGTTGATGGTAAATTTTGTGATGATATTTGTATTAAGCATTTAGCTAAATATGGATATAATCATAAAAGAATTGTACAATCTGGTCTTGATATGCCTTTACTAGAATTTATTTTTGAGAAAAACTAATTATGAACGAAATTTTTAATAATTTATTTGTTTTGGAGCTTGCTAATAATCATTGGGGAAGCCTTGAAAGAGGCAAGCAAATTATCAAAGACTTTGCCTTTGTCGTTGTCAAAAATAAAGTAAGAGCAGCTATAAAATTACAATTTAGAGATGTTGACAGTTTCATTCATCCTGATTCATTTATCAATCGACAAAATGAAGATTTATCATCATTAGAAAAAAAGGATAGATATATCCAAAAAACCTTAAGAACAAAACTTTCATATGAAGATCTAAGGGTGATGGTAGGTTACATAAAAAATTTAGGTTGCATTCCTATGGCAACTCCATTTGATGAAAAATCAGTTGATTGGTGCGTACAATTAGGCATTGAAATAATCAAAGTTGCAAGTTCAGATATTAATGATTGGATTTTATTGAATAAAATAGCACAAACAGAAAAGCCAGTAATTATATCTACGGGCGGTGCAAATGAAAAACAGATTGATGATGTTGTTAGATTTTTCAAAAATAGAAATATTCCTCTAGCTATAAATCATTGTGTATCAAAATATCCTACAGAAGATTTTGATTTAGAATTAAATCAAATTGACTACTTAAGAAATAAATATCCTAGAAATATAATTGGATTTTCAACTCATGAATATCATGATTGGGAAGCATCAATGCACATTTCTTATGCTAAAGGTGCAAGAACTTGGGAACGTCACATTGACATTCCATATCCCGATGGTCATGAGCAAAAAAGTGTAAGTAAATATTGTTCATTACCTGATCAAATTGACATCTGGTTTAAAGCTTTCCTTAGAGCAGAGTTGATGTGTGGTGGTTTTGAAAATAAACGTAGAATTATTGATGATGATGAAGCGAAGTATCTTTTTTCATTATATAGAGGCCTATATTTGAATAAAGATCTTCCTGAAGGTCATAAAATTACAATAGATGATGTTTATCCTGCAATTCCTTATTTGAAAGAAATTAATCAAATTACATCAAGAGAGTTTAGTAACAGTTATTATATTTTGAATAAAAGTTTGAAAAAAAATTCTCCTTTAACATCGAGAGACATTCAATGATAAAAGTTTCGGATTATGTAATTAGTTTTTTTGAAAACAAAAATATAAATACGGCATTTACGGTTTCTGGCGGAGGATGTATTCACTTAATAGACTCCTTGAGAAAATCTAGTCAAATAAAGACTTATTGTGTGCACCATGAACAAGCTGCATTGATGGCAAGTGAAGGTTACACGAGAGAAACTGGAAATTTATCACTTAACATTGTTACTACTGGGCCCGGTGGAACAAATACTATAACTGGATTATTAGGTTTATGGCTTGATAGTATTCCTGGGATAATTATATCTGGTCAAGTTCCAAGCAACCAATTGTCTCGTGGAACTGGATGTAGACAAATTGGAGATCAAGAATTTGATATTGTTCAAACTATAAAGAATTGCACTAAATATTCTGTAACTATCACTAAGGCAGAAAATATTGTATTTGAATTAGAAAAAGCTTACAATATTGCAATTTCTGGCAGACCTGGTCCTGTTTGGGTTGATATCCCTTTGGACATCCAAGCTTCTTTTATTGATGAAAAGAAACCAAGCAAAGAAAATCAAATAAGTGATGAGATAATTTCGAATAAAGAAAATGATAAAAATAAAATATTTAATTTCATCAAATTGCTTGAGCAGTCTAAGAAACCACTTATAATAGCTGGAAATGGAATTAGGCTGTCAAATTCATATAACATTTTTAACGAATGGGTAAAGAAAATTGAAATTCCTGTAGTGACTGGTCCACACTCAGGAGTTGATGTAATTGACAATGATTACAAATATTATGCTGGAAGAATAGGTATTTTAGGACAAATTACTTCAAATCAAATAGTTCAAGAAGCTGATTTGATAATAATTATTGGCTCAAGATGTCCCGTGAAAATGACTGGTTACGATGTAATGAGATTTTCACCAGAATCGAAAAAAATTATTATTGATATTGATGAAAATGAAATAAATAAACATAATTTTTTTGTTAACTTAAAAATAAATAATGACATTAAAGATTTTATTTTATCTTTGGATGAGTACAACAAAAAATTATCTATTTCTGATTGGCAAGAACATATTGTTTCAAAAAGATTATCTCAAATTTTTTACTATCCAAAGCATGAAAATATGAATAACTTTATGAGTATGTATTATTTTACTTATATGCTTAAGTCTCATTTGAGAGATCAAACAATTGTAACATCAAATGGAACTGCTCATGTTGTATTGATGCAGATGTATAGATTAAACAACAATCAAAGAATGTTTACAAATGTTGGGTGCGCAAGTATGGGTTATGGATTACCTGCTTCAATTGGGGCGTGTATTGGTAGTAAAAAACAAGTCATTTGTTTCGAGGGTGATGGAAGTATAATGATGAATTTACAGGAGCTTCAAACTGCAAAACATCACAACCTTCCAATTGTAATTTTTATCATAAACAATGACGGATATTTATCGATTAAGATGACTCAAGAATCATTTTTTAATGGAGAAATGTTTGCTTCTGGTAGTGAAAGTGGTGTGACTTTACCTAACTTTGAAAAAATTGCTGAATCATTCAATATTAGATATTTTTCAATCAAAAATAATAAAGAAATAAATAAAAAACTAGAAGAAATAATATGCTTAAAAGAACTTTGTATTGTTGAGCTTTTTTGTCATCCGAATGAAAAACACGAACCCAAAGTTATTGCAAAGGGAATTGATGATCAAGGAAAAATTATTCCTGGATCATTAACTGACATGGCTGTTACAGAAGGATTTTAATGAAAGTAGTTATTACAGGATCAACTGGGGGAATTGGACGAAAAATATGCGATCTTTTAGAAAGCAATGATATAGAAGTAATCAAATTAAAGTTAGATCTTTCTAATGAATTTGACTTAACAATAAATGATGTTGATGGATTTATACATTGTGCTGGCATTAATGATATTTGTAATTTTAATGATATAGATTATAAAAAATTTGATGAACTATTACAAATCAACACCATAAGTTTTATTAAACTTTGCAATAAAATTCAATTTAACAATAATTCAAATATAATTGCAATAGGTTCACTTTACGCTACATTAGTGAAGCCAGAAAGGATTATGTATGCTTTTTCGAAACACGCTTTAATTGCGTCTGTTAAAACGTTAGCTCTTGAATTATCACCAAAAAAAATTAAAGTAAATATGATTTCTCCTGGATTTGTTGACACTAAATTGACAAGAAAAAATAATTCCAAAAAAAGAATTCAAGAACTAGAAAACATAATTCCACTAGGATTGACAGACGTTGATGAAATTGCTAAAATGTGCTTGTACCTTATTAAATCTAATAATGCTATAACTGGACAAAATTTAATAATTGATGGTGGATATAGCTGCTTGTTACCATAATGCATAATTTTTTTGTAGATAATCTTTCTTTTAATGTCAATAGTGAAATAGATGATAATTTTTGGATTCAATCTCATCCTAGTCCTTATGATGTGACTTTTGACAAAATGCCAAAAATCAATAGAAATGATTTTTTGATTATTGATAAAAATATTTCAGACATCTATGGCATAACAAGTTCAAATATGTTTTTGATAGATCCCACAGAAGATATAAAAACGCCATACAAAAGTTTGGAAATTTGTGACTTTTTGTTGAATAGAAAATTCTCAAAATCAGACATCTTGCACGTTATTGGTGGTGGTGTAATTCAAGATCTTTGTGCGTTTACTGCAAAAATTTACAAGAGAGGCATTGACTGGGTTTATTATCCAACTACAATGTTGTCTCAATGTGATAGTTGTATTGGAGGAAAAACAGCGTTAAATTATGGGGATTTTAAGAATCAAATTGCTCTTTTTTCATCTCCTAAAAAAGTAGTTATAGACACAAATTTTTTACAATCTTTACCTGAAAAAGAACTTTATTCTGGATTTGGAGAAGTTATAAAGTTATTTATAACTGGTGGAGATTTTTTTGTAGATAATTTTGAAAATTTTTCCTTGAAAGATAAAATCAAAAGTTCCTTGATTATTAAAAAAAGTATTATCGAAGTTGACGAATTTGAGCAAAATATTAGAAAAGTACTAAATTACGGGCATACTTTTGGTCACATTATAGAATCAATGACAAATTATGAGATTTTACACGGAGAAGCTGTTTTATTAGGAATTTATATTATAAACAGACTATTTGATAATAACCAAAAGATTGACAAGATAGTTAAGAAAAATGTTGATATTGATAAAATTGTAAATCTAAATCCATTGGAAATTTACAATAGAATAGTATCAGATAAAAAAGTTTTCAATAACAAAATTTACTTTGTTAATAGTCCAAAGCCAGGTATATCATTATTTTTACCAACAGACATTGATGAAAAACTAGAGGAAAGAGTAATTGAAATTTTTACTTATTGACTTTGGAGCATCCTTTATAAAATCTAGTATTTACAATAAAGAACTAAATGTCTTTACCGATTATAAAGAATATAATTCTCCATTGAGCGAAAAAAATAAAATAACTTGCACTGAAATTGAAACTTGCTTGATTGAAATTATGAATTCTTATAATTATTATGATGTGGTAGTTTCTTGTTCAATCAAGAATGGATCATTTGAAAACAATGAGTATGTAAGTTGGAAAGCACTAAACCCAAATTCTGATTACAAGAAAGAGAGTGTAGTAGGGTGTTTATTCAAAGAACAAAAAAATTATCATTTGCACAATGATCATGATTCAAAAAGCAATATATTTAATTTAAAAAAATTGGGAGTTTTTTATAATAAAGTATTTTTAAGTTGTTTAGGAGATACTGATTGCGTAAAAAGATCAGTTGAATTAGATGAAAAATCAATTCTCATAAATCTTGGAACTGGATCACAAATAATTTATAAAAATAAAATTATTTCATTTTTCCCAAGTGGCAGAATGTTTTTAGCTTTTGAAAGATTTTTTAAGTGTTTTGGTAAAGATTTTTTCAAAGAGTTACAATCAGTTTCATTGCAAGATATTAACAACTCATCTTTAATTTTTAATATAAATATTTTTGAGCAATCAAGAAACTTTGATAATTTTGGTTTTATAAAAAATATCAATGAATTTAACCTTACAAAAATAAACTTTTTAAGTTCATTACTTAAGGCTTACATTGATCAATATATTTGTGAGATAGATTTTTCTGAAATAGATAAAATATACTTATCTGGAGGAATTGCAAAAAAAATTCCAGTTATTTTAGAATATGTCAAGCAAAAAACTAATATAACGGCAACACTTGTATCAAGTGACATTCCAGAAACTCATCTTGGTATGAAGAAACTTATAGATTTGGATTATTGAGATAAAATTATTATGAAATCTATATTAATAACTGGCGGTAATGGATTTGTAGCTCGAAATATTTATAATTTTTTAAAACATTTACATAATGTTACATTAGTTACAAGACAAAATTTTGATTTATCAGTTTCTTCTGAAGTAAATGCTTATTTTGAGAACAAGTTCTTTGATATTATAATTCATTGTGCTGTGGTTGGAGGAAGTAGGCTAAGAGTTGATAGTTATAATGAAATGGACAATAATTTGAAAATGTATTATAACTTACATCAACTTAAAAATAAACACTTCAGAAAACTTATTACTTTTGGTTCTGGTGCTCAATTTTACTCGAATGATAAACCTTACGGTTTGAGTAAACAAATTATTGCAAATTCAATTTTGCATACAGAAAATTTTTATAATCTTAATATTTTTGCTCTTTTTAATTATGACGAGTTAGATTCTAGATTTATAAAATCAAATATTTTAAGATATATCGAAAATTCTAAGATTGTAATTCACCAAGACAAGTACATGGATTTTTTTTATATGAATGATTTTTTAAATATTATTAATTTTTATATTGATAATGAAAATTGTCCAAAATCAATAAATTTTACATATAAAGAAAAGTTCAAACTTAATGATATTGCTTGTATGATAAATGAATTAAATGACTATAGTGTGAAAGTTGAATTACAAACTCAAGGGATTGGGCAGAGTTATATTGGTGATTACAATTTAGATTCAATAGATGTAAATTTATCAGGATTACAAATTGGTATAACAGAAACGTACAAAAAATTAAGGAATAAAAATAATGAAAAATTTATTAGTTAATATATCAATTGGAGATAAATGCATTGATTCTATTGAAGGAGATATTTTCTTAAATTCACTTGCAAAATTTGATTCATTTGAAAAAGTTATTTTTGTAAATAGCGTGAGCCAATATAATATAAAGAAGTTGTCCAGATACTTTGATAAAATAATTCCTCATAATGAAAGTATGTTGACTGGTTATTATATTTTATATAAATGGCTAAATGAAAACATAGATAGTTACAAATATGTTATGCATTCTGATCTGCGTGATGTTGTAATTCAGAAAGATCCATTTGTCTTCTTTGAATCAAATCCTGAAATCAATATGTTTTATTCGCTTGAGGGTATGAAAATAATAGAAAACGAGTGTAATCTTTGGTGGTCACAATCTCTAAGAAAAGTTTTAAGATTTCACAACACACCATATGAAGATGAGTTTGTAATTAATGGTGGAATATTTGGTGGAAAGATAGAACACGTAATAAATCATTGTTTAATGATGTATTCGAATACAAACAGATTGACTCAATTCAACATTGTGGATCAGCAGTTTTTAGGATACTTAAGTCAATTTCTTAAGCAGAATCCGAAAAATATGCTTTGTCATCCATACAAAGATACTTTTGCTTGCACAGGCGAAGCTATAAAGAGAGATAATGTTGAAGTTTATTTTGATGGAAAGTATGTTACTAATAAAGAGGGTGAACCATATTGTATTTTTCATCAATGGGATAGAACTGAATTAGCTCATCATTTTATAAAGAAAGAATCAGAAACCTTAAAATTCTCTCTCTAAATCAATATCTAAATCAGCTGCAGATTCAGGTTTAGCCTCATTCTTAGTAGCTAAAATTAATTGTATTGTTTCAAACTCTTTCATACTCAAATTTGAAAATTCTTCTTTGCTCATAGAAACTAATCCTCGTGTCATATAATCAATTTCAACAATTAGAGGTGGCACGGGATAAGTTTCTGTATCGTTTGGATTGTAATATTTTTTTGTAGCAATATAATAAAAATTAGCTTCATCAGCATTTAGATAGAGATAATTTTGATATTCAACCCACAACTTTTCTATTATTGTATAGTCTAACTTTTCCAATAATGAAATTTCAAATTTAGGCATATAATCTGTATTTGTGGATGAGTCATATGCTCTTAATATAGCTAAACTTAAGATTTCTCTTTTTTCAAATTCAGAATTTTGATAAACAATATTATCTTTCTTTCTAAATGATTTAGCATCGATCAAAAGCCCCTCTTTCCAAGTAATTTCTCGCACAATAAACTTCACACTGTCAATATCGATAATATGTACTTTGTTAGATTTGTTTCTTTCGTAAAATTCAATAAATTCTTGCATCATAAAAATTCCGAAACTCTTGTATTGTTCAAGCCATTAAAAGCAGTAAATTCAGTTAATCTAGCAGTGAAATTATATTCAATAAAAAATCCATTTCCAGGACTTATAGTGATAGTGGGTTGTTGCCAATCTACATTTTTCATACTGTAAAAAAACACACTTCCAAAATATAATGTCAAAGCTGATGCATTTGTTTGAATGAAACTATAATTTTGTGGACTAAATAATTTTAATGATCCTGTTACTCTTCTATTGCTTAATGCTGCAAATCTAGGTCCAGCAATATCGAAAAACTCATATAAGTTATTTCCATAAGAATAACCAGGGTATGTATATGTAAAGTCTACAGATTGTTGGACTGATAAAGACATACTTACAATTTTGTGAATTGGCATATTATTTGAACTGTAGGAACTTTGCACTGCTTTTGCAAAATTTCTAAATGCATTGTTTCCAGTGAACAATCCAGGATAAAATGCACAGTCAGAAAGATTTATAGCTCTATATTTGTCTTGAAAATTATTCGATTCTATTGTTATAGATTGATTATCTGACTCATTCAAAGACTTCATTTGAATATAATTATTATTTAAAAATGGTCTATATATAGTTACATTATCTGGAGAAATGACAGATCTTCCTCCAACTAAAGAGCAATTTATTTCAACATCTCCTAATTGATTAGTACCATCGACACTAATTTGAAAGTTGCTGACAAATGCGGGTCCAAAAGATTTATGAGTTGGGATACTGGAACAAAAAATTAAAGGATAGAGAGGTATGAATGACGCTCTGTACATTATAATTTCTGCTGAGTATTGTTGATTTATATTTGTTGAAAGTATTGGATTAAAAGAAAAATTTCCAGAATATTGATAATTTGTAAATGTAGGATGATTTAATACCGAAAGTCCTGAAAAGTTTTGAACAGGTTGATAAACATTATCTCCTGCATTATCAGTAAAACTTGAACAATATAATGGCTTATAGTCTGAAGAAAACCTTTTAGTGAAATAATATCCTAAAGATGCACGATTGGTCATATTTGCGCTTAATAGATATAAATCCCATAGGTGTGATCTTGATCCAGTTGTGTTTTTTGCAATTCTAAAACCACCAAACGATTTCAATTGCTGTGTATATAAACCTGTTTCATTAAATGGAGCAAGTTCACACACAAAAATATTGTGTCCTGATGCTGGATATATTCCATTTATGACATTGTTTACGATATCTGGCATTTATTTTCCGCCCGTCATTTCTAACCATTTTTTTGACAAAGCTTTAACTAATTCATATCTAATCATATTAACATTATGAGGATCTGGATAATACGTTTCTTCATTATCTTCCTCTCTAATTTTGATTACAGAAAAAAAACTTGTTATGATACTCTTGCAAAGTACAGACGTTCTTAGGAGAGGATTTCCAGTAACTGAATTAATAATAGTTGCTTCTTCTATAATATTTGACATATCTGAGAAGTTTCTTCCTTTGACATCACAAGAAATTTCACATTTGCCATTAGGATCTATTTTGTAACAAAGTATTTCGCCATTATCATTTTTGATGATATTGCAATTTATCTTTAATTCAAATCTCTTTCCAGCATCTACAAAAATACTCATTAATAACTTCCTGTTGATTTTAGTACTGGGTCAAAAGTATAGTTTTGTGTTGCCACTGTAAAGTTTACTTTATTCTTTTGATATTCAATTCTAGAATGTTCTTGAGAAACAGTTGACCAAACCAATTCAGGCAATTCTAATTTGATTGGACCCATATCAAAAGTTATACCGTCATTATTTATGCTGCTAGGTCCAGATAAAAATTCAACCATTGCCCAAGGTTTTATAGGACCAGTGTATGTAATAGATCCAGAAATTTTACGTCCTTCTGAGTAATATCCATATGGTAAAGAATTTTTAAAGAAATTTTGTTTAGAATCACTTGATTTTGAATTTAGGGTAAACACAGGTTTTAAGTTATTTTCAATACTTATGTCCATTTCTGTAACATAAATGCTGTCTAATTGTGATTGTTGAAATCCTCTAAATAATTTGGAATCTATTAAAGTGCCAAGACCAAATAGACCATACTCTGGTGCACTTTTATACACTCTAACATTAAAACCGTTAAGAATGTAACTAGGTTTTTTCTTAAAGTAATTTTCAATAATTGATGTAAAATTGTTATACATTTGCACTTGATAAGTTCTGTCTACATTCAGAACTTTCAAATCAATATAAGCTGTTATTTGTTCTCCAGGTTTAAAATTTATTGCAAACTTTTCTACTAAACAGCCACTCAGCAAGCCCTGTTTCAAAGTGAATAATGAGAAAGAAGCTTCTCTTCCTGCAGATTGAGGATATGCTGATATAAAAGAAGTATCTCTACTGAAAGCAACATTTACTCCTGCAGCAATGGTAAGCAATCTATTAGCTTTATCAATTGCAGTAACTTCTACTAAATCATAATTCGTATTAATATCAGATTTAATTTTTGCATTGAATGGTAAAGATAATCCCATAAATTCCGAAATATTATCTATGTAAAGTTGTGTAGTTCCAGCAGTTATGGTTGATGCATTATCAGTAGTAAATCTTCCTATAAATGATGTTGGTGATCCCTTAAATGCTTGAATGCAATAATCAAAGAAAGCAGCAAGAGAAAAATCTAAGTAACCCCAACTGTCTACTTTGAATGGATAAGTAAAGCTGACATTGTATTCTTTTGGACCTAATTGAAAGGTATTGGGATTTGATCCCTCTCCAGCGTATCTTTGTCCAGCATCAGATTCTTGAGCGCCTTGAATATTAAAATTATCTATAGAAAACAGATAATTTGTATTTATATTATTGAATGATAAATTAAAATCTGGATCTTCAGAATATTCTCTTGATAGTGCAAAAATATCATAATATCCAGTTTCAAATGCTGGAGCGTACAAATGAGAGCTGAAATTATTGTAAGCTTCTTTATATAGATATTGACTTGGAAAAGCTTCTGAACTTCCTATGCTTGGAGCTATAACGGTTTGATCAAAAGCAAGAGCATTCATATCTGCTGGAGAAGAACTTGCATTAATATCTTTTCTCATATAAAAACCTATGGTGTAGTTTCAATAGTTATAAGATCATAAATATCCCATAAAATTGGACCATTGTTTATTCTTGTCAAGTCTGTTCCTGGAGTAATATAAGCATCTATCACTCTATCAAACACTTGTAAATCATTTCCAAGAGCAAATCTTTGATTTCTTGGTGTACCTTTTGGAACTGTAGTAGTTAACGTTGTAGGTTCACCATTTTCACCATTTTTAGCAATTACAGTAACGATAAGATCATTCTTGATTGTTTGATCATCAGTTGTTGCAATTCCTGTTGTTGATCCATTGAAAACAACATTTGATGATGTCAAATCTTCTACATAAGGTACATAAACAGAAATTTTACTTGGCTGCAGTGCTATTCTATTAGTAAGCTTAACTCCACGTCTTAATACTTCACCAGATATGTTTCCGTCATCAAGATATCCTCTAAATTTATAATACGCAGTTCCACCAGTTCCAGTCCAAGATGATCCATTGTTTACAGAAGTTAAACCTTGACCTGATCCTCCTGTAATTATTCTGGTATATAAAGCCGTTGAACCTAAACCAGTTGTAAAATCTGAGGGTTTATTGATGACTAGCCAATATGTAGAACCTTGATTTAAGTTAGCTCCTGAACTAAATTTGATTGTATATTCATTAGTTCCTTGTTGAATATCAGAATTTCTTATAAGAGATGAACTTGTAATCATACCATTAGGCGTAGGAGTAGAACCTGTGGCAGAATAAATTGAAATTGAAAGACCTGTAGAGCCTGATCCTGTCATTTGTCCGCCAGCTGTGTATTTTAATTTTAATGAAACTCCTCCTATGAAACAATCTTCATTTGGAGTAATCTTGAATGCTGTCAATCCATTATTCAAAGACAAATCAGAATTATCTTCAATACTTGTCATAGAATTAAATGAAGGATGTTGAATTTCATTTATATTTGTAAGCTTTCTTTCTATTAAGTCGCTGCATAATTGAGGCTTTTTGTAAACGTGATAAAAAAGCGGATTTGTAATTCCAGCACCTGTCCAATTTAATTCAACAAGATAATTGCTAGAAGTAAAATTAGAAGAAATCAAATTACTGTAAACTGGAATGCTTTCAACATATTCGTCAGTTGAAATATTATAAACAATTGTCACACCATAAATTTGAGTACCAGAAGAAAGTGATGAAATATAATTCGAACAAGGAATTACCACATTTGTAAATCCAGTTGCAGAAGCAGTATTGTCACTTCCAATTGCAGCATTATATGTTATTAAATCACCTCTAAAAACTGCAAATGTGTGTTGAACATCAGAGCCAATTGTTTCGAAATATGCTTTAGAAAAATTATAAGGTAATTCAAATCTTTCAAGACCGCTAAAAGATGTACCCTTAGAATAGAACTCTGTTTTCCTAAATGGTTGAGAAGCTAACAATTCTCTGTTCGTAAGACCAGAGTTAGAAGACACTGTACTTAAGTATCGATACACTGCTGAAACTGTATTCCTGACATAATCATTTGATTTATAGGCTGTCAAGGAACTATTAGCTTCATTGCAACTTTGAATAATTAAATTTTTATCAGTAGTATCGCCCAAAATTTGATATGTTGATATATCTGTAGGCATATCAATTACAGTTCTAGTAAGACCAGTACCTGAGTCTACAACAACTGGATTTTCAGGATTTTTGACCATAACCTTACTGATTGGAATCCAACTTTGAGGTAATGGTGGAAAATAATCAAAAGTATTTACATTTTCAGAAGTTTCTAAAACTGGAAAACCTGTAATGTATTTTACTCTTGGTTGAAACAAAAAACTTACTGGATTATCCAAATAGTATGTTGCTGGTAATGTTCCAAAAGAAGATCCATTGTAGTATGAAGGATCTACAATCAAGCCTGTCAAATCATCTGTGACATTTGAAAAAGTGATCAAATAATTACCTACAAATGCTTGAATTGGAAATCCTAGATTTACTGCTATAGATGCATCTTTGACTAATAAAATAGATGTCCCTGCCAAACAAGTGTCACTTACAGTAGTTGCCCAAGTTTGAGTTGCTTTTTGCGCTTCTGTAATAGGTAAGCCCAAAGTTACTCCATATTTATAACTAGAACCAAATCCACCCACTGAGTAATTTTTTGACCATTCTTTTTTTAATGGAATCTTCTGTGGTTGTAAATTTATAACAGATCCATTGTAAGCTAATTGACCACTTCTCACAGTTACATAATAAGGATCATAAGTAATATCATAAGTTGTATCGCAACCTAATGGAGCAGTTTCCAAAATTCCAAAATATGGGAATCCTGTATTTGCCATTGATAGTAAATTATTGATTTCAAATATAGAAGATCCAGGTTTATCAATATCACCGATCCCATAATTCAAGGCATCATAAATATTACCAACTGTTTTTGTTAATTCAAGAACGATCTCTTCTACTTTTGATGATATTGCCATTTTTATATATTTACACCCAACTCTAATGATAGGTAAGATAAAAGTCTAGCTGGTAATGATTGACTTGAATTTTGCCAATATGTTGCAAAATCAGGTTCCCAAGAAGAACTACCAACCCAATTTGAAATTATACTTTTGGTTAAATTTTTCTGCGTATTATATTGTTCTGAAATTAACGCATAATTTCTTATGATAGATGAAACTACTATCTTTGAAATGTTCTCTTCTGTGTATCCAAAATAACCTCTTGGTAATCTTTCATCGATAAGCTTAAAAAATACTCTTGAATTCTTAATAGTTTGATCGTAATACGAAACATCTGCAATAAATTTATATAATTCTAAATCATATGTTTTATCAGTTACAAAAGACAATTCTTGTGATGTTTTGATAATTTCTTCTGCAGTGTTGATATCAATGTCTTTATTAATTATCAGCGGACTTCCATTTGGGTCACTTGATGGTCTAGCTAACGAAAAAATTAATTCTTGCCCATCTATTGTGTCGGAAGTTAAGAATATTTTTCCAAAGATATAACCATCCGAAATTGTATCAATATTGCCTAATATTTGTTGAATTGTGTATCCTTGCTCATTACCAGCAGGGAGTTCGATATTATTAGACAATAAAGCTGTTTTTACAAGCCCTTTACCAAAACTTAAGACATCTAGTGCCATATTGTAGTTTTGTGATTTGATTGCTGATAGACCGTAAAGAAGTTGCAAATTTCTTTCAACTGTATTGTAAGAAAGTGCATATTCTTGAGAAGCTAATGCCATATCAACTGTTCTGAATGTTTGATCAAGAGCAAGTACTAAATTATTCATTGTGATTGCCGAAGCATAATTCATTGCCATTATTTGTTCCTAATCACAATCTTGTCAGTAATTGGAAAACCATAATATTGATCATTGATTTCTTCTAAAGTTTTGCCTACAACTAAATAAGTCAAATTTTCAATTTTACTACTATCAATTAATATAGGGCTCACTGATAAATCTTGATAGAAAGAATTATTAACTTCTTGCCAAGATGATTCGCCAGTTTTTCTCCATTCTAATTTTAAGCTATGTAAGTTTTGATAATTATTAAACTGTAATTCTAAAGATATTGGTTGTGAAGCTCCTGTGGCAACGTATGATGCTATATATGAATTTGTTGAAGAATTATTCCAATCGCTTATATAAGGATTTTCTTGATTATTTATATATAGTTTTACACCACCGTTTGTAGTCACTCTGAAATCAAATGTTGCACCTATAGAAGATAATGCAGTAAAATCTCCCAAAGAATAACCACTAAAATAATTTGTTTGACCTAATCCAGTAAAATTATAAAAATTTAAATTATAATTTGCTGAAGTTAAGTCGCTCATTTCATTTTTATCTAATTCAAGATAATTCCAAGAAGATTTCTTATACCAATTAGTAATCCAAGTTGGTGATTTGTCTAATTTTACATATTTGGTTTGCAATTGATTATCAACATTGTATTTGAGATATAAATGAATATCATTTGATCTTTTGATAAATCTATTCAAATTATCTCCAAAGTAATAAGTATTAGCTGTACCTGATAAATTATTATTTAAATAAATTTTATATGAATCAATATCAGAATCATAAATCAAGTTAGTAATTGCAGTTCCGCTTGTTAAAACATTTGATGTGACAGCTATACCTACCATAACTGATGGATCAAAATTTTCAACTGGCATATAAAGTAAATTTGTTCCAGAGCTTCCAGTTGCTCCAATTGAGACAACTCTTGACAGAAATGATCTTGGATAAATATAAAGTTGTGAAGGCGTAAATAAATTTTGATTATTTAAGGTCCAAAATTCATCAACAAAATAATCAGTATCATTTTCTCTTGATTTATTCGGTGATGGCATTATAAGAGATGAATCTTTGAAATCCCTATTAAATCCAGCATAAATTTCATCGTCTAATCCGAAAAACATCACGTATGGTGTCCCTGTAGATGATGTCCAAGAATATCCATCATAAAATGCTAAATTAAGTGCTGTTGGAGAAAGAGATTCTTGAATTTGTAATCTAAGGTCATACTTTATAACATAATTTTGATTTTCACTTGTACCAGCACTTCCAGCCAAAGTCATATAAGATGAAGAGCCAATAGATGCAATTTCATACCAAGTAGAAATATTGTTTGATAAAGTACTTCCGAAACCTATAGAAGCATACTTTTGATATTTATTAAAGTTAGAATATGTATTATTGACAGGATTATAAAGTCCACTTACTGCTGTTCCACTTACGCTTACTAATCCAGAAGTTTTTTCATCATAATTTGGCGGGTTTGTATTAGATTCAAATACAATCCAATATGTTCTATCTTTAGTAAATGAATAATTTACATAAAAATAAACATCATCAAGATAATTCTTTATAGATGTATAGAAAACTTTAGAGCCCGTGATAAGTTTGGCATTAGGAAGACTATTATAATTATCCCAAATACTTACTTGGATATAAGCATCAGGATTATTACAAATTGCTAAACTTTGTAATCTTATTTTTAATGATTTGATATCTTGATATTCGTTTGGTGTAATTTTAAAAGCAAATCTGTTGTAATTTACACTCTTATAGCTGCCCTTAACAGTTTGATTGATATTAGTAGCTTCAAATATTGATATTTGTTGTTTGTTTAAATTTTCAAGACTATTAATTGATGCATCTGATGTTGAATATCCAGCAATAGAAATAATGAAAGAATCAGATCTTAAATCCAAAATATTTTGTGCTGTGTGAATTCTTCTATTTTTATCTCCACCAATTATTTCTTCATAATTTGAAATCCAATGAGTATTTCTATTATATGCATAATTTGAAACGCTCATCCCCATTTCCTTAATAGAAGAAAATGAATTTGTAAATTTATTTGAATCTGGATTGTAAAAAGATTTTGTTAATTCATAATCACTAATATTATCTTGAATTTGAGCTTCAGTAATATTTGGATTAGAAGATTTTAAGTTAGCAATAAAATCTGTTTTGGTTTGCTTTGTGGAGTCTACAGGTTGTACTTGTTTAGTTGATATTACTCTGCTTTCACCCATTTGCATATTAGGAATTATTGCAGCATTACCATACAGCCGATATTCTTCTATTGAGTTGAAGGTTCCGGGAGCATTATTTGATCTTTCTGTTTGTGATCCTTGCTTGAAATACCCGGATGTTGATAATTTTTTCTTTTGTCTATTAAGATATTCATCATCAGAAATAAAAAACTTAGAAGAATTTAATTTTATATTCTTTATAAATTTATCACTCTTAGTATTTTGAAATACTATTGAGAAAGAATAATCTTTAGTCAATTTTATTCCAGTAGTTTCTTGATCTAATAAATCTGGTACATTTGAAATTTCTTGATAAAATTCAAATTCTGTATCGCTTTCAAAATTAATATCATATAAATTCATTCCATTCTCATCGTACTTAAAGATAATTTTAGTAGGAGGAGATGAGAGCCAAGAAATCATTGCGTTTGCGCCAGATTCTTCAACTTCTATGTTAATTGGCTCTGTTTCTAATGGATTATTCTTGATTCCATATGTCTGACTGTCAACAGAAGATTTGTAATTTTCTTCGAGGATCAAGTATGTGTCAGTAACAATTGAAAGAACTTGTCCATATAGAATTTTGCCATCTGTACTATAAAGAAAATCACCTTCAGTAATTTCTTTTGTAAATTTAGAAGCATTGCCAATTACTATATTATTTCCAGAGGCTATTGAAATTTTTCCACTTCCTTTAGTTGTTTGGAAATTTGATTTTAAGGCTGGAGCAATTGGGTATTTTAATAAATTATGTAGTAGTTTTGTTTTTTTGAAACTATTATTTTTAATATCTACATAGCTGCTTGTTCCATAAGATTTAAAATTTGAAAATGGAGCAACTAAATCTGCACCTAGTTTATCGTAAATGTTTTTATATTCATCACTTCTAGAGAATGTGGTCATAGAGATTACATCTTGCAAAGTTTCGTTAATTAAATCACTATCGCCTATAGGAGGAACTGCAAAATTATCAGCATCTCTTTTTATATATATTATTGAAGCATTATTTAAGTTGTAAGTTGTATTTGATTTTGTTTTAATCGTTCCTGAAGTTTTAAAAGATGGATATGAAAGAATCATTTTAGCAACAATGTCATAATCATTTTCAATTGTTGGATAATTCTTAAAATCTTCCCAATCTACAGGTACAGATTCTTGAGGCATAGCTTTTCCAAAAAACAAGAAAAAGTCTATATCTCCATTTTCATATTGATTACCAGATATAATGTTTTTAGTTGCTAATATAACAGGTAAATATTCGAATGAACTTAATGAAACATAGTTTGCTAAGGAATTTGTATCACCATATGCACTAAATGTTTCTGGATACAGATATCTGAATGGCTCTGTAGTTGTTATATAATCGCCATCATAATATTTTTGATTTGTTTTATTTCTTGAAAAAAGATAAACATTTGTATCATTTACACCTGTTTTATCAAATGCTATGTAATTTTGAATATCTTTTTGTAAATAAGTTTTTCTTGGGTAAATATTCCAAGTAGATGTTAAGTTATTAGAATCAAAAGTTAAGGCAGTTCCACTTGTGTATGTTGGATAAGTAAGAAGAAAATTCGTATCGTGAGTATCCCAATAAAATGCTAAATGATACCAATAATTTGCAGTCCAAGATGGTGGTGTCTTTACCTTGAATAAATAATGATCTTTAATTCTTTCTGTAGTTGATCCAGTAGAAGATACTTCAAGAACATTGAAGGCAAGATAAGTTAGAGCTAATCCTGCCATACTTCCACCTAAAGAAAAGGTTGATCCTATTCCTTGAGTCTTAAGATATATATGTGAAGCTATTCCTAAATCTTTTGGTGTATTTGTGTATGGATTTATAAATTGTGCGCCTTCAAAATAAGACTTTGGAATTATAATATGCGCTTCATTGTTAGAAACTGTGCCTGTGTTTTTGACAGAAATCCATCTAGAAGAATTAAATAAATTTACTCTTCTATAAAGACTACCATCCCATCTGACAGGGTAATCATAGTTTGTTCTGTCATATCCATCTCCAGGTTCAGAATTTATATTGTAAATTATGTAAGCTGTATTTGCATTTCCAGCAGCATTGTATGGTGGAATAAAATATTGCCAAGCATTGTAATCCCAAACTCCCCATCCTTCTGTTGTTGGCGGATTATAATATTGAGGAGTCCAGCCACCAGTGTTTGCGAAACTAGAAATTTTTTGATCAACAATATATTTACCACCTTGAAATCCAAAAGAAATGTTTTCTGTAGTGTCAAATGTTTGATAAGGTTTTAGTACTAGACCTTGAGGTGTTTTTCCAGCTAAATCATAATCGTGAAAAATTGTTGATCCTCTAAACTTTACAACTATTCTTTCATAATCTAAAAAATATCCGTGTTTCAGGGACAAATCACCAACCAAATCTTTAAAAGCAAATTTTGCTTTTCCGACTTGATTTATGATAAATTCAAGGCCTTTTTTAGATACGAGACTCATTTTTAATATGCTGTAGTTGGAACGTTATCTGGACCAAAGTAAATTTGTCTAACTAATTCTTTAGCTGTTATAGTAATAGTGCCACTTCTAAAAAGTTGCTTTCCTGTAGCATCATCAGATGATTTATTATCATTGCATAAAACATCATAAAGCATTCTTACAGGCTCTACATTGTCAGCTTGCATTCTAAGAATGTTGTTTCTGGCTTTGGTTGGTAAATTTGCAACTGTAGTTCCAGCTCCAACATCGTTATACATTCTGATGAATGCTTCTGCAGCTTTACCAGAATCAGGTAAAGCTGGAGCTGCTAAATTTGCAGGATGGGTTTCTGACCAAAGATTATTGAATTCGTTTGTCACTGTTGTTGCATACGAACTTAAGATATTGCTGTGATCTACAGTAAAATGAGCTGGAGATAATGTAAACTTTTCACAAATAGGACAAATATCAACAACCCAAATTCTTCTATGTTTTCTTAAGATAGATAAAATTATTCTTGTAGCTTCTTGGGTAACTCTTTCAGTAGTTTCAATATTATCTGCGCCAACATTGACTTCTATATTGACGTTGTGTTCAAATTCTTGTAATCCAAATGAAATGTCTTTTAAGGGAGAACTTGCACCCTTGAAAATTATAGAAATTGCATTTGGTCTTACAGCTGCTTCTCCTATGTAAAATCCTGATACAGGTCTATCAAAAATTACAGCTTCACCTTTGGTATTCTTTGGTAATTCGTAGAACAAAATGCCTCTTAAGGTATCATAAACTCGTTCAAGCATTTATTTCACCTATTGACTTTGGCCTTTTGAACGTTTGCCCTCTGTAGGATTACTTACAACCCCTCTTAAAGTAGCTCTTACAAATCTGTCCCCACGAGTATTTCTTTGTCCAAACAATCTAATTTCACCATTTTGAATTCTAACAATTTCATTTTGAGCAAAGTCAAATCTTACTTTTTGTGCATCCGAATATTGTGGGTCAGCTCCTTGAAGTGCTTGCATATAATACATTTGAGCTGCAAGAATAGCGCATATTACAGGAATTGGATGAGGATATGAAACATCTCCGCCCATATTTACTTGCTTCAAAGGTACATCATACATTGTGGCAAGATTAGCATCAATTTCTGCAGATGCTTGCTGTATGAAGAAATCCAAGTTTATATTTGATGCTGATTCAGGTGTAGGGTTTCTAAAATTTGGAATTGGATTATCACCTTCTGTTACGACATTAGGTGGCAGATATTGCTTTACATCATTTGTTGTGCAGTAAGAACGTGGCATTATACGACTCCTGTGTTAGGTCTTAAATATTTTGGTGTGTAATCAACACCCTCATCACCTTGTATCAATCCCATTTCTTGTGCAGTTTTTCTTTGTATCAAGGTAAAAACATTTGAGTTATCAAGATCATTTGCTGAAGTTGCCCCTGAATTTACAAATCTAGGAAAATCAATGTCAACATCTCTATATCCACCTGATTTTGCATTAAAAATTTCAACTGCATCAGGTGCAAATTTACTTCCTTGTAAACGATTTAATACTGGAGCTAATTTTGAATTTACATTTGTGGCTAATACAAATCCATTATTGTCGTGAACGTAACCACAAGCTTTATCGATTGAAAGATTTCTTGGCACTGGTTTAAGTAAATTATAAATATATATTTCTTCTTTACCGGAGCAAATATATGTTTGACCAGAAGCAACAACAATGTCCATTTGTTGTTCTTGAGCCATTTTTTTTGCTCTTAAGCCTACAGAAGGTGTATTAGGAGATAAAATTCCTACAATATCTAGCCCATTAATTATAGCTGATGTAAGAATTGATTTGATAGTAGAATTTAAGTAGTCTTCGTTAGAAAATGCTTCTTCGTTATCAATAAATACACATAAATCAACCCTTAAGACATTTTTTCTCAAAGCTGTGCATTCTTTTGCTATATAGTACCAAGAACGTTCCATAATAAAGAAAATACTAGGTATCCAGCTTTTTTACCTATCTTTTATTTCCACAATCAGGGCAAAACTTTTCCATACCTAGGAACTGAAAACCACATTCAGTACAGAATTTTGCTAGTTGAGCCGTTCCACACTTTAAACAAAATTTAGCATCAATTGGCAAAGCATATAAGCACTTTTCATTTGCACATCTTTTCATTTGATGCTTTTCTACTTGCTTACGCTCTGTAGTACCATCCATTTCGTCAAGCTCAGAAATTAAGTCTGCAATATTGACTGAATTAGGGGTAATTGCTGCTTGATGCTCTATTTCTTCTTTCACTTCAGGTTCAGTTGGCTTCAAAATGGGTTGTTTTTCTGCCCATTTTTGAAATTCTGGGCTATCAAAAAGACTTTGCTTTGGTTCAGCACTAACATCCCCAAATTCATTGATTTTAAGGTCAATTTCACGATCTGTCATTTCCATCTCGTCCCCAAGCACTGTATGCCCAAATTTATTCATTTTTGGCTTGGGGAGATCTTCACGATGAGGATTAGTGAAAGAGTGTCTTAAAGCATTGATCTGATCGTCGTCCATAAACTGATTTTACAGTTTATTGTTTCTTTTTGTCATCTCTTCTTTCGTATTTAAAGCTTACAACTTCAAAAGAATTTGACTCTGGAGCATCACCAGCGGAATATTCTTTTGCACTATCTGAATGATTTTCAACTGCTTGTAAAATTTTGCTCATTAACTGCGTGTCTGGAATTGGACCATTGTTCATAGCTTTGATTTCAACTGCAAAGCTATGAACTGTCCCATCATCACTCACAACACTTACATTTGGTCTTGGTCTTGCATATGATTCGATTTTAGGATTATTTCCTAAATCAATTGATGAATCTTCAGTTTCCATCAGATTAGCGTCTCCCATATCGTAAACAGCATTATTGATTTTGTTGCTTAACTCAGGATTCACTTGAGCTACTCTCGTTTTTATATCGTCCAATACCTTAATCACTTTGTTCATTTTTAGTATCCTTTTAGTTTTCTCTTTTTTTACACCCATTAATAATGGGAATTAATATTTAATATTAAAATGTATATTAACATTAATCTTTAAAAGAAATTTTTAAATTTTAAATTTTTAAGTAAATTGTTGCTACATTAAGCAACTGAACAATTTACCCTCCAGTACCAATATTCCAGATATATCTGAAAAATCTACTTCTTCCTCCAGGCATATTAAATTCTGGTACAACAACTGATCTTATTCCAGGATAAGTAGCAATTGGTAATTTTTCTAACAATTTTTCAAATTCTTCTTTGTACATTGTTGCTGATTGTCTAATGTCATCAGTAATTCTTGCATCAGGATCTTCAATAAGTAATCTTCTTTGTCTGTTAGTCAAACTTGTAAGTAAACTTCTTAGGATATAATAAGCTGCTCCAAATACTAATGCAGGGTCATAGAAATAAGGAGCTGATGCTACTGTTTGAAACTTACTAGCTCCGGGTTGAGAATTTATTGCTTGAAGTGCCATATACAAACTACTGTTCATATGATCGTTAGTAATCATCTTAATGCTATATGATACTAACACATTATCGTAACTGTGAATTTCTACTGGATTTCCATTTGAATCTATGAAATAAATATTTCCCATAAAATCATATTTCACCATTAGTCCATTTGGATAGTTGTTTCCATTTGTATACTGTGATTCATACCCATCCCTGTTTTTGATAATTGGATCATAAGTGGTGTTGATTGTTGAGTAAATTGGTGTTGTCTCTGATAATTGAATTAATGGATCTCTATCGCCTTGATTCGATGGACCTGAAATTCTTACTTCAGGTTTTGGTACAGAATTCCAAAAAGGGAAAGCAACTGACCCTACACTTCTATTTCTTCTAAAAATTACTTCTTCATCATAAATAGGAATGTTCAAAAGATGCTCTAATTCATACCTTAAACTACTTTTTACGAGTAATTCATCTCCTAGCATTGGAGACGAAGTATTAAGCACATTTCCGTTTGAATCTACTTCTTGAATTCTGTAATAGTCTGAAGGTGAGCCATTTGTATCAACACCTTCATTTGTTGGAAATGTAACAGTAGCTATTGTGGTGTAAGTGCCTTCAAAATTAGTGCTTTTTTGAATTTTGTAAAAGGCAACATTTTGTGCTCCAGATCTTTCCCATTCTATAAAGATTCCTGGATATGATGGTTGGGTATTATAATAAACTAAGGTGCTGTTGTTAAAAGATTGAGCTGAAAAATCGTTTGCCATATTTTCTCCCAAAAAAATAAAGGCCATCCGACTGGATAGCCTTTATTCAGTCTAGATTAAACTTTCTAAACTCTTCTAATTGAGCCCTCTTCTCCCTCGCCCATATCTGCTTCTAAATCAATAGCATCAGCAATAGAATCGTATCCATCATCGCCATTGTCGTTATAGTCAAAATCGGCTCCAGCAACTCTTCGATCTCGATTATAATTTGTCATCTCAACTTCTCTTACACTAGAACCTCTAATTGCATCTGAAGGAGGCTCTGCAACAAAAGCTCTACCTCTTGTTTCTACTCCTGAGACAGAACTATTTGCATCTAGATTTTTCTGTTGAGCTAAGAGTTGATTAATAATGCCTGGGTTTTTCTGTACCTTTTCTGCAAATTGCTCTACTGAAAGATCATCACCTTGTAATTCTGCTTGAGTTTGTGCAATATCTAAAGCCATTGCATAAGAGAGTGAATCATTTGCATATCCAGCAGTTGTCACATCATTTTTACTCTTGTAAGCTTTTTCTGCATCAATACTTTCAGCCTCAATTGATTTTCCGTCAATATCAACGGTTCTGAGATTGTTATTGCTTTGCTGCTTGAGTAATTCTTTTTTGCCCTTAATTGCTGCCTTCTCTTCAATTGAATCAAATTGCTCAGGAGAAATCTTTCTAAGCAATCCTAATCTTAGTGAATTTCTCAAGTCCTTGGAAGCTTTTACTACCTTTGGATCTTCCCAAGTAAGGTCAATTGCTTGAAGAGGCCCAAAGTTCAATCTGATATCACTAACATAATGTGGGCCAAGAGTTACATTTTGTACGATAAATGATTCTGGCTCTTGATTTACACTTTCATTCATATTTTAATCCTTTTTATTTACAGGTAAAGATGTTATACCGTCCAAGCCTTCTTTTCCGGTCCAATACTCATTTGATTTAGACTCTCTTGAATTTGGATCGTAAGAGTTTTTTCTGACATTTTTTTGATCTTTCACAAATTCTGTCATTTGTTTACGTTTTAAAGTGGTTCCAAATTGTTTTTCTTTAGCAGTCAAGCCATCTTGAACATTAAAACTGTTGAAAACTCTTTTCGCTTGGCCATTTCCACAAGGGCAAGGAATTACAGGTTGGTATTCACTAAAAGAAAGAGATATTGTGAATGTTTTAGGTTCAATTGAGCATTCACATAAGTATTCGTATCTAGGCATATTTTATTATTTAAGGTAAGAGATATAAAGGTAATTGTACAATATCTTTTGAAATCTTATTAAAGGAGTACTCAAAAAATGAGTTCAGAAATTACAGACGCTGGAACAACCCATCATATGTATTGTGTTAAGTGCAGAACTATGGTTATGGTTTCCGCTCCTAAGAAAATTGTTATGAAAAGTAGTAGACACGCTCTTCAAGGTAAATGTCCTCACTGTTCAACATCAACATTTAAAATTACAAAAGCAGAATAAATCTTATGAAATTTGTATTCAATGATAGTTTAATTGCTTCAGTTCCTAATGATGACGAAAGCTCAATTGTTAATTTCGTATCAAGTAATATTATCTTAGAAAAAAAGGTAGTTACATCGGCAACTTTAAATAATGTTGACGAACTTGTTGAAGCATTAAGTAAGTTGACTACAGAAAGAGACAAAAGTAAATTATTAGATTCTCCTGATGCAAAAAATATCCTAAGTAATTCAGATAATGTTAAAGACTTTATCAAGAAAATGAATGTTTTAGGAAATAAATCTAATAGTTCTAGTGGCAGTGCAAGTCCTGTTGACAGAATTCAAAGTACTTTGTTGGGAGGAGCAGAACAAGTTGGACAACCTGCAGAAGCTTATGCTCCTTTCTTAGAATCTAAAGATCAAATTATTTCTAGACTAAAACCATTTATGTCAGAACAACAAATTGGAGAAACTTTTGATAGATTGGAAAAATTGATTCCTTTCACAGAAGTTATCGGTTTGCTTGAATACTTAATTCAGAAATCAAGATCTTGTTTTACTAACGTTTCTGACTTAATAAACTTTTTCATTGAATACTATGGACAAAAATTTCAATACGCAAGAGCTAAAAATATTATTGATTTAGCTTGTGATTATCAAAAATTAAATCCATCTGTTGATATTTTTTCAGTTCTCAAAGATGCTATTGCTGGAAATCAACCAAAAGTTGGTTTAGGATATTTATCAAAAGATCCTGAATCACAACTAAGTTTCAATAATCTTGTTGAATTATCACAGTCTAATTTGCCTGAACAATCTGAAGAAATAAGAAGAAGATATCAAGCAAGTAGAGATGCTTTACGTATTCAACAACAAAAAGTAAATATGCAAAAAGCTATTTACGATATGATGAAAACAGAAGAAATGAATCAACAACTTGTTAAAATGATCAAGTTTTTGGGCCAATCTTTTGAATTCTTAATTACTCAGCCTATGTATAGAGCTTTACGTGATATGTTTTATGATCTTAATGCATCTAAAATATTATTAAATCAAGCTTCAAGTATATTTTTGGGTGACACTTCGCCTGAAACGGCAAACTATTCCCAATTTGAAGAACAACAACAAAGGGATGAGACTTTTACTGCTATTCCAACTAGAAGACAGCAATTTTCTAATATTGAATCTAAATACCTTAAGTTGGCAAGTCCAGAAATTACAAGACATATTTATGCTCAAACTGCACCAGTTGCCACTCAACAACAAAAGAATGATGCTAAACTATCTTTAGAACAAATATTTGATGCAGTTTCAAATGGAGCAAATACTGTTGTTGAAAAAATCAAGCAAGGAATAAAATCTTTAGGTGCAGACATAGAAAGATTGTGGAACAGCACTTACATTCCTAAAATTATTGCAATTTATGATGCTATAAAAAACTTGATAAGAAAATTGATAAATTCTTTAGGTACTAAAAACTTTAGCCTTGAATCAATTTCTCAAGAATTCAATAATTTATTTCAAGCATTAAGAAATGATAGTGGTACTGGTGGTAGCTCACAAGTATCAAACATTATTAATTCACCTATTGGGGCTGCTATTTTAGGTCCAGGTGCTGCAGCTGGTGCTTTAGGTGCTTTTATGGGAGCTAATTTAGTTGCACCAAATTCTGGTCAAAGCTCTCAGAAACCTACTGTAAAATCAAATGTCAATTTTCAAAAAGTTGCACAAAGAATACCTCAACAAGGTACTACTTATCCTGGCAATGACAAAACAAAAGGCTACATCATCAATTCTATTGGCATAATAGCAAGTGTTGGAACTTTTATTTTAGGAGCCATTTTTGCAAAAGATGCTATAGCAGGTTTGTTAAGAAATCCAAGCGATTGGTCAGTAATTGTAACAGGTGTTACATCACTTTTGTTGGGTTTTAAAAATAATGTTATCGAATTATTTATGCAGTTAAATCTTGTAGGAGGAAATGCTCCTCAAAGCGCTCAATATTTTGATAACGCAGGAAATATGACTGCACAAGGTAAGCAAAGAGCAGCAAATTTCCAAGAAACAATGATTTCTTTAGGTGTAGCAGATCAAGATGCTATGGCTCTAGGAAAATTTAGAGTTCAAAAAACTTATTTGATGGAGCAATTATCTACTAAGGAAAGAAACTTACAAGCTGCTGAAACACAAGCAGTGCAAGTGGGTGGAGGAAATCAGGTCAATACAGTTGGTGATTTGCCTCAAGACTTTCAAACAAAGCTTAAGGACTTTTTAGATTTTACTACTAGATTAGAGACTCAATTTAAGGCTGTCTTAAATATTTTCAGAAATGCTATAAATAATAATATGAAAAACTTTAATGAAGTTCAAAAAACTCAAGCTATGGGTGAGTTAGCTGAATTTCAAAAAGACTTAATTGAAATTCAACAAAAAAAATCTCAATGGTCGAGTATGAAAAACATTGCTGGTCATATGATGAGAAAAAGAATTTTACTTCAAAAACTCAAGCCTCTTGAAAAGCAATTAGATACAATGAAGAAATTAGGAATTCCTATGGCTAATATTATAGCTTCTCCAAATGGAATTCTGCCTCAAGTCAGTAGAATTAGAAATGAAGAGCAACAATCATTAGAAAAATTACGTAAAGAATATTACGAAAAAATGGAATTGTTGAAAAATCCTGACAAAATTGCGCCTTTGGTTAAGTTACCTAATGATACTGGTGTAACAAAATTACCTCAAAGTCCTGATCAATCTGAACCTAATGAATCTCCATTTAATGTTCCTGAAGATTCAAAGTTCAATACAAATCAAGAAAATGATAGCCTTGGAGAAAAATAATGTTTAAGATAGTTGAAGCACAGGTAAACGATTATATTCCCAAGTTAACAAAAGCGGATTTTGACAATAATTTGTCCAAAATTGAGCAAGAAATTTCTAATATTGAAAAAAAGTATAAATTTGATCAACAAATATCAACCAATGTTAAGTTTGATAATAAGAAATTCACTTTAGATCAATTTCTTAAAAAACTAAAGCAACAAGTTTTTGATATCAAAGAAAAGAAAAATGTTGGTCAAATGTATGACACATCACTATTTCAAAATATTGGTGGTAAAAATGTCGATATTTCAAGTGATGATGCTCAAGAAGGACTTAAGAGAGATATTGCAGCTCTTGAAAGACAAATTCAAGAAAGAGAACAAACTTTAGCTGAAATTGATAATTATATTGTCACATTATTGTCAGGAGAAATGAGTCAATTGAATATATCACATAGTAACGCAAAGTTTGTCAAGATTGCAGATAGACCTTCTGAAGATGAAGTATTAGGACCTGTTGAAGATTATTTTAACGAACTTTATGATGACACTCCAGGAAGTCCAAATTATGGTAAGTTGATGACACATCCTGAAAAACATAGGAACGAGTTATCTACTGAAGCTCAAGCTCAATCTTCAAAACCAAAATTTAAGAAAATATAATATTCTTTACAATTAAGATATGTCAGATATTGATTTTATCGATTATGATAAAATTTCAATTCAGTCAGATGCTTTTATAACGTCTGCTGAATTAAATTGTTATTTTCAATATATTCCTTCAACTAAAGCAATTTCTTATAATATTAAGAAAGAGTTGCATACTGCTGGCACAACTGAAGATCCAAATGATTATAAAATTCCTGATGTTTCTGGAAAAATTCTTCCTAGAAAACTCTACAGGATTAATCCATTCCATTCTAATTATTCAGAAAATTTAGAATTAAATAAAGTCAATATTAATCCTGAAATATTATATCCAACTAAAATAAAAGAGCACAAAGAAAAAGTTATAGATTATGGCTCATTGGGTTTAAATTCAGACCAGATTGAATTTATGAAAGCACTTCAAAATCTGAAATCCCTAAAATCTGATGACTTAATTAAGAAACTAGATATTGAACAATTTGAGTCTGTAGATGAAAAGGTTATGAATGGATTTTTTCAATTGTATCCTAGATTTATGGAAATGCTTTCTGCAAGTGTAAGCCCTGGGGGATTTAATCAATTTTTTGAAGACACTGAAACTACAGAGTCTATAAATGAAAATGAAACTCTTGTAAATGAGGCTATTAAAAAGTTAGGACTAAATCCAAGCGAAGTAAGAGTAAAAAAAAAATTTGAAGTAAGACCAGGCAATGTAAAAAAAGACGAGATAAATGCATATCTTCAAGATATATCTTTGTCTAATAATATTTCTAACAATACTCGTTCAATTAACAACAATTCAGTAACAAATATAAATCAAATTAATTTACAAAATAATAATAAAATTGATTTACAAGTTAGATCATCCAGAGTTGTAAATAATTTAAATACTACTAAAAATACTGATATCAATTTTATCAGCAATAATAACAAGACAGTAAATGAGCTTGTTACTAATGTAAATAAATTTTCTGAAGCTACTAAAATAGATTTTGACAATCTATATAAGTCATTTTTAAAAGACTTAAATATTGCTCCAAATGTTGAAAATCAATTTTACAAAATTATTAATCAGCATAGTAAAAATTTAAGTATTGAATTTAACAAAATTCTCAATCACTCTGAAAAAACTGTTTATGAGACAAATCTCAAGAACTTATCTACTACATACAATTTTCATAGACATATAGAAAATAGGTATAGAGAATTTATCCAAAATTTAAATTTCTTCAATGAAACAGTTCAACAGATAAAACAAACTGAGGTTAACTTAAAGAATACATATCAAAACATTCACAGGCATAGTATTACTCATAAAAATAATCATTATAAAAATATTATCAATTTAACTAAGAATGTTAATTATGAATACACTGCCAATGATTATGAATTTCAATATGCTGTTTTGAAGACAATAAAAAATAGCAATCAATATGTTGAAAATAAAATTTCTAAAATAAAGAATGATCTAAATTTAGCTCAACAAAATATTTCTTTTGTACATCACAGAATGGTGCATATCCAAGAGAAAACAAGCAATTTTGTTGTTAAAGAAATAAAGAATGTTCTCAATAACACTGAATACATTGATGAATATTCTAACATAATAATTAATAAAATAAGCAATATATCAAATAATCAAACAGTTAGAGCATTATTATCTTTAGTAACAAATGAAGAACAATTGAATGGTATCTATACTGTTTTGCGTCAAAGTAATATCAACACTTCTAATATTAAAAATTTAGTAGATGTTTTGAATTTTTCAAAAAATAATAATTTAGAAATTACTAAGGTATCAAGCTCTACAGTTGAAAACATTAAAAAACTTGTAAGTCTTTCTAAAAACGTAGTAGATTATAATAACACTGAGAATCAGATTGTTAATAAATTATCATCTATAAATGTTGAAGAATATAAATCTTTTGTAAATTTATCAGAATCAAAATCTTTCACCAGAATTGCTCAAAGTTATAAGAATATTTCAAATGTAATTGAAAATTTAAATACAACTTCTATAAATCCAAAAATATCTACAATTCGTATTAATCAGAAAAATGTAGATAATTTTAATCAATTTGTAAATCAATCAAATGTAGGTTTTGTTGTTGAGAAACTGTCAAATTTCAACACAGAAAATATTACAGAAAAAATTAATTTACTTAAGAACATAAATGTTTCACAGGATATTAAAAAAACTGAAAATATTGTAAGAAAAATAACTAGACTCGCAAGATATAATAATGTAAATCAAATTACAGAAAATATTGATGAAATAAGTAATTTACAAAGTAGTTTCAGTACTGCAGAGTTTAAAACAGAAATACAAAACTTAAAAAATCTTATTAATGTTTCGAAAAATATAAATGTTTCAAATGTTGAAAATTTAAAAGTATCAAATTTAAGTTTGATTTCTGAAAATATTGAAAAGTTAAACAAAATTAGTAAAATAAATAATTTAACTCAAGAACAAATTAACACTGTCAAGCAAATAAGCAAAGTTGAAAATATTACTGAAGAAAAAATTAGTCAATTAAACAAGATAATTAATCTTACAAGTAAAAATGATATATCCAACATCAAGCTGTCTAGAATAAATCAAATTTCAGAAGTTGTTCAAAAGATCTCTAACGTTGAAAATAAAGAGTTACTTAACATTGTAAATTTATCTAAAATCACTCAAGAAAGAAAGATTTATAATAGGATTTCAAATGTTGTAAAAAATGTTGAAGTTTTGGAAAATGTAAATGTTACTCAAGAAACTGCTCAGAATATTTCTAAAATTTCTAATACTAACAATATCAATCAAATTACTAAAGATTTGAATTTGATTTCCCAAAACTATCAGGAATTCAAGACTAGTATTCAGCAAATTAATAAGATTGCGCAAGTTAGAAATGTTGATCAAATAGTAAAAAATTTGAATTATGTAAACAATGTAATTCAAGAAAATAATATTGTAAATCGCACAAGTAAGATTGATCAAAAAGACTTTATCACTGCCATAAATTTGAGCAAGAATTATATTCAATCTTTCAATAGATTTGAAAGCAAAATAAGCAATATTTCTCAAAGACAAAAGATAAGAGAAACCTTACAAGATATCAATATTACAAATAATGAGATAAATAATTCAACTGTTCAAATAACAAATAAAACACAAAAAGTTCAATTACAAGAATTTATTCAGAATCTTAATTTGCTTGAGACTGAAAAGAATACTACTATCTTAAATCGTTATAGTTTTGAAAGTAATAAAAAGAATATTTCTAATTTATTTACTGAACTAAACTTGACACAACAAGTTAGGCAAGAAAAGCGAAATGAGAGAGAATTTGCACGTATATCGAAGCGTTTAGACAGGATAAATAACGAAGCAATTAAAGTTCAGGGAAATTCATACAAAGTTGAGCAAAACTTCTTTGATATGATGAATTTCTATAATGATCAAAAAGTAACAAAGACAAGCAAAGACAGGAAGGTGAATAATTTCTTTCAATTGCTGGATGTTTTAAATGTTCAAAAAACTACCAATGAAAGAAAAGTTTCTCAAAAGATACAGAAGATCGAGCAAGTACAAAACAGAATTGTAAACAATACATCTCAGATTAAAATTGATGTTTTCAGAGAAAAGAAAGACAATTATTACAAAGTAGATAATCGTCAAACTTTTACCACAAATAATTATCATCAAGAGAAAGAAGAGCAGAAAAAGACAGAAAAAATAGTAGAAAACAAAGTAGAAGAGTTGCTTGTCAAGAAAATTGAAAATGTAACAAATAATTTAGTGTGCAATGTAATCACTAAAAACGAATTTAACACTATCAAAAAAGAAATAATCCAAGAAATTTTCAACATAGAAATGAAGACAGAAGAACGAATCAAAGAGCTGCGTAAGGAAACCCAGCAGACTGTACAAACTATGTTAGAAAGATTCTTAAGAAGTTAAAATGGCCACCTATAAAATTGATAGATCTAGTAACTTGCAATACACAGGTAAGTTCAAGTTTGATTACCAGGTAAATATAGTTTCTGGCGATTTAATATCAAGTAGAGGCACTGGAGTTCGTCAAAGTGTTAGTGCAGGCGCTTACCCAGTTTTTAAGCTCAAAAGTGTTTCTTGCTCTTTGTATGTTGGTGAAAAACCTTCAACATCTACAGGTCCTGAAGCAAAACCTGAAAACCATCCTTGGCCTGACCAAGGGGGTTTGTATAATTTTGGCAATTTTATAGATGGTGGAAGATATGTTCTCAAGATACCAGTGACTTTTTTCATTCAATCTCCTGGTTCATTAATAGCAAATGATATTGTTTACAAGGAGTATTCTGAAACAATAATCCTTTATACTGAACCTTATGATCCAAATGTAAAGCCAGATAAAACATTATCAGGTTCAATAGAGGGTGAATTTTTTGTCGGATTAGGAACAAATGAATTTGTTGATATTGATGAATATTATCCATCTGAAAATTATTTTATAGGCTCTCCTGTTTGTCCAGATAATGAAGATGAATATTGGAAAAACAAAGAACTTACAAAAGATACTGTTAGACAATGGCCAAAGTATACTAGTTTAAATTGGTACGAAGCTATAGATCCTAAATCAAAATCATATGTTGGTTTGAAGTTAAAATTTACAAATCCAAAAGGGCAAGTAACAACATTTAGTAAGAGTTTTGAAATTCCTGCACCTTCACAACTTGATATTGAAATTGAAGATGAGAAGTTCATTAACGCTTGGACTACAACTAGTTCTAATTCAGGATATGTAAGTATTTCTAGCAACGTCCCTGTTGATGCTGGTGATCCAGACTTTGTTAGAAAAGATCACGCTCAGGCTGACACTCAAAATTATTATTTGCAACCTTTTCCTGGTGCCACTAGAACTGATGATCCAAAGTGTACAGCCAGAATATCCTTAAAGTCTGATGCTCCTAGAAAAGTCACATTTGAATCAAAAATTTTAGATTGGAACAGCGTACACACAGACCCCTTGACAGCTTATGTTATTGGATTTAACTCTGATGGTAAGAATAAAAAGATATTTAGAAATTCAAAAAGAGCAGTTGCATTACCAACTTATGCAACTGTATCAACAAACTCTGGTAATGTTGGCTTAATTGAGCAAACTTATAGAAATTATTACGGATTTATTGAAGTTAGAGAAGCTGATGGATTGTCTGCTACTTCAAAATCATTGGACTTTAATAATCAACAAAAATGGATTTTTGGTTTGGTTGACACAATAAAATCCAAAGAACCATTAGATGATTTAGAAAGCCCTCCTAAGAACTATGATTTTCCTGCAAAGTTTGTAAGATCAACAAATGGCTGTTATGATATAAATGAAACCAATAGAGAATTAACATTAGATAAATATGATTTTCCAGGGTCAGTGCCATTACCCTTAAGAGGTTGGAAATTTAATTCTATGTCTTTGATTCAAGATAAAGAATTCATCATTGAAGGCACTGGAAATAAAAGATTTTATAATGGAAACGCAAACGAACCACATTATTATGGAGATCAAAATCTTTCTGGTTATAGATACCTAGAAATTCAATTAAAATCATTAGGACAGCTGCAAAGTGGTAATTTGTCAATTACTGAAACTGCAAAAGGTCCAACATTGCAATCTAATTCTACTAATGAATCTATAAAAACTTTCAACATATCAACAGATTCATCATCGTTCAAAACATTAAGAATTGATTTGTGTAATCCATCTAATAAAATAGATTTTGTTGACAATCAAGATTCTCCATATCCAAGACTCAACACTTACACAACATCAAAACCAAAATCCGCAAATCCTTTTGGTTACCTAGCAAAAGAAAATTCTCCAAAAGATAATTTTTTCATTACAAAACCAAACAAAGATAATGAATCATCTAATTGGATTACAGATGAAATAAAACAAAAAATAAAAAGTTCTGGTATTATTTATATTACTGATTCTAAAGATAATGCAGTAGATTATTTTGAGGTAAATACAAGTGCATTTCCAAAAACAGGAATTGGTACAAATATAATATTTGGCAAACCAAGAGTTAATAATGGCAGAATAAAGTTAGCAAAACCTTGGAATGGCGAGATTCAAGATATATCTCGTAAAGAATTATTTATTTATATAGTAAATAATGACCTTACAAATGGCAAAACAATTGATGAATTATTAAATCGTAGTAACGATGGAACTTATCCTGATGAATTTGAAGTTTATGATTTTGATCCAGGTTTGCCAGATATCTCGGAAGTAGTTTCTAAAACAACATTTGATTTTGCGGATGGTTCTGGAGTTATATATATAAATCCGATACCATCATATGAAAATAATCAAATAAATCCTTATAACGGTATTGAAGTTGAAGATAAAGCCAAAAATTTAATAAAATCATATAAAATTATTGATTATGTTAATGATATAGCCAACACTGGCAAAGCTTATTTCACTATACAAATTCCTTCTGATTTTAATGCTAATAGTAAATTTTCAATGGGATCTACAATCAAGTTGAAATTTTTGGATGGAGCTACAGATGATAAGTTTACTAGCATAGTTGTTAAGTTTAATAAAATAGAAAATTATCAAAATTTTTACAGAGCAAGCTTGGAATATGCTAAATTGGATAAAAATAGCCTACCTGATTATGATGGCATACCAAGATTTGTAAATAATAAAAATTTCATTTTATCTGCTAATTCACCATTAATTACAGTTAAACCAGTAAGATTAGTAGAAAAAACTTTCTCAGCAGATAGTTTATTGAACACAAGCTTGATAACAAATGCTCCTACTGGTCCTGAAGTGAATGCTATTGATGATGCTCCAGAGGATGAAACATTAAATGGTCCCTACTATGGCATATCAAGAATCACAAAAATTGAACTTGACAATGAACAATTGGAACTTGGACAAGTAAAATTAATTCGTAATAATTCACTTAGTAATTTTATTACATCTGGCAATAACACTACTTTTCAAGAAAAAACTAAATTTGATAATTCAAGTGTTTCAGAAAATTTTTATTACACTAGAAGATTTTGGCAACAAAACACTGACGGCAGAGATGAAGAAGAGGGTGATATAAGTTGGCAAAACACCATCACGCCTAACATCAACACTTGGACTTTATTTCCTAAATCTATTTCTGGATTATGTGATGAAATTTCTAAAGTTGATTCATATGTTAATCCAAGATGGTTAGATCCTAACAATTCTCAAGCAAATATTATTAGACATCCTGGTTGGAAAGCAAAAAAAATTGATAAGAGTTATCCTGTAGATCCAATCACTGGTAATAGAATTTATGGAAACAAATTAGATCCAGACTATTTAAACTCAGATTCTGGATACGCAACTTGGGTGTATGGGAATGGAATTTTAGCCGTTCCAAGTGGTAAAAATAGTGGATCAGGCACATCTTATATTAATGCAATTAATGTTTCTTTTAATGAATTACAAACAATTCTAGCACAAACTATATTTCACAGAATAAATGGAAATTTTCCACCAGGAAAACCAGACTTATTTGGAAACAGTTCATTAAGAAATCAAGATGGAACAGTTCAAGAGTCCACATTGCATTTGAGAGGTGGTTTGATTGCAAGAGGACCTGGATACGGGCTTATCTTGCCACCTCAAAAAAGTACACCAGACAACTTAAGAAAAGCAAACTTGATTGAAGCATCTACAAGAGAAAATAAAGGTTCATCAGAATCCGATAATAAGGGATATTTCGAAACTGGATCTGTTTATGCAAAAAATAAAGTTGATCATTACATTGAATTGGAAAAGTCTAAAAATTTTGAAATTCCGTCAGACTTTAGAAGTTCTACTCGAAACTTTTCACAAGCTAAAAGAGAAAGAGCAGCTTACAAAGGTGGAAAACAAAATATTGCTACAAATCTTTCAGCTTGTGAATCAGGGTTTGAAAAATCTATAGTAATTGCTTACACTGTACCTTCAACAAAACCTGGTGAAGAAAATCAAACAGTAATCATTTCCACTGATTCATTTTTCACACAACAATATGAAAAATACCCGGTAGGTTATAATTCTACAACAGGAAGTGGAGTAACTATCAAGGGTGAATTTCCATTTTTGTTAAGTTCTGAAACACAACTTAATCAAAGAACAAAAGTAAATACATTTTTACTTACAGAACGAAATTCAAATACTAAAGCAAGAAGTTCTCACGATTACGAATCTCTTATCGCAGCAAATACAGATATGAGAAATAAATTTTCTTGGCATCCATTTATCGATGGACAATCCAAGATAGATGCAAATTTTTCTACTTTATCGAAAGCTTTCAAGGGAACAAAATACAATTCTTATGTGGTTTCTGATCAGGCTCCTCAATTATTTAATGTTGGATACGCTGATCCTGGAGCAATTGTTTTTAGATCAATTCAATTAAGTACTACAAATATAAATGCACCTATAACTGATAAAACAATTTTTATTGATGGTATTGCTCCTACTTACATTTCTGATTTTAGACTGATAGAACCAATTACTTCATCTGGTACAGCATATTCATCATTTCCTACAGTAGCTCAAATTTCCTCAAGAGATTATATTGTTGCTTATTCTTTGAATTCGTCACCAAGAAAAATTAATTTCAAGATTATTTCAAATTATGAAGCACAGAATAAAAATACACTTTTTGATTTAGATGAACTTACTGGAAACACTCTTTCTGATCAATATAATATTTATGGCTTGACTTCTGATTACGATGAAAAGTTAGGGTTACACAGATCAGTTTTTTGGTGTAATGGAGGAATATATTATTTTGAATACGCTCTTTCATCAAGCAATTTGGGACAAAAAAGATCAGATAAATTGCACTTAATAAAAGGTAAATTAGATGAAGCTTTAGTTTCAGAATTAAGTAATAGAAGAAATATTGTTAAGTATTTTGATTCTAATAGTGAATTAAATGCTGAGGTTCCCAGACAAAGACCAGCTTTGATTACTTGTAAAAAACAAGATTATGATGGAAAAGTATTTGTTGCTTTTGACACTGGTAAATGTAATATAGAAGCAGTATTATTTCATCCTTATTCAAAAATATTAGGCACTAGAAAGTTTGATATAGAATGTGTAAATGATTCTGGATCTAATATAAAAGACACAACTCCTATTGCTGATATTCAAGCTAATCCAACTAATGGACAATCAGCATTATTTGTGAGCTTTTTATCTACTAATTCTTATGATCCAGGAGGAAGTACTATTACATATGCCTGGAATTTTGGAGATGAAACTCAATCTACTGAAGAAAATCCAACGCATACTTTTGTTAACAATACAACAAGTCCAATTGATTTTAAGGTAACTTTGATTGCTACAAATGCAAATGGAATAAGTAGTGTACCAGCAACAATTGTAATAACTGTAAATCCAGCGCCAGTAAATAATCTTTCACCACAAGCTAAATTTTCTGCAACGCCAACTTCTGGAGACGTAATACTAACTGTATCATTTACAGATCAATCTAACCCAGCAAATGATGGATCTTTTATACAGACATATGAATGGGACTTTGGCGATGGTGAAACTGCTATAAAGTTTGATAATTCGTCATTTACTCACGATTACAGAAGAGCAGGCTCATTTACTCCAACCCTTTTTGTAAAGGATAATTTAGCTCGTTTATCAAGCAAATTTTTTGGTCCTGTTATAAATGTAAATGGGACAGTCAATAATCCGCCATCACCAAATTTTAAGTGGGCGCAAACATCATTTTCACCAACATTAAAAGTTCAGTTTACTGATAGTTCCAGTGACGACGAAGGGCCAATAGTTGCTTGGAACTGGAATTTTGGAGATAATCAAACAGCTGAAGTTCAAAATCCAGAACATATTTATGCATTTCCTGGTACATATTTAGTAGTTCTTACTGTGACTGACTCTGGAGGTTTAAAAGCATCAGCTTCAATAAGAGTCACAGTTGACCCACCAGGAAACAATCCACCAATAGCAAATTTTTTATTTTCACAACAAAATAGAAAATTAATTATTGATTTTACAGATACATCATCAGACACAGATGGAGTAATATCTTCCTGGATTTGGAATTTTGGTGATAATTCTACTAATACTGTTCAGAATCCATCTCATACTTATTTATCATCTGGCACATATCAAGTTACACTTACTGTTACTGACAATTCTGGTAAATCTAGTTCAATAACTAAAAATGTTGTTGTAGTACCATTAGTAAATATTTCACCAATAATTTCTAATATTACAGGTACACAAACAAATTTCAAACCTCTTATTGGTAAATTTACAGAAACATCTTCTGACCCTGATGGTTTTATCACTCAGTGGAATTGGAATTTTGGTGATGGTAATACATTTACGACAACAGATTCAAACTTAAAGAATCCAACAAATACTTACTTATTTCCAGGGACATATACAGTTTCTCTTACAGTAACTGATGATGGTTTACCTGATGGAACAGATAAAAAAACTACAACATCATCTATTCAGTTTGTTGTTGAACCACCACCAGCTAATCAGCCTCCAATAGCATTATTTACTGTAAATGCAAATAATATTTCAGCTCCAGCTTCAATTATATTTACAGATGAATCTACGGACTCTGATGGAAAAATAGTAAGTTGGTTGTGGGAATTCGAAACTGGCAATACTATTTTTTACAATTCGCAAACATATCAAAAAACTGTTGCTCATACTTTCACAAGATCAGGAACATATCCAGTCAAATTAACTGTTACTGATGATGGTAACTTGTCAAACACATATTTCTTAGATATCGTAATTAAGAACAATCCTCCAGTTGCAATATTTTCAGCTTTTCCAAATTCAGTACTGTCCAAAAATCAAATAAATTTCTTTGGAAATACTTCTTATGATTCTGATGGAATTATTACAAAGTATGCTTGGAATTTTGGCGATGGAACAATTATATCTCAAGGAAGAACAACTGAATCTCATACATATTCTAGACCAGGAACATATCAAGCTCAATTAACTGTAACTGATAATATAGGAGACACTTCTATAGCTAATTTGATAATAAATGTCACTAACAGAAGCCCAATAGCTAGAATAACCTATACAACTTTGACTGTTAAAGCGCCAGGTAGTTTAATACTTAATGGTGACACTTCTACAGACGAAGATGGAATTATTGTTTCTTATAATTGGAGTGTTGCTGGTTCCGTTGTTTCATCAACACCTAATGCAACAATCAATTTCACTACAGAAGGTACGTATGTAGTGTCCCTTACAGTAACTGATGATTTTGGATCTACTGACACTGCAAACGTTACAGTGATTGTAACTCCTCCTGACAATATACTTCCACTTGCAATTCTTACAGTGGATAAAAATTTTGGTGTGATAAATGATACATTTATTTTTAACGTATCAGACTCAAGAGATCCAGATGGTTCTATTATTTTATATCAAATAGATTTTGGAGATGGATCTTCTACACAATTTGTAAATCCTGCATCTTTTTCTCACGTTTACAAATCTGTAGGAAATTTTACTTCAAAACTAATAGTTACAGATAATCGAAATGGTGTTAGTTTAGAAACTGCAAGATCAGTTCAGACTATAACAATAAATAACCAACCTCCTGTCGCAAGTTTTTCATATAATCCAATAAATGCCAATACCTTTGATTCTATTGCTTTTATAGACAATTCTAGTGATCCAGAAAATGCTTTGATAAGATGGTCTTGGGATTATGGTGACGGAACAAGTTTTACAACAACTGATCCATTACAAAAAAATCCAATTAAATCATATAACAAGGGCAATAAGGATTACACCGTATCTCTTACTGTTTATGATAATTTGGGGTTATTCAATACAACATCTCAAATCGTAAGAATAAATAACAGAAAACCATTTGCTGTAATATCAACAAGTAGTTCACCTATAAATAATGTAATCACTGGTATTGCACCATTCACAGTCACATTCGATTCAAATTCTTATGATCTTGATGGAACAGTAGTAAACTATGAATGGTATATAAATGGATTGCTTGGCACTCCTTTCAAAACCAAATCTTTTACTTATACTTTTGACACAGCAAGATTTGTTCCATACTCTGTAACACTTAGAGTTCAAGATGATGATGGTGCTTTTAGTGATTTAGCAAATATTGGTGTCAAGGTAAATACACCAAATGAGCCACCAGTTGCAGTTATATCAGCCAATCCTCCATCTAATACAAGTTTTGCTCCAATTTCAGTTACATTTTCAGCTGCAGGAAGTTACGATCCTGACAATATAAACGGCCCACTTGTATATGCTTGGGATTTTGGTAATGGTAATACTTCAGATCAAATAATTGCAGCTACCACTTATTCAAATCCAGGCACTTACAAAGTTGCTCTTAAGGTTACAGATAATTTAGCTGCAACAAATACTGCATACCTTGACTACATTGTTAAAAACAGTAAACCTGTGGCACTTTTAGATACTTTGCCATCTAGTATAGTTTCTTTGAGAATAAATACTTCAATAGTTTTTACTGCTTCTGGAAGTTATGACCCTGACTTAAATCAATTTATAAGTGGTTATAAATGGCTCAAGGACGGAATTGATCAAAATTCTAACACCTCAACATTTGAAACATCGTTTGATAGTGTAGGTAATCATACAATAACCTTGAGTGTTTTTGATAATTTAGGCTTAGAGTCTGATCCAGTAAATAAAACAATATTTGTGTTTCAAGATCCTGCACCACCACCAATTAATCAAAACCCAATTGCAATACTTGGAAACGAACCATCTGTTACGGGGTACATCGAATTAAAAGTTGGAGACAGTTATACTTTTGATGGTACTAATTCTTATGACTCTGAAGATGGATCAAATATTACATATGAATGGTCAATTGATGGTGTAAAGTCAGGATACAATTCTACTTTTGTAAATCAATTCAATACAGAAGGAATATTTACAGTAAGCTTAATTGTTTTTGATACACAAAAGTTAGCATCATCGCCTAGTTCAAATTTAGGAAATAGATATTCTGTTGATGTGAAAGTTTCCGCTGCTTTAAATCCTTTAGTTAACAAATTATTTTCATCTGGACAAGCATTATATGGGGCAATAGCAAGTGGAACAAATACGTCAAACAGATATGGCTTTGAATTAGTTGATGACACAAAACAATATACTATTATAGAAAGTGGTCTTTATCATACTTTTGTAGTTGATGCAGATGGAAAACTTTATGCAAGTGGTTCAAACAGTAATGGACAACTTGGATTTCCATCAAATATAACTCAGCAAAATTCACTAACGTTAGTACCTCTTGCGTCAAAATATAAAGTTTTAAAGGTATCTGCTGGAGACTATTGTTCAGCTATAATTGCAGAAGATATAACAATTAGCAAAAGAGTCTTGTTGGTTTGTGGTTCTAATATTAATGGAATTTTTGGACAAGCATTACCAAGAACAAATATATTTAATTTTCAACCTATATTAGAAAGAGCGAATACTTTTAGTGGGGCAAGTTACACATCAAATAATGGTTTGTTGGATGTATCTTGTAATTCTTATATTCTTGCTTTCACAGATAATAAGCAAGTTTGGGTAGCAGGTAGTCATAGATACACGAATAAAACTGGAATCGTTGACACTGGATTCTTTCCAATTAATATTGATCCTAATCCAGATTTACAACTTGGAAGCACAAATTATCTTAACCCGTTTAGATTAGAAGTAGGATTTAACAATTTTTCTGGTTTCGTATCTGGACTTTCATACGATATTGACAATCAAATAGTTTGGTTTACTGGATTATCTACATTGAGGGGTTGGGGATATGCCTATGATATTTCAACTTACGAAAACAGATTAGTGGTGATAACAGCTTCTCAAGACCTATTTTATGATCATGCAATATACCTTTATAATTTTTCGTCAAGTGAAGTGCCTCAGTATGATTTTAGTGCAGGATTAGCATCAGACTTAAATCCAAATGAAAAATTCTTAAAAGTTTCTACAGGTAAATTTGGATTCTTGGCTTTATCGGAAAATCTTTTTTATCCATATGGTTTGAATGATTATGGACAACTTGGTTATGCCCAGTCAATTTCAAGTTCTATTTCAATAAATCTAAGAGATGGTATTCCTGATGGTGTTGTTCTTCCTAATATGAGTGTGACCGGAATATCAGACATTGCTGCTGGTGGAAATCATTCAATAATTTTAGCTTCTAATGTTAAGCCTTCATCATATTCATTTACAATTACTAAACCAGGTGGATATTCTATAGACCCCCAATATCCAACTGCTTATCCAATCAATCAAGTTGCTGGGTAAAGGTATAAACCCTTTTTATTTTTTATAATATTAATATGAACCTTTCCCCAGATCCAAGACAGTTAAAAACAAAAGTAACTTTGAGTATTATGAATGCTCCCGAAAGTGGATTTTTTTCTGGAGAATATTCGGCTTCTACAGCTACAAAGTCTCAAGACAATTTAAACGTTTTAAATTATGATTTTGAACCCTCGTACACTTATTCAAATGGAAATACTGAATCAAAATATAGCACTAGATTAAAAGTTTTATCTTCTTTACAAAATGCAAGAATTCCAGAAATCAACACATCAATAAGTGCATCATCTTGTACATTTGCTTTTGGTGCAATTGTTCCAGGTGAAGTAGATCCAGTATTGAATAGATTAAAAGGTCCATCAACTGGATACAGTCCAGTTTTTGTAGATAGCCCTACGCAAGGATCTGTAAGTTCTCAATCTGAAAGTTTTACAGATTTATCTCAACACGTTCCAAGAATCCCATTTGTAAATGCTGGAAATGTATTAACTACCTACAATATTTGGCATATAATTGACGGTACAACTAACGCTTATAAGTACATTGGTCCAGCTATTTCAGGAGCAAACACTGGGACACTTAGAACTGTGAAAGATCCTTCTAGTGGGTCTCAAGTTGAAGTTACATCAGAAAAAACTAATACTACTATAAGAAGAATATTTCCAACCTCTTATGATGCTGTGTATCAAAATGATGCTTTTATTTTTAATCCAGATGGGACCTCAGAGCCAATTTTAGCAAGAGGCAGTAATGGTAATAATGGTTTTCACATAAATTTTTCTGTAAGTAATATGCAACAAACTTCATCAGCTATAAAAATTGCAGTAAAACCACAAGTTGCAAATAATAATTTTATCAATGATTTTTTTATAGAATTTAAGATTGATAGCAAGCCAGTCTTAAAAATATATGATCCTTATAGCAAAGCATACATAACTCAGACAGATTTGATAGCACCTGTATTTGATAAGACAAATATGGGCTCTTATGATATCTATGTTCATTTTGTAGGTCCAAATTTATTGATTGGTTTTAGTCCCGATATCACTAGATGGAACACTGTAATTAATTTTAGTGGTAGAGAGGTTTTTTGCCCACCAGAAACTTTTGTAGAAATATCATTATCAAATACAAATCTTAAGTTTAGATATTCAGCAATTATATTTAATAATTTTAATAACAATCAGCCAAGACTAAAGACAAAAAACTATTTAACAGCAGAATTTAAGTATTCTAAGAAAAAAATTCCTGACATAGTTTCATTTTTACGAGTTGTTAAAGATTCATTTGAGAAGTCATCTTATAGAATTAATCAATCGCCACAAACTACTGGCTATAATGATGACAATCCAAAAGATAAGAATATTTCATATTTTGCTGACTTAAGATTATCTGGTCCTCAATTTGCAAATATTACTGAATACACATCGCCATCTTCATCAAGTGCTGACCCTGATAGACAAACTCTTTTATTTAAGCTTTTATACAATTGCACAATAGAAGGTCCAGCATTTTTACAGGTAGAAATTCCGCATCCTGGAGTACTAGCAACTGTATTCCCAGACTTAGGTAGTGGAAGCTCAAATGCAACTGATTATAAATTTGTCAACCCCCAATTAAGTCAACTTTTTTATGATGTTGGAGATATCACTTCTTGGGTGGAAACTTGGAGTGTAAATTGTGTAGCAGAATTATCTAATTTATCAAAAATTAAAAAAACTGCATCAATAACACTTAAGAATATTGATTCATTAGATGGTCAAAAATTTATAAATGCAATTGAAAATAACTTACTTGTAGTTTCTATAGATGCTGGATATGTTCAAGGTAGTTTGTATCCATATTTTCAAGGTTTTATTACAAACACAAGATATTCAAGAAAAGGCAATGATAGTACATTTACAATCGAATGTACAGATATTGCATCATTTGTTTTAGAAAATTTGTATTTTGATAAAAATATGATGATCGCTGGTATGCGACATGACCTTGCTATTGACTCAGTTATGGCTTGCACAGGATTTTGGTCTTTTTATTCTCGTAATAATGCCGATTTAGCAAATGGCGGTTCAATTTATGGAATAGACCTAAGATTGAATAGTAACTCTGTAAACAACCAGGATTTAATAAAGCTCAATCCTTTAGATAGAATATATGAAAAACTAGGAAAATTACTTGAAAGATTAAATAATCCTTATTCTTTACCTACTTTTAGATGGGCTGAAAGATATGGATTCAAGCTTGAATGCAGAAATAATTTTGTTGATAATGATTTAAAATTTACTGGATTATCTTCTGCTGGTACTGCTTATATTTTTAATAGTAACGCATCTAACACAACAAATTATCTTGCAAATTTTCAAAATGACATACACGGTCTCTTAGTAGATGAATATCAGATAAACACTGATACTAAAAACTTAGCATCAGGAGTGAGAGTATTTGGTGTAGCAATGACTGGATTCTTGGCTGACGAAAGATATTCTCCTGGCTCCGTTTCTATCGCTAATTTACCAATACAATCTCAGGTAGATTTATTAGGATATTTACAAAACGCTCCTTTCAATGCTTCACAACCACCATATGTCGGATTCAAAAAATACATTATGTGGTCAATGCAAAGAAACGAAATTCCTGATCAACAAGTTTTAAAAAGAATTACAGATAGTATTGAATTAGTTTCAAAAACTCCTATTAGTTCAATTTCTTTTAATTGTTATGTTGCCAAACCCTTAAATTTTCACGGCAAGTTTATGATCAATGTGTTTCAAGGACAGACAGTTAATTCAACAGATAAATATGTTTATCAATCTGTTGATTATAGCTATGATAAAGCTAACAACTTGATTACTGCTCAAGTTAGAGGAACAAATATGCCAATTTCTTTAGGAGGAATGTAAATGCCATTATTTCAATCTTTGTCTTTTGTAATAAATGATCAAATTAGGCAAAATACAATTAATATGCAAAGCGGTTTGACTTTAAGGTCAAATGTAACTCAAGCTTTACAAGTTATTAATGTCAATAAAAATAATATAATAGAAGAGCAAGATGTTTTACGCTGGGGTTATGCAAACTGGGGCGTAGAAAAAGTAACTTCTGAATATAAACCACAAGAAACTAAGTAATGGGAAATACACCAATTTATGGGTTTGGATATATTGAACCAAACCAAGATCTTTCAGAAAACATTGATTTAGATGAGCTTCGTTTTAAAGCTATTGAAAATCAAATGTACAATCTGTATCAAATTTTCAAGAATGGTATTATTGAAGAAAATCCATCAACTCCATCTTGGCGTATTCAAACTTACTCAAACGAATTCAAACTAACAAAAATTTCAATTTCTTCAGGTAAAGGATTTGTATCTTATAAAGCTGGAAATACAATAGCTTCCAAAGATGTATCTCTACCAACAATTCCAAGCACTGTTGGAATATCTAAAGTTTATGTTTATGCATACGAAAATTCAAATACAGCTGTCACAGGGGATGTTGATTTTATTGCATCTCTTACACAAATTAACGATCCTGTAAATTATATTTCTTTGGGTTATCTAGAAATTGATGTAGCTAGTAACTTAATAAATCTTTTTGAAACTAATAGACAAGATATAACTTTATTCTCATCTCTTTCATATCTTATAAAAAATCACAAACATATTGGTGGGACAGGTAATCCTTCACCTATAGATTTATCATCCGAAGTTAAGAACCAAATAACAGGCGAAAATATTGGTTTTATAAATGCTTCTAAAATAACATCAGGTGTACTTGATTCGTCTAGATTACCTTCAATAAGCCACAATACATTAGAGAATAAAGGGAATCTAAATCACGACCAATTAGAAACTGCTTTACTAGCTGTTGTTAATAATGATGCTAATGATAAAATGTCAGACTTATCAATAGCAAACAGATTACAAATGTTAATTGCGTTGAAAAAATCTGGTGGTGTTGGATTTACTTTTATTGACTCAACTCAGATAAATACCTTGACTTATGTTCCAGGTATTTATCCCAACACTTCTGCAAACTCTTCAACTGGAAATTCTGCTAATTTTAAAGAAACATCATCAGTACCAAGTCAATACACTTTAGCAACAATCTATGACTCTTCTCCAAATACATCAGGCTCAGGAATAAGTGGGTCTGTTACATCAAGCAGTTTTGTTGGAGATAAATCTTTTGTAGTTCAAAATGATTTCTTACAAGCCAAAACTGTAGCATCTTCTTTAGGGTCTACTATCAATAATTTTTTTAGCAATATAAGTATTTCAGGATCAGCTACAACGGGAAGTTTTACAATAGACACCCCTTTAAATTACTTAACTTTATCACAACCAGTATCAAGTATTTTTGACACAACTGGTTCTTGGGACACAGGTTTGGTATTTACTACAACATATGCTTCTAATAAAGTTAAAGTTGATACTAGTTTATATGCCTATACACTTTTCAATCAGCCAATTTCTTTAGATTTTGATTCAAAGGTTGGATTTGGATTCTCTGCTGGACTTGGAGAAACAGGTGCAGCTTTAGGAAAAATCTATATGTTTTTGGTTGTAGGAAATGGAAATACAGATCCAGGTTTACAATATGATCAAAAAATTGATTTTGCTCCAAACACTGGTACTGGATCTTCTACAATTTATATCTCACCAGCCACTAATGTAAAAATATTTGACGACACAACTTATGGATTTATTGGTTCTTCTGCAACTTATTCTTCTGTAAACTTATCAGATTTTGGTGATGTTAGTTTAAAATCTTCTGTATTAGGTTTTGGTTTCTACTTCTCTACAGATCAAGGCTGGAATGCTGAAAAGCAGACAAAGTTTGAACTTATCACTCCCACAGACTCTCAAATAAATTCTTCAGGAAATAACGACAATTTAGTTCTTGCTAGACGTAATTCTATCGATCAAACTTCTGCTGTATTTGTCTGGAATGATGCATATAAATACAAAAATGCTAATTTCTTATTAAGATTTGATTCTGGAGATTTAAACACACAGTTTAATCAAATACAGTATGATATTGATGTACCTTCTGGAACAAAATACACTATTCAAAGTAGATCTGATGTAAGTTCAGATTTGTTTTATAATTTTAAAACTCTTTCTGAAACTGATATAATTATTGCTTCTCCAAATACAAGTTCAAGCACTGGTAGATATTTTGATGTTTTGTTTTCTCTTTATGCAAACGAATTTCAAAGTTCTGCACCTGTCGTAAATAATTTAAGAATCAATTATTCTACTGTAGGAAGCGCAACAACAAGAACTTATGATAGAAATTTCACTAACACCTCAAATCAAAAATTTGGCTGGGTTAGTGATGTTTATTACAATAAAAATGCTGGATATGGAATTACAAATCCAGATGATACAAACTATCTTAAGATTTATGATACTTCAAATGTTGGCAATTGGGTTTACTTAAGAAACAACAACTTAATATCCGCAGCAAATAATGTTTTAGAAAATACAATCGAAGACGGTATAGATAATGGAACTTTGAGAAATTATCTCACTCCTAATCAAATATTTTTAAAATCAACAAACTACGGATTAGATACTCCTACTGACTATCAAGCTTTATCAACTGGTGGAAATATCATTTGTGATAGTAAAAATGATAGAATTATTATGACAGATATAGATGGAGTGTTTACAAAAATTATCCAAGGAAATATAAGACTTAAATTAACTTCTAGAGATTTTGTCGCTTTATCTGCTTCTTTTAATCCTGACACAAGAAAAATATTTATTGCTTTTTCACAAAATATATCTTTTGTAGATTTATCTAAAATTTATGTTACATACGACAACATATCAGTAAGGGGCGATGATACAAGATTATCTGGAGACTATTTAGATCCAATTTTTGATTCTTCTGCAACATATGTTTTTACCATCAAAGACACAGTTGAAGGGTTAGCATTAAATACAGCAATAAAAAATTCTCTTACTAAAAAAGTAAGATTAGACAAAGGTTGTTTTACTAACTCTGGATTTTCCTTAAATACAAATAACGCCCTTTCAGCAACAATACCATCATCCAATGTATCTTCAATTAATAGAACTCAACAATTTGTGGCTGGCATAAGCACTTCTATAACAGGTACATCTTCTGTGACAACAGGACTTCCTACAACTCAATCTGTTGTAAATTCTATCACTGATTATAATGGTGATGGAGTAGTTTCAACAACAACTATGTATGGACCAAATTCCCAAACTGATGATGTAATTTTAGATTTATTGCAAGGACCTATATATTTCGCAAATATTTACAACCCATTGTCAGTTCAATATGACGAAGTAAGATCTTTGATTGTAATTTCACAACCTCATTCAAATTCTGTGCTTTGCTATTCTAATAATTTAACTTTAGATTTAAAATGGGCGATTACTTCAGACATAGTTAAATACTACGACAATAAATTAGGTTCTGCTTATTTGCTAGAAAATGGCAATGTACTTTTAGGTAGTCCAGCTTTTGATTCAAATGACACTGGTAAATTACAAGTTTACAATGTCTCTAATGGATATATCGAAACAAAATTGACATTTAATAATGATGTAGTTAAAGCTCTTCCAGGACCAGCAACAGATAATTCTAACTTTTATGTATTAACTGATGATGTAATTAATTTTGGTGCAAATTCAAGATTACATTTAGTTAATAATTCTGGAGCAATATTATCAACCTGGGGAGATAATAACGAACTCTTTCACCCTAAAGGGATGCGTATTATCTCAAATGACAATATTTTAGTTTCCGAGTAAATTTATGAATCTTCAAATAGAAAACGATAAACCAATAGTAAATGTTATTGATGATGAAAATATTTTATCATTTGAATTTACGTCTTACGATAGAAATTTTCTCATAAATAAAAATGACAGCAATATAAGATTGCAGTTGAAAAAACAAACTGTTGCAAACTTAAGTGTATCACAAGACTATTTTGAAATAAATTTTGAAAAAATAATTTCCTACGTTCAATTTGTTTCTATCAAATTCAAGTTTGATTCTATTGTAGAAATTGATTCGAATTATATAATTTTTTCAAGAGGCGATAAAGATTATGTTATCGATTTTAATAATACAAAATATAGCTTTGAATCTAATGACACTTTATTGATTGTTTTAGACAAACCTGATAATAGTTTAAAAATTTCTGAAATTAATTTTTTTACAAAAAATTTCAGTACTCAAAATTTCAAAGCCTTCAATGCAACTAATCCATTTGTAATAGATGAAACTTGCAAAATGCCTGAATTTTCAATCGGAAGTTATGATGATTCTTCATTATCTATTCCAAGACCAGTAAGGCAAGGAAATCCAGTTATTTCAACTGTTCCAGCATTGATCGATGCAAATTCCTCAACTGATGACATTGAATATTACAATAATGGAAATGGTCCAATTTCCAAAACGATTTATTTTAAGATAATTTGCAACACTATTATTGAAAATACTTTAGTTGCTGGAGAACTTTCACCAAACTTACAACTTAAGGTTTATCTTCCGAATGGTTTGGACACTGTTAAAGCACCAGTGTATGTTGGAATGTATTTCGTTTCGTCTGATACAACTAATGATATTTCAATGTATTCTGCTTCATTTACATTTTATAAACAAGGCAGATATAACAATATAGATTATGTAGATGGATTTATGTATTTTGATGTTCATTGCCCATTAACTGTACAAAAATCAATACCTTTCCAGTTTGATTTTCAACTTTCATAGGGGCTACATCGGCTGGCAAAGAATATTTTAATATTCCCTGTTTAGCGGTGGTTACAAGTGCCATATAACGTTTCAATAATATTACCCAACAATCTTACAAGTGGATACCTTCAAAGTGAATTCATAAATCTGGGGCAACCTTATTCTAGTAATTCATATTCGAAAGATCCAACTCTTGATAGTAACCAAAATACTCTTACATTTAGTTTTGAAGTAAGAGATAGTGGCACTCGTGAAATTACTTATTTAAGAAGAATTAAGACTCTTTATCTTTCTAATGATCCAGAATTTGATTCAACTTCCACAATAGCAATTACAAACTGGCCTTCAAGTTCATATGTTTTTGACCCAGATTTCGATTACGAATATACTCTGAATCCTTTATATTTCTTTGATCCTACTTTATCTCAAGGAACTATGGCGGCTCCAACATCTGGAGGAACAGGATTATTTAAGGTTTACAATTGGCCATTAAGTGCTTCAGGTGGACTTTCAACTGTTTATATGAAAGCTATTCTTGAGGGTCCTAATGGAACAGATATTGAGTATCCAATGGGCTATGGTATTTTTGATCAAATTAGATGGGAGGGTCAAATACCTGTAAATCCAGATTTCCCAGAGATACCGAGCGCAAAATCTGGATATGTTGGTAAAAATACATTACTCTCATTTGTAAGTGGAAATCAAGTTTCCGCACAAACAGAATCATCAGGCGTTGGTAGATATGTAGCAAGTATATACGAAATTTCTAATACTGGTGGTACATATGATGCTTACTCTGCTCACAATAATATCAAAAGAACTCTTATTCCTTCAGCATCTATAGCATCAACAACGTTAAACACTTACAGATTTTTTGATGGAAATTATTCTTCATCTTCAATTTCTTTAGGTGCAAATATTGGTCTTACAAGTGCGAGTTATGGAAAAGGCGCATTTTTCTATAGTAAGTCAAAATTAGTGCCATCAACAAACAAATCTGATTTCTATACTCAAGCTGGATTTTCATTTACAACTTCTGGAGTAGCTGTTACTTCCCAAGCTTTTATGAAACTTTATGCTGCTCCTGATACAAGTGCCAATGGTAATGAGATTGTATGTAGAGTAGATATTCCAAATAATGATAATCCTATAGCATATCTATACACAAGAATAAATGGAACAGACAGTGTCATAAAGCAAACTACAACACTACCGCATAGCGTTTTACCTTTGTTAAAATCAGGTGGTGTAATGGAAATGTATTACTCATCTATGGGTACTACAAATTTATGTATGGTAGAAGCTTACTACACACCTTATTTAGATCAATCTATTGCATCAAAAAAGAGTTATTTGCTTGGTAATTCTATCCTATCATCTTTTGGCACTTCGTCAGTAGGAAGTGCATTTGGATATCAAATTTCACAAGCTACAGGCACTTCTTTTTCTGGTGGATTAGTAGTAGAAGAATTATTTTTAGCTCAAGGTAAATCTAAATTATCCATAGATATCGGTGATTGTACGAACGATGATTTGTCAATTATGAATGCTCCTGTGACAGAAATTGAATACGGATGGAGTGATTCAGTTAATGAAGATTTTATTGTTCTTACAGACGCACCTAATGATTTATCTTTCAATACAAATATTACATCTTTATTGTATGAGGTAGATAAACTTGATAATTTAAATGCCTATACTGTTCCTTTACATTACGAACTACAATTATATAAACCATCATTGAGTAATAAATGTAGATTTGAATTAGCTTTCAAGCACGGTTCTGATGATGTTTATGTTGCTTTTAGTTCAGTATCATCATTCAGGTCTCATACTAAAAACAATCTTACTGTGAATTGGGACAGACCTTTTGGAGTAAGATGTGATGATGGCTTTGCATACACTGACGCTCCACTTAATGCCCCAACTATTTTAGTTAAGTTTAGTGGAGAGAAAAATGAAATATCAGTATCTTATAGAACTGAAGATAATAAATTAAGAAGACAAGTCTTAAGATCATATCAACCAAAAACGGAAATCACAAAATTTTTATTTGAATTGACAGATCAATTGCCAAACTCATATACTGGCAGGTATAAAAACAGAACATCTACTGGAACATATTTACTGGTTAAAGAAATTACTAGCAGCGGAATCAATCTGATCGGTGTTACTGATATGCTTTTACCTGTAAATTCTAACACTTCAGGATTAGGGTACTTTGTAGGCTTTGGAGTAAGAAAAAGTTCTTACAACAATGATGGTTCAACATATTTTCAAGATTTGAAATGGTCTGGTGTTCCAAATGTTTACAAAGAACAATTTGATAATGATAGTACAATCAAAACTACACTTCTTTCTGACGAAGGATTTACAAACGCAAAACATTATCTTGGACAAAAATTATTAAGTGGACTAACTGATTTAATTGATTATCAATACGAAACAGCTAATACACTTCCAAAATTGACTCTTGAAGTCCAACAATATAGTTTTACTGCTTTACCAAACTCTCCAACATATTCATCAAATAGATTGACAGCTGGAACTGCTGGTACATTGGTGCTCAATGGAAATAATGTGTTGTCTACTTCAGATTATATTTTAGTAGCAGGTCAAGCAACAACTTCACAAAATGGCGTTTATTATCAAACTAGAGTTGGAACTGCTTCAACGACCTGGAGATTAGAAAGAGTTCCAGAAATGAACTCGAGTGAAGAAGTATTTTCAGGTATGTTGGTTAGAACTCCAATAGATTATGCTTATGCAAGTACAAAGTGGTACCTAACAACACCAGATCCTATAGTGCTTGGAACTTCAAATTTAACTTTTTCTGCAGTTCAGCCTGAAGTAGAACAAATTTCGTTAGCAACTACAGGCACAAATATTTCAATTGCTAATATTACTTCATTAACAATTGATGGTACTTCACTTTCATCTTTGGTAATTGGAAGTAAAATTTTAGTTAAGGATCAAATAGAAAATACTGAAAATGGTGTTTATGTAAAATCAGTATCTGGATTTGCCATAACAACTACAGATTACAATTTACCCTTAAGAGTAACTGGTGGAACTATAAATGCTAATACAAACTGGTACAAATCAGAAGTAACATTTAATGGAAATTTAGTTGATAGATTTATCAGTACTACTTTTTTCAAGGCAATTACATTAGGTGAAATCTCAAGTTTTATTTCCTCAACAAAACCAAAATTATTTGAGTTTAAATTACATTGGAATGGGAATGATAAATCTTTCCCAATGCAAGAATTAAAAATAAGATTTTTTGGAAACTTAGGCTCTTTACCAAATTATAATAATCCATTAACTTCGTGGAAATCTGTTTCATACAACCCATTTGTAGCTGGTTTTACTAATAGCCCTAATAACAATTTAGTTCAAGTAAAATTTGATGATTCAGATTGGACTAACAATGTATCTCAATCAGATGTAATTTGGGTGGCAATAACAGTTCCATTTAACTCAGCGCTTGGAAGAGCTAATGGTATTGAACTTTCCAATGTTGATTACATCCAAAATGGTGAATTTTCTGGATATAGAAGAGCCAATAATCTGTGGCATAAACTGCATACTAGATATGAAGAAAAAGCTGTAAATTCTACACAAAATAATTCTATTCAATACAGAGTAAGAACTTTATCACACGGAAATATTTCAAGTTACCCAACTACTTTAAGTGTTCCTTCAAGAGTAGATATTAACCCGCCAACTTATCTTGGTGATGTGCCAAATATTTTAGTTGCAAATGAATCTACCTTAAGAATGGTTCAACTATCTATCCAAGCTGAAGATAATGAATCTGGAATTCTTGCATTTAGAGTAGGCAAAGAGATTGATAATTCTTTTATAAATTACAGTCCTTGGTTGCCGTGGAATAAGTTTATTGTAAATGAAGAAAATAAATATTATTTGTATCTTTATGGACACTTAAACTATTATGCTTTGGGTCCTCAAAACACAGCATTCCAAAATCAAAACATTGGATATTCTGGTCAAAGAAAGATATGGGTTCAATTGATGGACTTTATGGGAAATGTATCTGAATCAAATCCTGTGAGTTTTGTTGCTACTTCTCAAGCTTTAGTAGATACACAAGAGCCGTTTGGAACAGTAAGTTTCTTTGATCCTAAAACAAATCAAGAAACCTTAATATCTAATTTACCTCAATCTTGGATGAAAATTGATGGATTTGATTTGGTGTCTGGAATTAAGGATTTTCAAATAAGAAGACTATTAGATACTGGAAATGGTTCTTGGTCAGAGTGGATTCCTTATTCACCATATGTAAAGGTTGATTTTACGGGCGAAAGTGATGGAGTTAAGAAAGTTGAAATTAAGTTTAGAGACTTTGGAAATAATATTACTCAACCTGAAGTTAAGTGGAATGCAATTAGGAGACCAAAAGTATAATGGTGTCAACAATTTTTACAGCTAGTTGTTCTTGGAAAGGTCCAAACGACAGCGAAAAAATATTATATTTTTCTGGCATTACAAAGAAAAGATTTACAAATATATCTTTGGTAGATAGTTTGGATCCCTCATACACTGCTGGTACTGCATTTAAGCTTGTTGGCACCAATCCAGAAGACCTAGGTAGAATTTACAAAGTAAATTCTCAAGATGAACTTACAGTCAATTCTTCTGTAAATTATGGTGTTGACGATTACAAAAATTACTTAATTTTTGATACACCAATTTCTGCTTCAACTATAAATGTAGTTTTAGAAAAATATTACGCATCAATTCATACAGCTAATCTTGTTTCATTTGAAAAGATAATTGATTTTTCTAATCAAGGAGAAAGAGCAATTACATCTATGGTTGCTTCTGACGATGGTATTTATCTCTCTGGAGTTTCTGGAAAAATTTGGTTCTACAATGGTGAATACATTAGTGGACCAGTATTTATTCTTCAAGAAAATAATGTAGATTTATCAGCTTCTGCAATGATATCACACAAATTTGAGCACGAAACTGAACCTTATTTGTATGTTGCTTCTGATCAATTGCCAAGATTATTTAGAGCAAAATTAAGTTCTGCATATAATGGCAGTCAGTGGGAACAGGTTTATCCATTTGGTCAATTAGCAGCAAATTCTGGTGGCATTCTTTCTATGGTTTCTGCTTACAATAAATTGTTCCTAGGAAGCTTAAACAAAAAAATACATAGATATTCAAGAACACTTACTATTTCTCTTTCTGAACCTACAAATCTTATTACAGAAGAAGTGATAGTCAAGGAAACAGAGACTGAATCTTTAGAAACTTCAACAATTATTTCAAATAATATTACTGATTACGAAGCTTCAGATTTTGGTATTAGATGTTTAGCAGTAGGAAAAAATCAAGTTCTTGCTGGCATTGATAAAAAACCAGAAATATGGTCTTACACTGAAATACCGTTATCAAATCCAGAAACTGATGAAAGTTGGACTTCAATAATTTTTGATGAAATTTTTATGAATGACCCAGCTCCAGCTCAATATTACTCATATGATAGTAATACACTTTCAAGAAATGATGATAATGTAGCTATCGCAAGATTTCCAAAAGAAAATAATCATCAACAATTTAATGAATTTTTAGTTATCAAGGGAAATACAGTTTCTTCAACAGGCGCCACTTCTTATGGTTCAAGATTATATGAAATTTCTGAAGGATCTGATTGGGAACAGCTTCTCCGTGAAAATTTACCAAGTCAAGATTATATTAATGTAAAGTGTGCATCCTGGGAAGCTATCTCCAGTTGGAATAATTTTACATCAATTGATGGACACGATTTAGTAATAAATGACTTATTTTTGCTAAAAGATCAAACTGTATCTGGAATTAATGGAATTTATAATGGTGTGTATGTTTACAATGGTATAAACAACACCCCATCATTAGTAAATATTACTCAATATATTGTATCTGGTAGTACAGTTTTGGGATTTTACATTGAAACTGGATACATCAATACAGGTAATAGATATCTATTAAATTATTCTGACTATTTAACATCAGGAAATTTTGTAGTTTATAAACCTAGCTACACTTTAGAAACTAAAGTTATAAATTTAAATACTAGTCAAGCTGCAACATCTTTAGATTTACGCAATGAAACTACATTGAATAGTTCAGAGCAAATACCAACGAATTCACTTGATGGATATCAAGGATTTAAAATAGCAGATCTGTATGGACAATATTCAATAGAATTTAATTCAACAAAAATGAAATTATCAAGTGGTATGAATTCTATTGAAAAAGATATTATAACTACAGGATTAATAGCTGATTGGCAATTTTATTCAATTAATAATGGTGTTGTTTCTTCTGATGAACAATCTTGGGTTATTGGTAAATTTATTTCGAATTTATCAGCAACCACAGAATTAAACTATGATATTTTTAATGATCCTTATGAAAAATATGTTTTAAAAATCACACCTGCTTTAACTGGAAATCCTAGTATTGTAATTGATAACTTAAATTTAGAAGTAGATCTTAATTCTGTAATTTCAATTAGAGTAAAAGCAAAACCAAAATCAAAAACATTATGTCTTGGCAAAATAAAAGCTTATTGGGCTTATGAAGGTGGAATTTTCAATATAAGTGCAGATACAGCTATGCACACCTCGGATGAATACATACAATATAAAATTTCACCAATTTGGAAAGGAACTATTGGCAAACTACAAATTGAATTTGCAGATCTTCCAGAAAATAATGATAGACCTAATGAGATTGTTATTGATTTGATACAAATACAATCAAATGAAGATGTTTTTGATATAAATAATAAACTTTCAAAAATAAGATGGATTGTAGAAGATAGAGATATAAAGATTTATCTTGGTCAACAAAAAAATCCATTTATAGAGAAGAAAAACTTCATTTCTTTGGACACGTATAGTTCAAAATATTTAGATGCTAACGCTAATACCAATGATTATGATCATCCATTCATTCAGTTTGGAAAAATTGATAATAATGCAGGAGATTCTTTAGTAGGCTATATGGATGTTTCTTTTATTATTGGTGAAACTTATGAACCTACAAATGTTAAAACGATTGATTTTAATCAATCTGTTGTTCTTCCTTCAACAGGTGGAGTTAGGTTATTCACTTACCACGATGGAACACTATATTGTGCTACTGATGGGTTTATAAGCGACAAAATTTCTGAAAATCCAAATGATAGACAAAGTAAGATTTTTTATTATAACTCTAATGCAGAAAGTTGGTTTTTAGAAGATATTACTTTTGAAAGAAAAAAAATATTTGATAATGCTGGGAATTATACTTTATACGGTGTCATTCGGCCTTTAACAGCAATAAGTTATAAAGGCAAATTGTTTTTGAGTGGACACTATGGAAATATCAAACCATAATGAGCGAAGATTTAAGAAACACATTCATAGCTTTCAGTGGTGCTAGTCCTGGAATCTCTACAAGTTTAACAAATTTATCATACACCTCATTTGATGGTAAAAGAATTTACTTAAACTTTGAAGACATAGATAGCACTGGGCTTGAGCCTGCTACAGGATTACAGCTAAGATTTTCCGTCACTAAAAAATTTGGAGCAATTGCAACTACAGTTACACCTGCATCTACATTTGTTGATGCCAGTTCTCCAAAAACATTACAATTGATTTTGGCAGACTCTGATAGGATTGTTGATTTTTCGTATAATGGAAGTGGGGTAGCCATAACTGCTCAAACAGTATTTGTTTCATACAACTCTACTGGATTTGGCAGTACAATTCCAAAATTATCAGATAATGATACTCAAAAATCATTCGTAGCATCATTTACAGGCGTTGGAATTACAAATCTTACAAAAGAAGCCAATCCTCCTGTTTATAATTATTCAACTACAAGCACAGACGGAACTAAAGTTTACGTTTATTACACTGAGGCCACTCCACCCCTTTTACCATCTACAAATATAAGTGGCTTTGCTGTAAGTCAAAATAATTCTGGTATTGCAATTTCTAATGCATATGTTTTAGACCCATCAAGCCCTACAAATGGAAAAGTTATTGTATTAGATCTTAATTCGAGATTAGGTGTAAATGACGGAACAAACCCAATTACATTAACATATAATCAACCAGTTTCTGATTTTTATAAAATAAAGGATAGCACTGGAACTGGTCTTACTTATGCAGTTTCATTTGCTGGTAATGCTGTAACAAATCTTACAAGCACTACTTTTTTACCAAGGATTACTCAAGCATACACTGGCACTGGTGTTTCTGGAAATATTGTTTATGTTAGAATGTCTACAACTACAACTCCAGCGTCTCCATCAGGATTTGGAGTTTCATACACAAATGTAGCTAAAACAATTTCAAGTATTGGTGCATCAGCTTTAGTTTTCAGTGGTGTAGCAACTACAGTATACTTGATCACAATGTCTTCTTATTTTGGCCCTGAAGACATTATTACGATAAATTACACGCAACCAGCATCCAATTTTATAACTGACAGAACCTCTAACGCTAATAAAGTTGCAAGTTTATCTACGCCTATTAGAGCTACAAATAGTTTGACAGATACAACTGCTCCAACTTTGGACATAACAAATAGTTACATAGATAAAAACGGGCAAGACATTTACCTTAAGTTTACAGAAAATAATTCTAGACCAATGTTGCCATCTACAGGAATTCAAACTTTCAATGTTTCAATAGATGGGCAATTTACTCCGATCAAAATAGCAACAGGTTTGGGAATTACTTTTTCAACAGATGTCAAATTAACGCTTTACAATAAAATAAATTATAATAGTGTCGTGAAAGTTGGTTACAGTGGGAATGGCGGAACTGCAGCATTAAAAGATAGTTCTAATAATTATGTTGCAAATTTTGAACCGCTCTTGATATCAAATTATGGCGTATGATAACTACGGGTTTTTCGATCCTAAATATTGGAATGAAGCATTAAATAATGGCACTTCAATAGGATTTGAAATTGATGATGAAACTACAGATATTTTTGTAAAATCTGAATTTTATCCTAACGCTAGTGTTATTTATGATACTGTTCCTCCTAAAGGTATTTTGATATTAAATAGAAAGGCAGATGATGTTGATCCAGGTATCAAAGTACATTATTTTTCAGGCACTGGATATTCTTCAACAACTACAGAATACACTGATAACACTTCATCTTATTCATTTTCACGAACCATAAATGCTTTTAAAATTGTTTCTGATAAAGATCAAAATATATCAACAATATTTCTCAAGCTTAAAAAAACTGGAAGCATCGTAAATCTTGGCGACAGAATAAATGTTTCAATTTATACCCACGATGCTACAAATGATGCACCTTCAACACTTTTAGGGTCATTTTCAAGTATCCAAATAAATGATCTAACCACTTCATTTGATTCCTATTCATTCTCTAATACAGGTTTGACATTATCTATAGACACAACTTATTGGATCTATATTTCATTAGATAATTTACCAATGGCAACTGTTGGTTCTGCCACTGTAGATATTGCAAATTTCACAAACAATGATTCAGAGTTTGCTTATTACGATTCTGACAATTTAACCTGGATAAGGATAGCAAATACTTCACCTTATTATAAAATTACAGCATTCAATACAGCATCTGCAGAATTATCATCAAAAGATTATTTACTTGATATATATGAAGTACCATTGAAAGAAGTATCTGTGTATGGTGGAAGTTCTGATCTTTCTAAATTTGAAGTTATTGGAAATGATCAGGCAAATTACATATACAAAAAGTTTAATCCTGTGTATGAAGATGCCTTAAATTCATTAAACAATATATACCCAACAGTTACTAATTTAATTGTTGGAGCCACTGCAAAAAATACAAAAACATATAAATTACAAGTTAAGAAAACTAAAAATTCAGAGTGGGAAGATATTGTTGAAAATATTGCAGATTCTGAAACCACTGATTATTTAAATTTCACTTTCACAACTCCCATCTCTCTTTATGCTGCTAGAATTGCATATCACGGAGATTACTTTACTATAGATCAAAGAGGCGACATTACTCTTGCTGCTTATGATCAATTTTCAGATGTTGTTTCAGCACAAATTTCAAGATTTGCTGACTTTAGAGATGCTACTTCTTTTCCAAATGCTAACTCTAAAGGTTTTATAGATTTTTCAACTGGTGAAACAACATACACTAATATTGATCTTACTAATGCTGCTTATTTATGGTCAAAGAAGACAGGCAATGCAGCTTCCGAAATCACTGCTATTGCTTCATTCAATGACAAGATATTAATAGCAGCCAATCATAAAATGTTTGTATATAAGAGTGGAGAAATTTATGAAATATTAAATGAATCTCTTATTGGTGAAAAATATCAAATTACTTGTATCCACGTATTTAATGGAAGAGCTTATGCAGGCACTAATTATGGTTTAGTCTTCACTTCTTTCAATGGTGAATTCTGGAGCATATTAAATGCAAAAGATCCACTGTCTACCACAAATTATAAACTATTAAAGCCCATCATTTCTATGACTTCCTTGGGCAATAATCTTTTTTTAGGCTCCACAAAAGGAGCTTCTAGTTCTTGTTCTGTTTATCAATATAATGGAAAAGCTATTACAGAACTAAAAACTTTCACATCTTATGACCAAGTTTCTGCTCTTACGGCAAAAGAATTTACTTTATATGTTGGTGTTGGAGGAGCTTACGGTAGTGGAGCATCAGCAATTTATAAATACTACAATGCTGAATGGGTGCAAACATTATCATCAAATTTTGATAATGTTGAGTGTTTAACTAAATCATCTACTAGAAATTCGGTTTTAGCTGGATTTAGAGGCGGACAAATCTGGGAGTTATCTTTTACAAATGCAACAGCTAATTCTTGGGCTAAACTTTATGATACATATGCTGATCATATTTTCAGCATATACGATGATCCAAATGCTAATTATATTTATGTTAGCGCTGACAATGGAACTTATGGATATTTTAAGTCAATAAATGGTTTTAAGAAAATTGTTTCTTATTCATATGACACAAATTTATTAAACTCAACCTGGAGATCTTACACTGGTTCTGGAATTACTTGGACAGATCTCGGAGATCTTGAAAGCTATAATTTTATTGCTTACAGAGGTCAAACATCAGCAATAAACTATACTGGAGCTATTGGTAGTTCATTCATTCCACCTACTGGATTTACAAATAGTTCTGTAACTTTTGAAGGTGCAATTTTAGCCTCAAAAGACGGTGCTTTATCATTTAGAATTGATAGCAGTGTTGGATATAATTTATTTGTTAACGATACTTTGCAAATAGGAAATTATAACCAATCCACTACACTTTCAACTCTTTACTCAGCAAATGCATTCAATGTTCTTGAAGGAGATATTTTAAAAATCAAGCTCCAGACAACAAACAATGTAGGCTCTGGTACTACTTTTAAATTCTTATGGCAGAAGAACACTGGAGAATCTTTTGAGGCAGTACCTTCTTCACAATTCTACGGTTCAAGCAAAATCAAATCAGTGACATCCATCGGCAACACATTCTATGGTGCTGGTATGGATGGTAGTGTTTATGAATTTACTACCACCCCTTATGAAAATAATAGTAGATACATTTATGCTAGATTTAAAGATCAAGCTGGAAATATTCAAGGTGTATCCCTGCCAGCTCATACTAGTGGTTTTCCAGTTATTAGTGACAGAATGATTCAAGTAGCTAATACTGCAAATAACACAAGTTCATTCATTCAGTATTCAAATACTACTGTTGTTTCTAATTCAAATACAACAATAAATCCTGTCACCGGAAATACTCAGAATAATCAAACCAACAATCCAACACAAGGACAGGTAAATGCTGGCACTGGATCGACAACAACGACAAATACTAATACTAATAACCAGAATTTATCTACAACTAATAATTCAGGCGTTATCTATCAAATTCAAAAGAATGCTGACAACTCGCTATCTAGGAAGGGGATTTATGTTCCCCCTTCAAGAGCTTACCCAGTTTACGCTCCTGACCGCAAAATCAGAGAGTATGGTATTTATGAAGTTCAGCCAATATATGTACCAACACTTATTACTTGGACACAGATTGTTGCCTTAATTTTAAACAAATACCCATCAACTCCAGATACAACTTTAGACAATGGAACTCAGGTAAAGATTTATGTAAAGACTGGAAATACAAGAGCAGAATGTATTGCAGCTTCTTACGGTGATGCTCAATCATTGTCAAGCATCAATGATAGCTTAGCTCCAACAACTGCACAATCTTTAGCTGTAGATCTTTCAGCATATTCTGGAAAATGGTTGCAATACAAGGTTGAGCTCATCACAGCAACACCCAATATCACTCCAGAATTATTGTCTTTGACCCTTTCCTACACATCATCATCAGGAAGTTATTTCTTTACTAGAATGTTTGATACTGCTAATTACGACACTGATGCTCCAATGATCAAAAGAGGTTTACTCTCTTCTAACGAATTAAAAAACAATGGTAGCATCGTGTACGGATATACAACATCTGATGACACTAATGAAACATTCAATTTTGCAAACTTTACAGTAATCGATCCAAACCAAACCTTTGAATTACCAGAAGCATCAAGCAAAATCAGATTCGGAATTTTCCTTACAAGCGTAGGATCAACTCCTTCTATGGTGTATGATTTTGCCGTACAACTTGATATAGGAGATGCTAGCATTAAATTTAATCCAACTCCGTAGGTAGTAATGGCTAATCGTACATCAATTTACAAGTTTTTATTTTCACAATTTGGCGATATTTGGTATCCAGGTTATGACTATGAAAATATGCTTACAGCTGAATCTAATTTTTCAGGCATATACTCTTTTTTAGGTCCTGGAGTTATAAATGGCTGGGATGTATCTAAATTATCAGAAAATAGAGCTGATCAAATATTACTTCTAGATGGATATAATACAAGCGCTACAAGTGAATATGGACAAAAGTTATCACTATTAAATCTGGATTTCACTGTATCTTGTTTAGCAGCTACCACAATAAATATCACTCTTTCTGGCGCACAAACTATTGATGGAGTTTCTGTTGTTGCTGGCGATATTGTATTAGTAAAAGATCAATCTACAGCTACACAAAATGGCGTTTACACTGTTTCATCTTCAACCTGGACAAGACATTCAAGTCTCAATACAACATCTGATTATTCTGATAATTTTGTTGTTTTTGTAAGTTCTGGATCAACTAACGAAAAAACACTTTGGCTTGGCGCAGTTTCATCAACAAACTTTACTTTAGGCTCATCAAACCTCTATTTCCAAGATGCTTTCAAACAATGCATAAAAGTTAGTACAGGTGATGGAATTATTGATAAATATGCTGCCAAAACTGAAAAACCCCGTTATTTTAGACAAACTATAGCAAATACTTTTTATGCTTGGGCTGAATCTGGAATATCAACCTTATCAGATGAAATTTGCAATATATCTTTTCCATCAATTCCAGATGCAAAATATAACACTTATTCAAATGCTGTATATCTAGCCACAGTAATTTACAAAGCAGACACTACATACACTGATTTCAATACTGTTTCAGAAATTATATACGAAGAAAGAAGAAATCAAATAAATGAAACTGCTGGAGAATTTCAGAGACAACTTCAATTATCTTATTTGAAGCATAAGCATCTGGGTGAAATAAACACTGCAGCAAAGATAGATCTTAAAAATTATTTAGTTTTGATAGCTTCTTCTAATGATGGAGTTTCAAGCTATGAAAATTCTTCAATTTTTGTATTGAAGAATTCTGATGGAACCTTATTTAATGACACCATTTCTTCATACGGTACACCTATTGTTAAACTTGATGGCATTCTTCTTTCCAGTTCAGAATACACAATAAGTGAATCAAGTAGCCCATATAAGATTTATCTAAACCAAAGCATCAAATCAACATCCAAGCTTGAGGTGTATTTACCATATGCTGTTGATAAAAATTTAATAGCAGTAAATAGTAGCCAAGAATTATTATCTACAGCCCTTACATTCAACACATATATCAAATTAAGTGATGGAACAATTTATCAATACACAAATGCTTCTGGTCTAACCACTGACCTTTACACCTTATTCTCTTGGACAAATTTTCAATATGATACTGCTGAAGTTTATTTGGCAGAAACATTGATAGATCCAGTTCACTATACAGTTAATCCTTATTCTGGCTGTATATTACTGAAAAGTTCTATACCTAATTATGATCAATATACTTTCCTTGATTTATCTGTTGTAATTAAAACACGTAAGACTGAAATTATAAACAATCTTACAAATGATTACATAAAGAATTTATCTGCCAATAGCATATCTACAGGCAAGGTTTCAATAAATAATTTAAAGATCAATCATTACAGCGAGAATAGATATAAGCAACCTTTGACTTTTACTCCAGACAAATTTTTAACCACTGGAATTGGAAAGTCATATCTGTATCCTCAAAATACAAATTCTTACATTCAATACAACGATGACATTAGCTACTTCTATAAGAGTGCAAACATTATTACTAGTTTGAATTTGATTTACACATCATCTTCTAGAGGATTGTTTAGCTTCAATTTAGGTAGTAACACAGCGCAAACAACTAACTGGCAAAATGATTATGGAAAAATTTTATCGCTTCAAGATAACATAATTTATCCAACAAATGAAAACTACTTTAAGAATGTTTATGCTTTCACTTCTTTAGGTAAAGTTTATTATAACAATACAAGTAATGTTTGGGAAAATTTGAAATTACCAACAGACACTAGTGGAATTGCAAAAACATTAGTTGGCTTTAAGATTTCTTCTGATAAATTAGCTGATGGAACATATCAGACTTATCAATATGGTTTATCATCTGAAAAAGTTTACTATGCTATAATTCCTGACAATACAGCATATCAAAACTGGAATTGGAATGAAATTTCCTCTTTCTACAATTCTTCAGGTACAGCAATTACAAATATTTATAATCTTTCTGGAATTGAAGAAATATCAACACAGAAAACTATATTTGTTTCTGGTGAGACTGATGACATTACAATTCAAAGAGCACTGTATGTTGGAGCAATTGGCACTAGTACGAAAGGTTTATACTTTGGTGATTTTAGCCAATTATCTCAAATATTTAACGAGCCAGTAAAGGGAATTTATTGGATTAAAGATGGCGCATACAAAAATAATCTTATCTGGTGGAATGATTATCAGGCATTTATCACTCACACAGCAAAATATTATGAAGATGCTACAGGTAAGTATTGGTCTCTTCCATTTTCACAAACATCAACATCTTTCTCAAATGCTTTATGCGCCACAACAGAAGATATAGCACTCACTGGAACGCAAACTATTGATGGTGTTGCTGTTATTGCTGGTAATATTGTTCTTGTCAAAAATCAAACTAATAAAGCTGAAAATGGAATTTATATTGTATCTGCTGGAAGTTGGACTAGATCAACCGAACTTGATGTAAATGCTGAATTTATTAATTGGAAAACAGTATACGTATCAAACGGAATTGTAAATAACGACAGTACTTGGTATCTTGTTATTGAAGATGCATTTGATTTTGGCACTTCTGATGTGCTATGGGAAATTCAAAGATTAAAGATATATCAAAATTCAACACCTTCTGGAGCTGGTTCAAGTAGTGTCATCAATTGTGTTGTTCAAAGAAATTCAACAACATTTCCAACAGATTATTTCATTGGACATTCTAATGGCATTGCAAGAGTCCAAGAATCATCATTAGGAACATCTGTAGCCTATTCTGAACTTTTTTGGGAGCCTGTCTTCCAAGGTTCGACAAATGCACTTTACAGTTATGATGATGGCAGTAATTTTGGTAAGTTGTATGCTGGAACAACAAATGGCATCTTTGTTAGCACTGAATTATTGTGGCAAGATGTAAACGTATCCAGCACAGTTTCTTTGAATTATCGATGGAAAAGACCTAACGATACTTTTTCTGAAAATGAGACAGAATTCTCAGTATTTGATAAAAATTATAATCAAGTATCTAATTTTACTTTAAATTATCCATATCAATTAGTAGCTATGGGATCTACCTATGTCTCAGGCGATCAGTTATATTATGAAAAGAGTTTTAATACATTTACCACTGACCCTTGGACTGACACACAAACAGACAGTACTAGAATTTTTACTTATATAAACAATGAACCTAGCACTATTCCATTTTATTCCAGTCCATCTGAAGGCAAAATCACTTTTACACAGTCAGTATTAAAGAACGATGTCGATAATGTAAAGATATCTATAGTAAATGATTTTCCAACAATATCTGATGCCGGAACAAAGCCACATTCTTCTACTTATGTACCCCTTTTCAAGACTAAAACGCCTATTGCATTATTAGCGAAAGCAAACTCTAACACTGATACTAAAATATATATCAATCAGAGAATTAGCAATTATTCTTTAATACAATTGAAAGCTGGTAATAAATATGAAATAGCAGTAGTTAAATCTATTGACAATACTGTATTTCCTATTGAAATAACTTTATCTGTAGCAAGACTTACAAGCACAACTACTTACGACGTTGGCGCTGAAGTTTATGGAATAAAAAACGAGATTGTATCTGGATTGGAAGATGATTTGTATCTTGCTATATCCAACCAAACCTACAATTTAGCATCAGAAAATAATTCTAATATTCAAGAATTAGCAAGAAAGATCAAATCATTAAATTCAACTATTTTTGATTTCACTGCACCAACAATTTCACAGACTGATACAAGAGGTTTGAAAAATACATTACTAGTTGATAATTTTTCAAGTAATGCTAAATTTGATAGCTTAAATTCATCATTCAAAAATAGAACTGAACTTGTTCCTACTGTAAATGATTTTGAAAGCGACCCAATTCAAGTTAAGGGAATTGTCAATCTCACAAAAGATGGTACTGGAACTAGAATTATTACAGAGAAGGGTGTTTGGAAATACACTAAATATTGGGAACTTGAAAGCACATTAGATGGCGCTTTTGATGCTAATTATATTGCTCTTGATCCAAATCTTAATGTAATTGCTGGCGCTTCTAATGGTCTTTGGAAATATGACAGTTCTTGGATAAAGCAAACATCATCAGCAAGACAAAATGCTTATCTCACTGGTTTCTGGAATGGCACTTTATTCGAAGCATTTGCAACAAGTGATGGATTAAGTGTCAAATTAGGAACAACCAATTTCTTATCTGATTTTTTGAAACTTACTACTAATAATGTAAATGGAATTTTCAAGGGCACATATATCAAGAATAGTTTAGGTAATGTGCAAGAATTTGAAAGTTTACACGCAGCAGGAGATGATGGTTATTTTGTGATGGGTAATGACACTCAATATTCATCATTCTCATCATTTCTCGTTCCCAGAAAAATGTTTATTTCTGGCAATCCTGAAGGTGTAAGCAAGTATTACAAATCTTTCCAAGCATATAGTGTTCCTTCTTCAACAAATACAACTACATATGCAAATTCATTGTTTATCCTTACAAATGATGGAATTTTAAAGGTAAGAAACTGGAAATATTCTTACCCTGATGATGTAAATTCTTCTGATTTTATTGTTGATAGTAGATATTTAAGAGGACTTCATTGTTTCTCTTATGCTATTGACACTGAAGCTGCTGTTGGTAATACTCCTGGTAGATCAAAAATTTATATCGGAACAAATAATGGAGTGTATAGATCTTTCGATGAAGGAAATACTTTTGAAAGATCTGATTATATCGGTACTCTGCCAACTTGTGTTTATGATCTACAAGTATTTTCCTCCACATTTAATTCTATTACTCAAAATGTTTTGGTGGCTTGTACGAATAACGGAATTTGGTATACTCTTGATGATGGTGATTGCTGGTATAGAACTGGTGAGAATACAAGTGAAGGATATAGCCCAGTTTTATTCTCATCCAAGCCTTCAAATGACATAAGATTCATTGCAAGTGATAGTGGCTCTGTTGGATATTTAGCTCAAACTTTCACTACATCATCAACAGCAAGCACAATATCAAAAGTATCTGCATTCTTGTCAATTAGGGAACAAGATGGACTTTCCAATTCTTCTTACAATGACAGTTTAGCAAATACAACTTTAACAGCTTATGTTTATTCTGTAGATGCCAATGTAAAACCACAAACACAATTAGCTGCGTCAAGTCCTATTACATCTTCTAGCGTTAATGTTGGTGGATTTACAAGTTTCAATCTCATAAGTGCATTAGATATTCCAGGTACAGGATCAACAACATTAGCACTTGTCATAAAAGAAACTGCAAGCTCTGTTCCTCTATTTAAGTGGAAGAAAGCATCAACAAATAATCCATTTTCAGGATTAGGATATTCAAGTTCAAACGCTATAAGTTGGACTGGAATTAGCACAAGTTATGACTTTTTCTTCAGAGCTCATTATGACAATTCATATGCTCCAATAGAAACCATTGTTCCTATTGGCAATTATGATAACACCGAAGTAAATTGGGATAGCGGTGTTAGCAAAGGTGTAATTTCTAGCGATGATGGTTATTTGTATCTTAAGCCAAAATTTGTAATTTCTAATGTATTTGATAATTCTGCTTCTATGAAAATGTCGTCAGGATTTGTAAATGGATACAATAGTCTTTTGACAAATATTTTTGCTAGAACAAATCAACAATATTATGCTCAATTTTCTTTTGCAGACCTTTGGACTTTTGGCACATCTATAAAACACGAAACGGGCAATGGTTTCACAAATTCAGGAACAGCTATAACATCAATAATCAATTCCTTAAAACTTGATGGTGAAAATAGTAATTTATATGACTGTCTTGAATATGCTTTAATAGGACAACAACCAGCAGCAATTTCAGGAATAGCAGACACATCTTTAATTTCAACTTACAAGGATTACTTGTCAGATGAAAACTTAATAAGACTCGATTTATTAAAAGAAAGATACAAGAATGAAAGCAATAAGCAATTAAATCTTGTTCCTAAAATCGGCAGCTCTATTGGCTCTACACTTACTTTTTCAACTGATGGTACAAACACATTTACTTGGAATACTACAGATTATCCATATGCTGAAGTAATTAAGAATGGTGCAGTTTTAGGTTCAGGATATACAGTAATTCCATCTACAGGCAAAGTATCATTTACTACATCAATTGGAAATACAGATCAAGTAGAAGTATATTTAAGACAAGATTGGAATGGCTTGGCAGATTCAATTCCAAACAATCCTACAGTTTCAAAATATATGATGGAAAGATTGGCTAGTTCATACATTCCATTAACATTTATTGTTTCTGATGCTGATAACAATACATCAGTTTCTATTAAGAGTATTGAAGACAATATTAATTACAGCTGGGGCAATCAAGGTACAAAATTAGTTGTATTTGGTGTGGATGATAAAACAAACACTGGAAACATAAGACAATTAGTGCAAAATACAGATGGATTGTATTTTGATGCTTCTAGCTCTTATTGGTCTGGAATTACTACAGCTTTATTGCACGGTGGATCTAATACAATATTTGCTGGTTCTTGGAATAAATCTGTAGAATTTGAAACTTCTAAATTTATAAAATCAATTACTACAGCATACACAGTTTCTACAGGGCAAAGTGTAGATAGTTCTTGCGTAGTCAAATACAAATATTCCACAGATAAGAAGAATTACAGCGATTGGATTACATTAACTGCCACATCTATTGTTAATAAAGAAATTACAAATTTAGATTTTCAAATTAATATGACAGAAGGATGGAATAATTCTACCAGTCTACCAATTTCTCCTTATGTAAGTCAATTATATTACACTGAAGTATCTCCAGCTGTCAACTATTTATTTACAACTGCTTTAACTTCCACAGATGATATTTTTGAATACATTCTTTCAACAGACTATTCTGACACTGATAAAGCTAAATTGACTTGGGGCATATGCAAAGGAAACAGTACAAATTGGAATGATTATGAAGAATTAATCAAAAATAAAAATGGAATAATTTCTTCAAGACAAAGATCATACAAATATACAAATGCTTTATTTTATGACAAACTTACCTGCGTAAAGTCTGTAAATAATAATTTTACTTACTTTGTATATAATGACAACACTAGATTTACTTGGCTTCTTTCGGACAATGTTGAAGTTTATTTAAATTCTTCTCTTGTTGCTACCAATCTTTACACTATTGACAATGTAAATGGAACTATAACATTCCGACAAGAAGTGCCATTAGGAAACATTGTTCAAGTTTCAATTAGTAGAACTGGTTCAAGGTATGAAGCTTATGGTGAAGGTACAGTTTCTACAGATTACAAGAACTATTATGCTGTAAATGGAAGATGGCCTGAAGACAGCAAGATTGTAGTGCTTGTCAACAACGAGATAGTTCGTGGTGGATACAAGTTAGACAGATATGATGGCAAAATTATATTTGATACTAATAAATCTGCAACCGATATTATTACTTTATTCATTCTTCAAAGTTCAACATATAGATTGGGATTAAAAGTAGAGACATATTCTTCTACTGCATCAACAACTTATAACTTTGAATTTACTCATAATACTGTTTCAAATTCAAATGTATATTCTCATTATTTGAATACTAATATTCCATCATTGAAAGCTGAAAGTTTAGTAATCAATTCAGATGTTTCTTATGCATCTGTCGGATCTACAAAACAAATTTCAAGTTCTTCAAGAATGTATGTTGATTACAGTTATATTTCCGATAATCAGCAATATAAACCAAGAACAAGATGGTACAGGACAAGAACATCTGGTGGCGGAACAACCACTGAAGAATTAGATTCCACACCTAATTACAGAGATAAATTGGTTCAAAGAAAAGCAGATTTGAATGCTGCCAATGGTTATTTTAACATAAACGATCAAGTTTATGTTACTCTTGAACCTAATGATAATTTTGATTATGGAATCACATACACTTCACAACCAATAATTGTCAAAAGTTTGTCTGCGCCTTATGTGTACGATGTTCAAATTAAGTCAACAAATACAATAGTTGACAGTAAAATTTCTGCCAACAGTGTTCTTCAAGCCTATTATAATTTTAATGGATCTTCAGATTTATCCACCATTGAATGGTTTGAATGGACTAATGGAGTGTCAAATAAAATAGCAGAAGGTAGTTTATTAAACTCTGCTGTGGTTTTGAGAAATATGGCAATTTCTTTTATTGTCAAGCCTTATGATGGAACCACTTACGGAACACCAATAGAAAGTCAAATTCTTCACATAGTCTGAAGGAATAAGGAAAAATATATATTGAATAATATAATTGTATCGAGGTGAAATTATGCAAGATAGAATTCAATTTATTCCTGAAGAAGACTTAAAAGTTGTATCGGTTCCGTTTGCAGCATTATCGCAGACTCAAAACTGGGGTATGGCTATTGCAAACATTCAAGATGTTTGGGAAGTTTCTAAGCAAGGTGAAGGTATTAAAGTAGCAGTTCTTGATACTGGTTTTTCAGAACACGCAGATTTAGCAGAAGCTTGGAAGGTCGATGAGGCAGTCAATTGCACAGGTGAAGCAAGTGTGTATGATGCAGGAAGCGGTCATCAAGTACACGTAGCCGGAATTATTGCTGGCTCTGATAATGATTTTGGTGTTGTTGGTGTAGCTCCTAAAGCAAAACTATATTGCATTAGAGTTCTTGACAATAGTGGTGGTGGAAGTTATGACACAATTGCTGCAGGTTTGAGAAAAGCAATTGATTTAGGTGTGGACATTATTAATATGTCTCTGGGTGCACCATCTGAACCACCAAGTTTTATTCACGACTTAATTAAAGAAGCAGTTTCAAAAGGAATTATAGTAGTTGCAGCTGCTGGAAACGATTCACACGCAGTTAATTACCCAGCAAGATACGATGAAGTTATTGCTGTTGCTGCACTGGATGAAAGTGGTAATTTAGCCACTTTCACCTCAAGGGATTTTACAGTGGACATTGTTGCTCCAGGCACTAATATTTATTCAACTCACTTGAATAATAACTACTGTAAAATGTCAGGTACAAGTCAAGCAGCTCCATTTGTTGCTGGTATTTGTGCATTGATAAAAGCTGCACTGAAAAATCAGAATCTTCTTCCAGAATTTGGTTACCAATTTTGCCAAGAAGATATGATGACTGCATTAAGAAATATTTCAAGTTTACAAAATGTAAACGTTCAACCTGGAGAAGAACAAAATTGGGGCCCTGGTGTTCCTAAACTTGCAAATATTGATTGGTCAACTATCACTGTTAAAAAATCTTAACTACGAGCAAAAAGCTAAAAAGAAAAAATGTCTTCAGCTCCTTTTATTACAAGAGGTGAAGCATGAAAAAGAGATTAATTGTTTCTTTGGTAATTGGTTGTATTTTACTTTTATTAGCATACTTACAACCTTACAAATTGGTCGTTGTTGTTGGTGAATCTATGTTCCCAACTTATAAAAATGGACAGATTTTGTTAGCTAAAAAAACTAAAAATTTCAAAAAAAGTGATGTTGTAGTTGCTTTGAGTGATGATAGAACTCTGATCGTTAAAAGAATATTGTATACGCCGGAAGAATATTATTATTATATAATGAATAAAGATGGTGTTTATGAGCTAATAATTGATAATTCATACCATTCAATTCTGAAAATAAAGAATGTAGATGACGTATATATGATGGAATTAAAGGTTCCTAAAAAACATTATTATCTTGTCGGTGATAATTTACCAAAGTCAGATGATAGTAGAAGATTTGGAACTGTAGATGAAACTGAGATTTTGTACAAAGTAATACAATGAATTTTAAATTAGATGTTAATTATTTGGATAGTCTAATTAAGACTAGCCAAAGCGCAGAAAAGCTTGAAGATCCAATTAAAAAAACAATACAATTGGGACTTCAAGCTTCTTGTTCTATTTATGTGAGATCTGGAAAGAAAAATTGGTCAGGTAGTGGATTTCATATTGGCAATAATATTATCATAACTGCTGGACACGTTGTCCCAGCAGATGAAACTTTGACAGAAATTCTTATTTCATTTGATAATAAAAATTTTATTCCAGCTACATTTTTAATTTCTGATCCCACGATAGACTCTGGAGCTATAAGAGCAGAAAGAATACCATCAAATATCCCATCATTACAGTTTGCCAACAGTGATACAATAGAAGTTGGTGATATTGTAGCAGTGATTGGTTCTCCAGAGGGTTTTCACGACACAGCCACTGTTGGTAGAGTTTCAAATATTCATCAAAATATTAATGATATAAATTTACCTGCCTGGACTGATGTAATTTTTGTAGATGCAGATATTCTTGAAGGTTCATCTGGCGGTATGGCAATTGGAACTGACAATCTTGTTATAGGAACAGTAATTGGTGTAACTGGACAACACGCTGATATTGGCGTTGGTGAAAATACTTTATGTCCTTCTAATAAAATTACCAATATGTTATCCAAATTAGTATAATGACTTTATGCCAAATCCATATGATGTTTTAGGTTTGCCACAAAATGCTTCAGTAGATGATGCAAAAAAGGCCTATAGAAAATTAGCCAAGCAATACCATCCTGATGTAAATAAAGAGGCTGGATCAGAAGAAAAATTTAAAGAAATATCTCAAGCATATGAAGATATCTTAAATCCCCCTCCTCCGCAACATCATTTTGAACCACCTGCAAATCCATTTAGAAATACCACTAGAAATCCATTTAGGAAAAATCTTAATACTCCAATAACAGTTACTATTGAACTTGAATTAGAAGAGGTTTACAAAAATGTCGTAAAAACTCTTAATTATGAGCGTTTAGTGCCTTGTGGAGCTTGTTCAGGAGTTGGTGGTAGTGGAAATAAAAGTCTTTGTATGTCTTGTATGGGATCAGGAGAACATTATATAGTTCAAGATTTGGGTTTTATGCACGTTCGAAATTATGCTGGTCCTTGTGGAAGTTGTTATGGCCGTGGTGAAAAGTTTGATGCATTTTGCAATTATTGTAACGGCTCTGGTCATGTAAAAATGTTTGAAAATTTTGATCTGACAATAAACAAAGGACACGTTTACAGATCGTCTATGATCCAAGGCAGAGGAAATCACGGAGATATTTATCAAGCGGCTGGGCCACTTATTGTTGAAGTAATTACCAGAAAAAGAGAAAAATTTGAAATTGATGCTAATTTAAATCTTGTTCACGAGTTTGAAATTGATCCGATTGCTGCACTTATAAATCCTGAATTTAAATACAATCACGTAAATGGAAATAAATTAAACTTTAAATTTAGTAATAGTTTAAAGAATGGCTACGTACATATAGTTAAGAGTAAGGGGATTCCAACATCAAATGATACATATTCTGACTTACACCTCAAAATAATGTATAAAATTCCTAAAGAAATTTCTGATGAAGAATCACAATTTTTAAAATCATATGTCGAATCTAGGAAAAGGAGGCAAATGTTATGAGTATGGTAAAAAGAGCTACAGGCAAGATTGAAAAGTTTACTAATGCTGAAGGCGAAGAAGTAATGGCTGATAATCTTGTTTGGGCAGACGAAAAGAAAGACGATGCTGTTACTGCACAAATCAAAGATGAATTAGTTATTCCTTTGACTACAGATATGGATTTAGACCCAAATGCATCTGATGAAGATGATTCAATTATTGCAAAGGATTGCTAATTATGGAATTAATTACTAATTTTCTAAATTCAACACAGAATGAAATTATTGTTTATGTAGTTTGTTTCATTCTTGGCAGCGTGGTATTCTTTTTCTTAGCAAAATCGAAGTCCGAGGGTGCTGCAGCTTTACAAACTCTTGAAGTTATCAAGCTTGTTCTTCGTAGCAAACTTGGTGCAAAAGCAGATGGCATTTTAGATATTTGGATTGAAGGCCTTAAGAAGATTCAAGATGGAGAATTTTCACAAGATGATGCAGTAGATCAATTCGTGAGATTTATTCGTTTAGGCTGTGCTCAAAAGGGCATTGAACTTTCTGAAGAAGATGTAGATAAGATTCATGTGCTTGTTCTTTCTACTTTAGAAACATTTGTAGGTAAGAAGCCAAAGCAAATTCAAATTGCTGTTAATAAATTTAATGCTATGAATCATCGTTAAGATTGTTCTTTCTACAAACAACCATTTTGTTGACATCAACAAAATGGTTGTTTTGCTTAATGGTATACTGATTGAATGGTAGAAATAGAAGTTTACAATGATAAAAGCGTGATCATAAATCATAATGATCCAATGGGTAAATTACCTTATCCATATCAAGAAGCTTTGAGAAACGAATTATCATATAAAGTTCCAGATTCTGAATGGTCTGCTAAATACAAGACTGGTCAATGGGATGGACTGATATCTTTGTATGTAAAGAGAACTCAATCATTTCCAACAGGTCTTACTATGCGTGTTGCTCGTTTACTTGACGATTTAAATGAGCAATACAAATTTACTGACAAGAGAGAAAAACCTATCAGAGATTACAATATAGATTGTGATTTTATGGGTAAAGATCTTCGTGACTACCAAAAGATTTCAGGAGATTTAGCACTCAAGAATCAACGTGGAATGCTTGCTCTGGCTACTGGTGCTGGAAAGACAATGACTTCTTGTTATATCTTTCATAAACTCAAAGTTAAGCCGGTAGTTTTCATTGTCCCAGCTATTGAACTACTAAAGCAAACTCAAAAAGAATTTGAGAAATATCTTAAAATTGATGGCCAGCCTGTCAAAGTTGGTATCGCTGGAGGTGGTCTCTGCGATATCAATATGGAAGGAATCAATGTAATTACCTACCAAACTGCCCTTATTGCTTTTGATAAAAAATATATGGAAAGCAATAACAAAATAGTAGAAGATACTGGTGAAGGCTCTAAACCCACTGGACTCTTGCAAAAAGAATTAGATGAAGCTATAGCCAAATACAAAAAAGCACGTCAAATTGCATCAGGTAAACTTTCTGACTTGTATGTTCAAGTTGAAACAGCAGAAGAAAATCAATCAAAAGATGCAGACAAACTACGGAAAAAGTATGAACGTGAAATTGGCCTACTAGTAAAAACAGAATTAGCTGCATATAAGAAGGCACAAACAGCTTGGGATAATAGACAAGACACATTATTTCAGAAAGCGCAAGTAAGAAACGTAATTCAATGCTGTAATGCCTTGATTATTGATGAAGCACACTTGGCTGCTGTTGTTACTGAAGAAATAGGAAATCAGGCTAAAAAGGCATATTTTAGGCTTGGTTTGAGTGCTACACCATTTCGTACTGACAATCAAGAAATAAGGATTGAAGGTACATTGGGTGGAAAAGTCTGCGAAGTAAGTGCTAGCGATCTTGTTGAACGTGGTTTTCTTGTACCACCTAAGATTTTTGTTGTAAATATCAGCACTGTAGAACCTGGTCAAACTTATCACGAGGTTTACAATCTAAATATTGTAAATTGCTGGGAAAGAAACTTTAGAATTAAACAATTTGCTGAAGGTATGAAAGCAAAAGGAATTCCAACACTAATCCTTGTTGAAAGAATGGAACACGGAAATATTCTTGAGGGGATGATTGAGGATGCTGTTTTTGTTCCTGGTGGTGATAAGGGTGAAATAGACCCAACTGATGAGGAAAAGAATTATCGCAGAAGAATGCTTAATGCTGTTGAAAATAATGAAATTGTTCTTATAGCAACTCAATGGGCAAATGTAGGTGTTGATGCTCCTAAGATTGCTTGTTTGATTTTGGCTGGAACTAGTTCATCGCCAGTTACTACTTATCAGCAAGTTGGTAGAGTACTTCGATGTGTAGGCAAGAATGTTGAAGACTCTATTAAAAACGGAAAACCTGAAGCTATCATTATTGATTTTGCTTCAAGCCATAAGAATTTGAGATCTCACGTAAATATGAGGAAGAAAGTATATAAGAATGAACGTGCTTGGAAGATGTATGAGTTAAAATAATCTACGCCATTGTAGATTATAAGTTGCCTTACAATTCTACTCTAAATAATGCTGAAATAACTTGATTCATCATTTCTTCAATTTGTTCAAAAATTTTCATAATTAACCTCCTTACACAAAAATAGTCCACTAGCATCAATTTATCCGCCAGTGGACTATAATAGTATACACTATAGACAAGAATAAGTCCTATTAAGGTTTCTTAATAAAAGTTAGGGTATGCTTTGCAAGGAATAATAAATTGCTTATTGCGCATTGGAGGTGTGCTATGTTTCATCAAACCATCGTCGGCAAACCTAAATGTTGTCTGAATCGTAATTGCAAAGCTCAATTTACCAAAGCTTCTCATCTTGGGTGGCTTCCTAAATCAGAAGTTGAAGTGTATGCAGTTATGAGATGCCCAAAATGCAAAGACACATTTGCAGTCACACAACTTATGTCTATGGCTCACGATTATAGATCAAATTTGCCAAAAGACGAGAGTAAATTATCTCCTAATGGGCCAATAACAAAAAAAGAAACATTGGACTTTAAGAAAAAACTTGAGAATAAAGATTCTCTAAAAGAATTAATGGAAGGTTATGTGCCTGGAGGTACTGTTTTACCAGATGACTCAGAATAA